ATTAACAATAGTTAAAGGGAAAGGAAATAAAGAGAAGATATTTTCTCAAAAAATAAAAAGTATATCAATTGTATTTAAACAGACAATGAAAAGAACAACAATGGATATAGGAACTAAAAAAAGTAAGGATTGGGATGGAACAGAACATGAAATAGATATTGAAAGTCTTAGCTTGGAAGATGTAAGAAGAAGTAAAATTATATATTTATTAAGTAAAGAATATTATACTGTAGAAATGGTGAAACAAATGTTAGACAAAACTCAAAGTAATGATATTTTATGGATGAATAGATTGGCGAAGATAATATATGGTAGTGGTAAAAGCATGTAGAAGTAGAGCTACATGCTTATTTTTTTATGTTTTTTTAATCTTTCGACAAATTATTACTCTTTCTCTCTTGAAATTATTATATATGCTAATTATAATTGTAAATAATAAAATAATACTTTAACTTTAAGGGAGGAAAATTATTATGAAAAAATTAGATTTTAAAAACTCTGAGGTGCAGAAAGTAATAAAAATTTTTATAGAAGAATTTCATCCATTAAAAACATTTAATATAATGAAGAGAATTTATAGTGGTCAAACGTGTAATTATTGCAATATAAAGTTGAAAAACACTATTGATTTAATAATAAATTTACATAATAGAAGTGGACAAACTCTAGAACAATGTTTAGTAGAGTTGCAAATTGATTATTAGGTTGGGAAAAATCCTAACCTTTTTACTATTGACAATATAAAAATAATAGTATATAATTAAAAATGTGATTGTTAAACAAAATATAATACTTGTTTAGTTAGGAGTTATTATAATGTTAGAAATTATGTTGTTATTTATGATGTTAAATAATCCATTTATAGAATTGCCAGTAGAAGAAGTATTTATTTATGATATTCCTTTAAGTGAGGAATTACAAGAATTCACATGGGAACAAAGTCAGAAATATGATTTGAGTTATGAATTAGTATTAGCAGTAATGAAAGTAGAGAGTGATTTTAGAGAAGATGTGGTTAGTTATAATAATACTAGTGTTGGGATTTGTCAGATCAATGCACATAATACAGCAGATTGGTTAGCACAAAGAGTTGGATTAAAGGAGTATAATCTTAAAAATCCTAAGCACAGCATCAAAATGGCAACATGGTATTTAAAATGGTTAAGTGATTATTGGAGAAAACAAGGATTATCTGAGGAATTAATATTTAATGCCACATTATTAAGTTATAATCGAGGTATTCAAGGAAGTATTAATTATATAACAGAGTATGGATATAGCCATAAATATGTAGAAAAAGTTTATAAATTTAAGAGTAGATTAGAGCAACAACAAATGCAATGAAACTAAATTTTTATGGTAGTTGATTAAATGTTTAGTTGGGCAAATAAAAAATTAACTAAAAACTATAATGAAGTTCCTTTATTTTGGGTTGATTTTAATTTAAATAAGTATAAAAAATACGGTAATAGAAATTCTTGTATAGCAAGTTTACATCCATCTTTAAGAGATGATAAATATATTAAAGAAAATCTTAATAATTTAATTGATTATATTAGAGATAATTACGATATGGAAAAATTATTATAAAAAAAGGAGAGATTTAAAAAATGATTAGAAATGCTAAAGAAGATTTGGAATATTTAGAGAAAGATTTAATTGTAACAAATAATAAGTTTGATATGAACACAATGTGTAAGTATTGGATTGCTGAAAGTGAGAAATTACAAAAACAAGTAAATACTATAAGTAAACTTTATAAAAACAATGCATGGGCATTAATGTATGCTTGCAATACTTTATCTGACGAAGTTAATTGCCCTGCTAAATTTTCATTATATGAATGCAGTGATTGTAATGAATGTGAGGACGAAGAATTTTCTTCTGACTGTTGGAGAGATTATTTTAAAGAAGAAGTAGAAAAAGACATTAAAAGAGGTAATATAGGTTGATAAAATCAGGTTTTGATTCTATTCAGAAAGGAGTAAAAAATGGAAATTAAATTAAATGATGTTTATAGATTTAGATATAATGAAGAATTGATAAAAAATAAATTTGAACCTTACTGGTGTTTTGATGGACAATTGGTAGTAAAACAAAGCAATAATGGAGAATTATATTTAGAAGATACTTATTGGTGTAGCGGAAATAATAAAATATTTACACTAAATGAAGCACTACAAAAGGGCACACTAGAATTTATTTGCAATCTAGATGATGTAGAAGAGTGTTTTATTTGGGATTTAGATTATTACGCAGATGAAGATTTATTTAATTTATCGTATCAACACAATTATTATAAAAAATATTATAAAAGAAAAGGGGCTAAAAAATCAGTTAAGAAAATGAAAGCAATTTTAGAAGAAAAAATAAAACACACAGAACAAATGATTGAATGGAAAAAAAATCAATTAAAAAACTTAAAAGATGAATTAGAAAAATTAAATACAGAAAATATAAATATTTACTAGGAGGTTGAGATGAGTTTACCAGAAAATCCATTTGAAAGTTTACATAATGTTATAGTTTTTGACAGCAGAGATTGGAGTAAAAACAAAAAAGATGCATGGTTATATGGAATTATTGTTGGTTGGATAGATGAAGAAGATGATGAAGATTTAGGAGAAGAAATATTTAGAGAACTTTCTATTAAACACGGTTGGGATAAAGAAACATGGGGAAGATTACAGAGATTAAGGGTAGAGTTCATTAAGGCGAAAATTTACTATGAAAGTAAAACAAGATGAAATTAGACTTTTACGGTGAAAGGAGTAAAATATGAACATTTTAAAAATAAATTGGCGTGAAGATTTAATTAGTTTATTTCCAGACGTAACAGAAAGAGTTAAAAGAGACAATGATGAGTGGTGTCCAGTCTGCAAAGGGATAGGTTTAAAAAGAGAAAATAACTACATTGTTGGCTGTACTAATTGTTATGGTAAAGGAATTATTGAGGCGTGTGAGTGTGGTAACAAAATAGATAGAAGGGGTTATACCACATGTAAAGATTGTAGAGATAAGAAAGAACAAGAAAGAATAAAAGAAAGATTTGAAAAGGCTAAGAAGATTAAATATGAAGATTATGATGGAAAATTTCTATGGAGTGATAGAGTAGTTGATAAAGAAGAATTAGAAGATGAATTATATACTCAATTATATGATGGCGAAGATGTACCTGGTTATATTTATGCTACAAAAATTATAAAAGTTTTTTCTCATATTAATTTAACAGAAATTATTTATGATAAATGCGAAGATGGTTATGAGGATATGTATTCATATTTTAATTATAATGATGAAGATTTAGATAAAGCACAAGATTATTTAAATAAATGGATTAAGAAACATGAAAATGTTTTAGATTGTTATTATGAAGATTTTAGTACAATTGTTTTATTAGATGATGTTATAAAAAAATTAAAAGAAGAATTAAAAAGCCAATTAATAAAAGAGAAAAGATTGTTACAAAATTAATAAAATGGAGTATTTATTAAAAAAGAAACATGATAAAAATAAGAAGAAGGTGGTATTTTGCTATCAAAAGAAAATTATAAAAGACTACAGAAAATATGCAAAGAGATAAATGAGATAATGCTAGAAAGTGAATTAAATGAAGTTACAATACAAACACAATACAAAGATTGGCATTATAATGAAAATAAAGGTACTATATGGACTAGAAAATATCATGATGGTGGTAGCAAAACTATATCTAATCAAATATTTAATAGCGGAACAATTATATTTAGTATAGATAAAAAAGAATATCTTCCAGAATATAAATGGAATTATGAAGAATTTATAAAATAAAAAGTTTGGTAATAAAAGTTGATTTTTATCTTAGAAAGGATGATGTTAAATGGATGTGTTTGAGGTAGTAAAAGAAGTAAAAGAATTATTAAATAAATTTCCTAATTTTAACAAAGAAGAAATGAAAAAATTAAGATTATTAACTAGAAATTTAAGTTGCGATTTATTTCCTTTCCCTATAGATAATTTTTTATATGATATGGAAATACAAGAAAAATATGAAAATATATATAATGAAGAATTACCTGGAGATGAAATTATAGAATTTTTAAATAATAAAAAGTAATCATGAGGTGATGATATGTTTTGGTTTTTCGGATGGTTTTTATTAATGTTAACATTAAATGAAATTTATAAAGAGTTAAGAGAGATAAGAAAAAAAAACTATAAAAGCAATGCTTTATTATAGTTTTAAGGATGAATTATGAAGTATAAAACTAGAGAAATTAAACATTGGGATAATAATAGTGTTTATGTTTATGATTATTTTACTGGTCATGAAATAATTATAAAAGGAAGAATTGTTACTGAAATAGTAAATGAAATGAATAAAGAAGGGTTTTATGTTAGTGCTGTATATGAACCAAATAGCATTAAAGGTATTTGGATAATGACTAAGCAGGTAGAATAAAAGAAGTGTTTTATAAAAAGGAAGTGATTATAAATGAATAAACAATTGATGAGCAAATATTTAAAACTAAAAGAAGAATTGAAAAAAGTTCGTAATGAAATTATAGAAGAATTAAAAAATAAAGAAGTTGTTATTTATGGAGAATATTGGCAAGGTGTTCCTATATTTGATTGTGAAATAAAAATAAATGATTATTCTGATATGTTTGAATTAGGTACTAATAATGGTTGTGCTGGTGTTTATCGATTAGAAGAAATTATAATAACAAAAGATAGATAAATTCATAGTTTTATGTTAGGAGTTAGATATATGAATAGTAAAAAGTTTTGTAGCCTGTTGGGTTTAGAATGTCCGTATAGTTTAGACACGCAGATTGTTTTCAGTTATTGTATTAACTGTAATTTTAAATATCTATCAGAAGCATATAAAGAATTAAATTTTTATTACTACTAAGATAAAATTGGTATTTTAAAAGAGTTTAATATGTTTAGTAAAATAAAAGATAGGAGGTAATTATGAATAAAAAAGAAGCTGTGGGTATACTTAATAAATTTAGGCATAGAGGAACAGATTGGATGATAGAATGGGATGGTGAAGTTTTAGGTGTAGTTGCTGGTCATCCTGAAACAGTAAATCATCATTATTTAAATGAATTTGAAGCAATAGCAATTGCAGAAAAATATTTAAGAGACAAAAAGCACCATCAAATGAAAGTTTTATTCTGAAAGGAGTGATTATTTTGAAATGTCCTCCAGGTTGGGGAATCGATTGTGTATGTGGTAACTGTTCTACTTGTTGGAATAAATATAATCATGAAGATGAAAAAATAGAAGTATTATTTATTATTGAATATGCATTAAATTATCTTAGACAAGATAGTGATAGCGATAAATTTTGTGTACCAAATGGTTCAATGTGGACTTATGAGGAAGTTAAAAACTACATAAATAAATATTTGACATAAACTGATAAACATATTATAATACTTATGAGAGGTGATTGATATAAATAAAATATTAATAAATGGTAGAAGTTTAGCAGGTAAAGATACGATTGCTGATTACTTAGTTGAAAAATATGGGTTTACTAAAATATCTTTTGCAACTCCAATATACGAATTGGCAGAAAGATTTTTTGGAATGAAAATTAAAAATAGGTTTATTTTACAACAAATAGGTCAGAAGTTTAGAGAAATAGACCCTGATGTTTGGGTAAAATATGCTTTTAAAGAAGCTGAAAAATATGAAAAAGTAGTTCTGGTAGATGTAAGGCAAGCGAATGAATATATATATGGTGTTAACAATGGCTTTATTCCATTAAGAGTTAGTGCTGATTTTGATTTAAGGGTGCAAAGAGCAATAGAACGTGATGGTGGTTATCCAGACACTTCTTTATGGGAAAATGATAGTGAAACAGGTGCAGATAATTTTAAATATATTGAATTAGATAACAATGGCAAAAAAGAAGATATGTATAAAATATTAGATCAAATTGTTAAAGCTGAATTTATGGCTTTTTAGTTAATATAAAAATAATACTTGATATAAAGTGGTGATGTTTAAATTTTATCTTTATTTTTATTAAAATTAATAGATAATATATTATCAACATTTAAAACAATATTTATGATTAAAAATAAATATATATTTTCGGCATTATTTAATGCTTTTGCACAGTTTTTTTATTTTATATTAATTATAAAAATTACTCAAACAAATAGTATTTCTGCAATTTTAGTAGTTTGTTTAGCAGTATTCTTAGGAAATTTAATACCTCAATATTTAGTTAATAAATTAGAAAAAGATAAAATTTGGATATACGAAATAACTCCCAATAATAGTAAACAAGCTAAAAAATTAGCTGATAAATTAAGGCAACAAAACTTAGCAGTTATGACATTTAAAAGCTATTTAGATGCCAATAATAAGACTTTAAATGTGAGAGTTTATAGTAAATCTAAAGCAGAAAGTAAATTAATACAAGATTTAATACCAAATAATTATACATATTGTGTAAATGAAGTTAGGGACATAAGTTAAGAAGGAGAGATAATTTAATGAAGAAGGTTGAAAGAATTGGTGTAACTGAAATCTTAGGAAAAGAAATTGAATTTTATGGTAGTTGGGAAGAGCCTTTATTTGTTGCTAATGAAGTTGCTAAATAGCTAGAGGAAAGAGATGGTGTAACTGTAGGAAGAAAAGTTGATAATGATGAAAAGCTGATACACACAATCTGTGTATCAGGTCAAAACAGAGAAACTACAATGTTTACTGAAGATGGACTGTATGAAGCACTAATGAAATCAAGAAAAGAAATAGCTAAGCCATTGAAAAAGAAAATTAAACAATACTTAAAACAAATTAGAAAAACTGGTGGCGTAGTAGATGAATTAGAGAAGAATGGATATTCTGCATGGGAATTAAAATTATTATAAAAAGTGCCTTTTATGGCGATAAGAAAGGATGATTAAATGAAGAATATTTTAGTAACTCATACTGATTTAGATGGAATTGGATGTGAAATTTTATTTAGAAAATATTTTCAAAATAAGGATTTGCAGGTTTATAACTGTGATTATAACAATGTTAATGAAACTATTTTAAATATCCTTGAAAACGAAGAAGATTTTTATTTATATATTACAGATTTATCAGTTAATGAGTTAGTGGCTGAAAAATTAGACAGGTTGGGTAATGTTTTATTATTAGACCATCATCCTACTGCATTGTGGTTAACAGACAAATATCATTGGGCAATTGTTGATACTAGTATTTGTGGAACTAAATTATTTTATAACTACTTGAATACTGAAAGTAGATTAAGTATGTACAATAATTTTGTAACCTATGTAGATGATTATGATAGATGGGTGCATAATTATGGAATATCTAAGAAGCTAAATAGATTATTATACTTAATAGGAAAAGAAAAATTTGTTGAAAGATTTTTAAAAGATGAAGATAGTTATTTAACACCTACAGAACAAACCTTGTTAAAAGTAGAAGAAGCAAGGATGGAAAGATACTTGGAGAAATCAAAAAAGAAAATATATTGGTCTGGTAAAAGTATTATAATTTTTGCTGAACAATATCATAGTGAGTTGGGACATTATTTATTAAATAAGTTTGGTGCTAATATTGTTTTCATTGTTAATCCAAGGGATATGAAGGTATCTTTAAGAAGTAGAAAAGATGTTGATTGTTCTGTTATTGCTAGAAGTTATGGTGGTGGAGGTCATCCACAGGCTAGTGGTTTTCAATTGACAGATGATAATATTCAAGTAATATTTGATGAAATATTTTAACTTAAAATGTGATTTTATTTAAGCAGGTGAAATTATGCTTTTAAATATATTAAGTGGAGTTTTGTTATATATAATCACAGGTTCATTATATTGTTTATTACCAAATGTTTTTAGTCCTTATTCTACTGATGAAGATAAAAATGCTCACATGATGATAATTTTTACAATTTGGTTATGTGAACTTTGGATTATAACTTACTTTAATTTATGGAGATGATTATATGACTGATTGAATGTCAAGATGAAATTATACCAAGTTTTCTAACAGATCAATTAAAAAAAGAAGTGTTAAGATAGGGGAAAATTTAAAATTGAAAAAGTTAATTATTTTATGTTTAGTTTTAGGTTTATTACTTACAGGTTGTAATTTTACTGCAAAACACTTTGGAGGAACTATAAATATTGATTTACCAGAAGGTAAAAAGTTAGTTACTGCAACATGGAAAGATAATAATTTATGGTTATTAACAAGAGATATGAATGAAAATGACATTGCTGAAACTTATTTATTTAAAGAAGGTAGTAATTTTGGAGTGCTAGAAGGCAAAGTAGTTATTAAAGAGGTGTAGTAGATGAATAACATTACTGCTAAAGCAATAATAGGGGTTGCTGGTTGTGTTGCTGTTGGTGTAGCAACTTATGTAACTAAAAGTGCTTATTGTTTATGGGGTTTGTTGTTAGTGGTAGGAATGATTGAGCAAGTAGATTAAAATGTAATAAATTCAAGAATTTATGAAAGAAAGGAGAGATAGAATGGATTATAATGAAATAATTTCTATTGTTGAAGATTTAAATGAGAATTTAAACGATGTTTTTTATTCTAATGGATTAGGCTTTGATTTTAAAACTAATGGTTATTCTAATATAATTTCTTTTTGTGGTTACTGTATTTATAGTGATGATTACATTTCAACAGATGAAGTTGAAGAAGCTGGTGGACTTAAACAGTTTCTTATTCAAGAGAAAGATAAATATATTGATATGTTAGTACAAGTGCGATAAGTCAAGAAATTCTGAAAGGAGTAAGTTATGAGATGTTATGGTGATTTTAAAGATGATAGAATTTGTGACTTATGTAAAGGTAGCGATATTCTTAGATATAATAATTGCATCAATAAAGTAAAAGAAGTAAGAGAATTATATAATAAACTACAAGATATTAAAGAAAAATGTAAATATAAAACAAACTGTTGGGATGAGTATACTCCTTTTGATGGTTGTAATAAAGATGGCAAGGGTTACGGGAGATTTGCTGATGATTGTAAACCTAGTTTAAATTGTAAACAATATTATAAAAAATAAAATATTAGATTTATGGAGGAAATATTATGCAAGTATTTAAACATGAAGGTCATAATGCCTATCAATTAATTACAAATAAAGTAGTTATAATAAAAAATAAAGATAGAAACAAAGTTAAGTTTTGGTTTGGTGGATTAAGATTTGCTAATTTTAAATTTAGTATTAGACCACATAAACAGTGGCAATATTTTCATTGGTTAATTAGAACTCCTGTTTTTTATTGGGAAAGACATAATTGTGGTTTTAAAATAGGACTACCAAATTTGTATTTATGGGTAATAAAATAATATTTCTATGGTGATTTAGAAAGGAGAGATTAAATGTATTTTGAAGAAGAAAATTATTATTATAAACCAACTTTAGCTGACGAGATAATGTATGAATATCAAGAGAAAATGAAGGATGCTTTATTAGAAAGTGTAAAAAATAAATTAGAAAAAGCAGAAAGTGAATATATAAGAATTAAAAAAGAAAATGAGCAATTACGAAAACAATCAAGAGATGTAGAAAATAAAAGAAGAGAATTAGAACAAAAAGAGAAAGACTTAGAAAGAAATTTTTATAGAAAAAAATTCTCTGAATTAATAAAACCATTTGAAGAAAAATACAGTGGTTATTATGCAGATAAAGAATATAAAATGGTAGAAAAATGTAACCAATGTGATTCAGAAAGAAAAGTTAATTATACTGCTCCTAATGGTGAGACAAAATATCTTGATTGTTCATGTAAAAAAAGTTATATGGTTTACCTTCCTGTATCAACTAGTATAAATAAATTAAAACTTAGTAAATCAAATAATTATTATGATAAAGAATTTATTATTAGTCCTCATTATTATTTACGAGATGAAGATGATAGTCGTTGGCTTACATTGGAATTTAATACAGTTGTTGATATTTTTGATAAAGATATAGCTAATGAATATAGGGTTTATGATACATTATTTAAAACTAAAGAAGAATGTCAAAAATATTGTGATTGGTTGAATGAAAATGATAAATAATACCATCAAATCATGCTTTTATAAAGGAGGAGAGTAAAAATGGAGAAATTTAGTATTGAATATGTAGATAATTTTAAAAATGCAACATTTATTTATAGGGAAATAGATGATGATTTAGATATTTATACTGCTGTTGATTACTTTAAAGAATTTTTAAGAGGTGCTGGTTATAGCGAAAATTTAATAAATGAAGTTTTAAAGTAAAATTTCTGTTTTATTGATAGTATAAAAATAAAGGAGTGTTTAATATGTATAGAGTACAAAGAACAGTAATATTTAGTGAAGTGGAAATTGATGATGTTCAATTAAAATAACATATTTAATAGGAGGGATTAAATGAATATAAAACAAGAATTAAACAGTATTAAAGAATTAGTTGAATATACTTTAGAGTATTATCCTGAAACAAGAAACAGTGATAATGAATTATATTTTAAATGTTGTGAAGTATTAGGTGTTAATAATATTGATAAAGTCAAAAAGTTAAATTTAAGTATTATTTCAATCCATAAAATACGTCAGCATATACAAAACAAAGAGAAAAGATTTTTACCTACAGAAGATATTAGAAAACATAGAAAAAGAAGATCAATTCATTTTAGAAGCTACTTTAAGGAGTGTTTATAGTGTTAAAATGTCATGCTAGACAATGTAAACATAATGATAAAATGGGATATTGTGAATTAGATGAAAAAGTGATAGACGAAGGTGGATTTTGCGAAGGATTTGAGGAAGATAAAGAAAGATGTACTAGTTGTGGACTTTATTTAGAAATGAAACCTGAATATAAGTTTTATAATGATTTAGATTATACTATTGATATAGTTGGCAAATGTCCAGTTTGTAATATTTGATATGTATATTAGTGGGAGGTGATTTTTTCTAATCCTATTAATATAATAATAATACTTATAAATAGGAGGTAATAAAAATAGTACAAATAAATCAAAATGTTCAAGACTTATTAGAAAAAAGATACTTTTTAAAAGATAAAGATGGTAGGTTATTAGAAAAAACATGGGAAGAATTAGTAAGTAGAGTAACGGAAAATATTGCTAGTGCTGAAAAAAATGAAGAATTAAAAAATAAATATAAAGATATTTTTTACAATATGGTTTCTGAAATGGATTTTATTTCTTCTACACCGTCATTAATTAATGCAGGAACGCAAGTACAACAGTTATCTAGTTGCTTTAATATTAAAATTGAAAAAGATAATATTGAAAGTATTTTTAAAGCAGTTAGTCAATGTGCAAAAATATTTCAGAAAAATGGTGGTTAGTTTTTAAACTAAGCTACCCTATACGGTGACGTATAGTTAAAAATCCTGTGAACCTAAAATTAGGGTGTGAAAATTCTATTAATAGAATTTTTGCTAACGGTGGACACCTAAACCGTAAAGGTCGGTAGGCAATACCGTGCCAAGACTTTTTCTTTGGATTTAATTCAGAAGCATCTAGGTATTATAAAATATCAGCTGAAGCAATATCACAAAGAGTAAAAAGAGGAAATAGTGGCGTAAAACCTAGAGGCGGTAATCCAAAACTTAGAGGTTTAATTTTAAAATCCAAAGAAGAGTAAGGTGTAACGACTATCCCGTCTGGGAGTAGGTTTAAGGTGAAATTCCTTATTCCGAAGTGCAGGACTCTACTTAGTATTTAAGTAGATGAAGATATAGTCTAGTCCCACTTCTTTAAGAAGTGTTAAAGTATGTCGAAAGACAGGGTGTAAACGGCTGGTTTTAATGTTTCAATTTTAAGACCTAATGATAGTATTATTATTAATTCAAATGGTGTATCATGTGGTACTATAGGTTTTATGGAAATATTTGATTTAATAGCTGATGTCATTACTAGAAATAATGCTAGAAAGGGTAGTGGTTGCCCCCTATATTGGTAACAATATAGTGAAAACTCGGTGAATTGCTGGAAAATCTTTTAATTAATGTAATCGCAAATTTAAGGTGATATAAATTAAATTATACTCTGCAAAAGAAAAGCAAGTTTGTAAAATTTGTGGCAAAGAATATAAAAATAATAAAAGTGGATTGTTTACAAAGCATTTAAAAGAAAATACATAATATAACTCTTGATGAATATTTAATTAAATATTTTTATAATAAACAGATGTTGAAGTGTAAAATGTGTAATTCAATAGTTGGTTTAAATAGAGGTATACCAAATGAGTATTGTAGTAATTGCTTTAGAAAAAGTAAGTTAATTACAGGAATTAAAACATGTGTCATGTGTGGTAAAGAATTTAAGTATAAAAATTCTTTGCAAATGAAAAATAAAACTTGTTCCAAGGAATGTGGTTATAAATTAGTAAGTAAAAAAGTTAAAGATTTTCATAATTCTTTAACAAATGATGAAAAAATAAAGATTAAAGAAAAAATGTGTAAAACAAAAATTAAAAATGGTACAACAGGAAAAGGCAAGACTCCTTGGAATAAAAATAAAACTGGTATTTACAGTGAAAAAACTATTGAAAAAATACGCAATGCTACAATTAAACAAATGCATGAATCAAGAGTTAAAAAAACTAAATGTGAATTTGTATTAGAAAATATATTAAAGGAATTATCTATTAATTATAGATATTCTTTCGTTATTAATGATAGACAATTTGACTTTTGTTTATTGGATTATAATATTTTAGTAGAATGTGACGGAGATTATTGGCATGGAAATTTGTCTACTGGAAAATATAAAAACCCAAATCCAACTCAGTTAAAAAATATGATAAATGATTTATATAAAACAATATTAGCACAAGTATCTGGTTTTATAATACTTAGGTTTTGGGAAGCAGAAATTATTAATTATCCTGATATTGTTAAAGAAAAAATAAATGCGATTACATTAATGTTAGAAGACAATCAGCATCCAAGTCTTTTAGGAAACTAAAAGAAAGGTTCAACGACTAGGACATACAACCTAAAGACTTTTGTCTATGGTTATGAAGTCCGTAGGGTTCAAGTGGACTCGAAGTGCCGAGCAACCTAATAAAATAGGTTGATGATATAGTCTGAACTTACAGGTGACTGTAAGAGGGTTGTTTGAGATAACATCAACGAACAATCCGTAACACAATTGGCTCTCAAAATAGATTTAAATGATTGGCATCCAGATATATTAAATTTTATTAGTATTAAAGATAATACTGAAAATCTAAAAAGAATGAATATATCTGTTTCTTTATCTGATAAGTTTATGGAAGCAGTACAAAAAGATTTAGATTGGCAATTGAAGTTTCCTGATTATGAAAAATGTAAAGAATTATATGATGAAGAATGGAATGGTTACTTAGAAGAATGGGAAATAAAAGGGTATCCTGTAAAGGTGTATAAAACTTTAAAAGCTAAAGATTTATATAGAAAAATCATGGAACATGCTTGGAAAACAGGAGAACCAGGAGTTAGCTTTAGAGATTTAATGGATAGATCTAATCCTAATCCTCATATGGGGAAAATAGATGCAAGTAATCCTTGTAGTGAGTTTACCTCAGTTCCTTTTAATAGTTGTAATCTAGGCTCAATAAACCTTTATAACCATGTTAGCAATAAAGAATTAAATTCAAATAAATTAAATCAAACAGTTAAAAATGCAGTAAGATATTTAGATAATATGATTACTGTAAATAAATTGCCATTAAAAGAGATTGAAGAAGTAACTAAAAAAATAAGATCAGTTGGTTTAGGAGTCATGGGTTATGCTGATATGCTTTATGCATTAAGAATACCTTACAATTCTAAAAAAGGATTGGAGTTTACAGACCAATTATTAAATTACTTATGGTTACAATGTGTAGAAACTGGAGAAGAATTAGCAGAAGAAAAAGGTGTTTATGATAACTGGGAAAATAGCGTTTGGTGTAATCAAAATATTAAATCAAGGTGTTCAAATTATCTTTCAATTGCTCCCACAGGTAGTATTAGTTTTATTGCTAATGTATCTGGTGGTTTAGAACCTAATTTTGCTTTAGTCTACCAAAGAGAAACATATGAAGGAGATAAATATTTTGTAGTTAATGCTGAATTTGAAAAAGCTCTAAAAGAATATGGTATATATTCAGAAGAGTTAATACAAAAAGTATTTAAAGAAGGTAGTATTCAAAACATTAAAGAAATTCCAGAGGACATTAGGAAAGTGTTTGTGGTTGCAGGTGATTTAACTCCACAAGAACATATTAACACTTTAGAAATTTTCTATAAATATATAGATTTAAGTGCTAGTAAAACAATTAATTTACCATCAACAGCAACAGTAGAAGATATTGAAGATGTTTATATGGATTGTTGGAAAAGAAATATTAAATGTGTAACTATTTATCGTGATGGTAGTAGAGAAAATCAAGTATTAACTACAGGTAAAGATACTAAAAAAGAAACTCAATGTAATTATAAATTAGAACGTGGAGTAATTTTAGATGTTGCAGAAGATTTAATAGGAAAGAAAAGAAAATTAATGAGTGGTTGTGGATCATTACATGTTTTAGCATATTTTGAACCAACAACAGGTGAATTATTGGAAACATTTTTATCTAAAGGTAGTACAGGTGGATGTCAAAACTTTATGGTTGGATTGAGTAGAATGATTTCTCATGCTTGTAGATTAGGTGGAAATGTTTATGCCATTGCAGACCAACTGAAATCAAGTGGTACTTGTCCTAGTTATTCAGTTAGAAGAGCGACTAAAAAAGATACATCTCTTGGTTCAAGTTGTCCTATAGCAATTGCAAATGCGTTAATTGAAATGTATGAAGAAGTACAAAGTGAATTATTTTATGATGAAGAAAAAGAAAATAAAAAAACTATCATTGAAGAAGTTAAAAATAACTGTCCTGAATGTGGTAAAGAAATGACTTTAATAGAGGGTTGCAAATCTTGCATATATTGCGGTTTTAGTCTCTGCAATTAAAGGAGTGTATAAATGAATTTACAGCAAATATTATTTAAAAGAGATAAATATGAAGTATTTAGTCCTGAGTGGATGGAATTAAATGATAAAAAAATGAAAGAATTAGAAAAAGTAAAACCTTCGACAAAAGAATACATAATAAGTTTTATAGAAAATGATTTAAAAGAAATTCCAGAAGGGTTTAGCTTTACAAATAAAATACCTAATGGAATTGAGGGATATGTTTATAAAAGAAGTTATTTTGAATATCATCCTTGGTATAGGCATCCAATTCCTTATGTAATTGTAAAATATCAAAATAAATACTTCTTTATTTTAAGAGAAAAAGGCAGTGGAGAATTAAGATTAATAGGTAAAAAAGGTTTATTAGGTGGTCATGTGGGACTTGAAGATTTAGTTACAGATGATTTAGAAAGTACAATTGAAAATGCTCTATATAGAGAATTAGAAGAAGAAGCTGGTATTACAAAAGATTTAATTGAAAATATAAATATAAAAGGTTTAATTAAAAATAATGAAGGTGTAGATGCAGATCATTTAGGATTTGTATATGAAATAGAGTTAATTACCGATGATATTAAATCTGAAGAAGATGGTGTACTAACTGGTATTTGGATTAATAAAGAAGATTTAGTTAATCACTATGATAGTTTTGAAAGTTGGAGTCAAATAGTGTTTGACAATTTGCTATCACTTTAATATAAAAATAATACTTGTTGGGTTGGGTGCTTACTGCCCCTTCCCCTCCAAATAGGAGGTAGTTTATGAAATGAAATGTATTGGTGATAAGTGCATCGCATTTTACTATACCGATGATATGATGATTTGTAGAATTACTCATGAATTAATTGAAGATGAGTGTGTTGGGTTGAAAAATAGAGAAAAATTACAGCAGATGCAGGAAAATTTAATTTGTAAAATTAGTTATTTGACAGACAAATTAGCAAAATTGCAAAGCTTAGAGCAAATTGTTAAAGAAAATCAATAATGATAAAACCAATATTTTATGAGGTGAAATTATGATTAATATGTATCCAATTAAGGAAACTAGAAAAGTGAAAACTAGTTTAGGCATGATATTGAAAAATATTTGTATTGATAAAAACGGAAGAGAAATTACATATCACGCAGATGGTTACTATTATGTAAACAAAGATAATTCAGTATCAAAAAGAAGGTATAAACATTGAAGATATTAGTTGATAAATTACCGACAAATTGCTCTAAGTGTTTATTTTTAGGAGATATTAAAGAAAAAACTGGATGTACTTTATTAAAATTAAAAATTCCTTTTGAAATAGGTATAACAACAAGGCTAAGCAATTGTCCTTTAGTAGAACAATAATATAAAAATAAAGGTGTGATAAATTGGTAAAAATTAAAGATGATAAATACTACACTCCATCTTATTTAGCCAAATATTGTATAGATAAAACATATGAAATTATTGGTGAAGAAAATATATCTGAAGTTATTGAGCCAAGTGCAGGAAATGGAAGTTTTAGTAATCAAATTCCTACATTATGTTGGGCATATGATATAGAGCCTGAACATCCTAGTATTAAAAAACAAGACTACTTGACTTTAAATATCAAATATTTATGGGGCAGATTAATAATTGGTAATCCACCTTATGGAAATTGCATGAATATGGCACAGAAATTTTATAAAAAAGCAATTAACGAAGGAGATTATATAGCTTTTATCTTACCTATTAGTCAACTATGGAACACAAATAGTCTATATGAGTTTAATTTAATTTATAGCGAAGATTTAGGCAAACAACAATTTTCTGATAGGAAATTACATTGTTGCTTTAATATTTACAAAAGACCTGATGGTGAATTAAATACTAAACCTAAAAATAAATTAAAAGATGTAACAATATTAAGACAAGATAGTAAAAAATTCAAAGAAGTAGATAATTATGATTTAAGAATGTGTTATTGGGGTGATGGTTCAGCAGGTAAAATACTTAAACCTAATGAAAACTATTCTGCTGAATATAAAATTATAGTCAACAATCCACAAATTAAAGAAAGAGTTATTGATGTATTATCAAATATTAATTGGTGGAATGAATTGAATTGTATAGCAATGTTGAAAATTCAACAATTTCATATCGTTAAAGTGTTAAAAAAGTATATACCTGAAATAGAATAGGAGAAAATCATGACAAACTTTGAATATATTACGCAAAGCCCTGAAATATTAGCAGAATTTCTAGAAAGTTTAAATATAGAACAAGGAGAACAAGCAATATGGGAAGATTATTTAGGTGAATCAGCATTGAGATGGTTGAATGAAACTATATAAAAGGAGTATTTGATTGTGAAATTTTTATTTGGTGATATTGTAGTAATAAACGAAAATCAAATTGGTGTGGTAGTAAAAACATGGGAAAAATTATCTCTTAATACCTATGAATATGAAATTTACAATAGAATGACAAATAGAATTGAAACTTATTTAGAAGAAAATGTTGAGAGGTATAGTGTAAGGCATAAGTATTTAAATGAAGAAGAAATGGAATATCAATGGAATTATTAATAAATTGTATTTTATTAAAAGGTAAAATGACTGAGTGTAGGAGAGATATGATAAGACTTGAAAAGTTGATGTATGATTATGGTTTATAAATTATAACTTATATTTTGGAGGTATAAATGATTTCTTATAAAAAAAATAAGAAAATTCAACAAATAAAGAATAAAACTTTAGATATGATTCTATTCCCAATTAGAGTAATTTTAACGCCTATATATAAAATACACAAAAAATACAAATCTAAAAAAAGATATTCTTATAAAACTATTTTAAAACTAGTTCAATATTGTATAGATTATCATTTAAACCATGATGATTATATATATGTAGCATTTACAAATTGGGTTAGCGAAGAATGTGAAGATTATGGTATTTACGGATATAGCAGTTTGTGCGATATTTCTTGGGGATGGAATGGTGAGCATAAAAAAGTTAAAAATAAAATATCACATGCTTATTTTAATCAAAAAGACGAATATGTTAAGGCAGTAAAGGAATTATGTGGAAATCCCTTGTCTTAAGAAGAAAAGAAAAGAGAATTTACGAGAAAATTAAATAATGGCACGACTTATTTGCAACATGTATATTATCAGATACAAGATAAGGAATTGTGTAAAATTAATAATAAATACGCTGAATAAAATTTATCTTTTATTGCATTAAATATAAAATAATACTTATAATTAGGTGGTGATTTAATATAAATATTGCTATTATTGATGCTGATTTAATAGGTAGAAAAAGTCACAGGTTTCCAAATTTAGCTTGTATGAAATTGAGTGGTTATTATAAAAATTTAAAAAATAATGTTGAATTAAAAATTAACTATAATAATTTAAATCAATATGACAAAGTATTTATAGCAAAAGTATTTACTGATACGCCTATACCTGAAGAAATATTAAAATTACCTAATGTTAAATATGGTGGCACAGGTTTCTTTTATGACAAAGCAGAACCGTTACCTCATGATATAGAACATCATTTTCCAGATTATCATTTATATGATAGTTGGGTAGAGACTCAAGTAAATAATGGATCAAAAAGAAAAGAGTTTGAATATTATCTTGATTATTCTATTGGATTTACTACAAGAGGGTGCTTCAGAGGTTGTGAGTTTTGTGTTAATAAAAATAGCAAACAATCTGCAGTACATTCCCCTATATCTGAATTTTTAGATGTTAATAGAAAATATATATGCCTACAAGATGATAATGTTTTTGCATGTAGTTCATGGAAGTCTATATTTGAAGATTTACAAAATACTGGTAAACCATTTACATACAGACAAGGACTTGATGAGAGATTATTAACTGAAGAAAAAAGTATTGCTTTAAGTAAATCTAAATGGCGTGGAAATATAATATTTGCCTTTGACAACATTAAAGATAAAGATATTATTATAAAAAAATTAAAATTATTTAAAAAATATAATAAAAAAACTCCTAAATTCTTTGTTTTTAGTGGTTTTGATAGAAAGAATAAGTGGGATGAAAGGTTTTGGGTAAATGATATAGTAGAAGTTTTTCAAAGACTTGAAATATTAATGCAATATGAGTGTTTACCATATTTGACAAGGTTTAATAAATATGAAGAAAGTCCATATAGAGGTATGTATATTAATTTTGCAAGATGGTGCAATCAACCAAATTTCTTTAAGAAAAAATCATTTAGAGAATTTTGTGAAGCAAATGGTGAAAAAAGTGCAACAATGAGATATATGAGAGAATTTGAAAAGAAATATCCTGAAATTGCTAAGAAATATTTTGATTTAAAATATCCTCAATACTATATCTAGTATTTAAATATAAAATAAAACACAATATATAGTATATAAAACGCCATAAAATACAATTTTTATCGTTTTGCCGATAAACATAAAATAATACTGTTTAGGAGTGATTGTTTGATACCATTTCCAAATAAAAAATACAATATCATACTGGCTGATCCACCCTGGCAATTTAAAAATTACTCAGATAAATGGCATAAAGATAGAAAAGAGAGTAGATGGGTAGGTAATGAGTATAATTGTATGACTATCAATGCTATAAAACAACTTCCTGTACAAAAAATAACTGAAGATAATACTGTTTTATTCCTATGGGTTACTTTCCCTACACTTCAACAGGGATTAGAAGTTATGGATGTATGGGGATTTACATATAAAACATGTGCATTTAATTGGGTTAAAAAGAATAAAAAAGCAGATAGTTTCTTTGTGGGTATGGGTTATTATACTAGAGCAAATAGTGAATTATGCTTATTAGGCACAAAAGGTAAGCCATTAGAAAGAAAGTCAAGGTCAGTACAGCAATTAGTAGTAAACAAAATTAGGGAACACAGCAAGAAACCAGATAGCGTTAGAGATATGATAGTAAATTGTAGCGGAGACTTACCACGTATTGAACTATTTTCAAGAGAGAGTACAGATGGTTGGGATTGTTGGGGAAATGAAGTAAATAAGTTTTGAGAGGTGTATCGAAAAAGGGTTTCCAGTAGGTATAGCAAACCAGTAACCCTGAGCCTGTAAAGCAATCAGGCAACAGACCATTGGGTAATTCCATAGGAGTGCTGTTAGGTTATACACACCTCTTATATTATATTCAGCAAACTACAACTGACTTCCTAACCACTAACCTTTTGAATAAAGGTAATGTTAGTTATCTAATAATATCAATCAAATATAAAGGAGTGATTTATATATTCAAAGGATTTAAACTTAGAAATTATTTTAAAAAGAAAGAAGATAAAAAAGACTTAGATTTAGATGATATTATTGAGAATTTCAAACAAACATTAAAGGCAAATAAGGATTTAACTTTTAAGAATTTAACTTTTGATGAATTTTTAGAAATTAAAAAGATGGCAATTAATAATGAGTGTACTGTTAATTATGTTGCTGAAAAATTAGAATGTAACATACAAACTGCTAAATGTTTAGTTGAAAATTGGAAAACGGAATCAGAAGGGGTGATTTAACTAGAACAAAAATTAAGGGATAAATTAAGGTAAAATTGAAAGGAGTAATTAATTTTGTATGAAAAATTAATAAAAGAAATATTAGAAAAGAAAAGAGAGATAGTAGAAAAAATTTCCGAACTGCAGAAACAAAAAAGAGCATATGAAAATGTGTATAATTCTATTAAAGAATTACAAAGTCAATATGATAAAGAAAATAATAATTTAGCTTATCAAAAAGGTATATGTCCATTTCCGAAAGAATGTGATCAAAAGGATTATTGTACTAAGGGATGTAATGCTGACACTTGTAACAATGGGCATGCTTATAGAATGAGTTAAACAAATTATAATACTTGACATAAAATAATAAATAATATATAATATTTAATATAAAGGTTAAAATTTAAAATTTAGAAAGGATGGTATTTAATGGTTACAGAAAAAATGTCAGTACATAAAGCATTAGCAGAATTAAAAATTATAGGAGATAGAATTGAAACAGCAATTCATTCTGGTATCTATTGTAAAGCTAATAAATATTCAAATGAAAAAATTAATGGTGTTTCTGTAGAAGATTTTAAAAATCAAATTCAAGGTAGTTGGAATAAAGTAAATGATTTAATTAAGCGTAGAAATGCTATTAAAAAAGCAGTTGTTTTATCAAATGCAACAACTGAAGTTAAAGTTGGAAAAGAGAAGTTTACTGTTGCAGAAGCAATTGAAATGAAAAATAGTGGTATGCAATATAAAAGAAATTTAATAAATGCTTTAAATAAACAATATATTGAAGCAATTAGAATTATTGAAAAAGAAAATGGAGATACACTTCAACAAAAAGCAGAAAATTATGTAATGGGTTTATATGGTTCTAAAGAAGGAAAAACTTCTGCTGATGAAATTGAAAAAACTAAAAAGCAATTCATTACTAATAATACTTTTGAATTAGTTGATCCAATAAAAATTAAAGAAAAAATTGATTCTTTAGAAAAAGAAATAAATGAATTTGAAACTGAAATAGATTCTGCTTTATCAGTAAGTAATGCTATTACTGAATTAACAATAAAATACTAAAACAAGTTTAAATTATTTACTACTTTCCGAAAATCTTTAACTACAATTCATTAGTCTTTTAATGTACTTAGACTGGTGTAATAAATTAAAAGAAAGTACATGCCTTATCTTTATAAGTTAAGAAAGAGTTGTGGTGATTTACAAAGAATAACAAACATTAAAATAATTGTAAAGAATAAAGATAAAAGTTAAAATTTTAAAAATCAAAGTTAAAAGTTTATTTACTGAGTTTAAATATTAAATAATAAAGATTTAAAGTGGAAAGTTTTACAAAATCCCTGATTAACGGTTTAGTATAATTGTACTTGACTTTAGATTTCCGCAGGGCTGGAAAGTAGTAAATAATTTGTTTTTATATATAAGATAAAACTACCAATTTATTAAAAGGGGAAATTAAACAGATGTACGATTTAAAGAAAGTTGTTAAATTTATAGAAAAGAAAAATAATATTATACTAATGCCTTTTCAGGTTGAAATGGTCGAATGTATTCTAAAAGGTGAAACTTTTGCATGTCCTAGAGCAGTTGGAAGAAGTATGTTGTATCAAGGTGTTGCAGACTTTATTAAATATCAAGATAAGGTTTATATTGATAGAAATAAAGTTGATAAAATAATTGATATTGATAGGGTTTGTGATGAATATACAACATATGAAGATTTTTATAACAAATCAGAAAATAAACATATGTTCACAGACTTAATGAATTGTAATGCTGACTTTAATAATTTTAAATAAAACAACACTTTTATCTCATTAATATAATAATAATACTCCTATTTATCACCTTTAAGGTGTTTATATAGATATAAAAACTAAGAAAGGAGGATATAAATTATTTCCAAACAAAGAGACAACAAGGAGGAAGTAAATGATTGAATTTAAAGCACAAAGTCAGATTAAAGATAGAGTATATGAAAGATATTTAGATGATAGAATGATTATTTTAAATGAAGATGTAAATGAAGATTTAATAGAAAGACTAGTAATGCCTATAATTAAATTCAATAACAAAGATGATGAAAGAGAAGAAAAAGAAAAAGATTTTAATAGAAATGATAAAAATAATATTATAAAGGTTTATATAAATTCTTATGGTGGTTATATTCACGATGGTTTAAGTGCAGTTAGTACAATGCTTTCTTCAAAAACTCCTATTTACACATACTGTTTAGGTAAAGCAATGAGTATGGGACTTACATTATTTATTGCTGGGCAAAGAAGGTTTGTACAAAGATATGGAACTTTAATGTATCATGATGCACAACATTATTTAGGATATAATTCTGTAACAGGTCACAAAAACACAATAGAAGAAGATCAAAGATTAGTTAAGCAAATTGACAATATAATAACTTCAAGAACAAAAATCACTCAAAAACAATTAGATAAATATAAAATATCTCATCCTCATGAATGGTATATTGATGCAGAAACAGCTTTAAAATATGAAATAGCACACGAAATTATATAGGGAGGAAATTCATATGGATAAAGAATTATTAGAACAACAAAAAGAAGATGAGATTCAAGAGGATGTGTTTGTAGATGTTCCAGTGGTTGATTTTGATGAGGGACTTTTTCTAAAAGGTGTTGACGAAATTTCTTTACTAGCAGGTAAAATAACGGGACTAGTAAATGTAGGTATTCATCCAACCGATGCTTTAAATTATTTTTTAACATTACAGCAATACGAACATGAGAAACATTTAAATTCAGAAACTTGTAAACATAATATAGAAGTAGCAAAACATAATGCTAAAGTTCAAGCAGAAATATTAGATAATAGGATGTTATAATTATGGCTAAACGACTAACTAAAGAAGAAAAACAATACAGAACATGGGAAAAGGATAAAGAATTAAATTACATAATTCAATGTAAAAAATGTAAAACTACAATTCCTTTAGGTCTAACCCCTAAATGGGCAATGTGTAAATGTAGCAATGTAATAGTAGATGAGTATAAAACTGTAAATAAAAACTGCATTTTATTATATCAGCGTGAGGTGGTTGCTAGTTGAGGATATTTAATACTAAAGTATATGGATTAAGAGAAAGTATAATTGCTAGTGGTTATCCTATGTTAACTCAAACAGTAGATTGGGACACTTTAACTCAAGAAGAATTTACAGGTTTGGTTGCAGAAGGAATGAAAAGAGTTAAAAGATTGGGTAATGCTAAAAGTGGTTCAGGACATGATGCATTTTTAAAAGGCATAGTGGTTCAAGCTGATTTCCAAAGTCCTCAACATTTTTGGTTACAATGGCAAAGATACCACTTTCAAGATATAGTAAGTAGTCAATCTAAGATGCATAAACTCACCAAGATGGAAATAAAAGATAATTGCACTAAATATATTGATGAGTTTATTTTAAATAGATTAGATGAATTAAAACAACAGTATAATAGAAATCCTACATATGAAAATTTTAGAATACTATTAGACAATTCACCAATTGGATTAATGCTTACAGCAAGAATTACAACAAACTATTTACAATTAAAAACAGAATATAATCAACGTAAAGCTCACAAAAATGAGGAATGGAATACTGTTTTTGTTAATTGGTGTAAAGGATTACCTTTATTCAAGGAATTGTGTTTAGGAGAGTGATTAATTGCGTATCTATTTAATAGGTAGTATTAGCGAACATTTACGCAATGGTGAGTTAGAAAGAGCAACAGAATGGAGAAGTAGGCTTAAAAATAGATTAAAAACACATAATATAGAGTGTTTTGATCCATGTGTTAATTTACAAAATCACTTAACATTAAGCGATAAATCTATAGTATTACAAAATATTTATTATTTAAATAGTTGTGATATTGGTATAGTTAATACAGACAAATTAATTTATTCTCCTGGTAGTTGGTTTGAAATATTTAAATATTATTTTGATAAGAAACCAGTTGTAGCATTTGGCGAAAAACCACCAACACAAGTACCCCATGTTAGAGAAGCAATTAGTGAATATTTTAAGACTGAAGAAGAAGTTGTTAAATATTTAAAATCACTATTTAAGCAATTTAATGAATAGTGTTAATATAAAAATAATACTTGACATAGATGGAAATTGTGTGTTATAATTAATTTTGTGGAAGGAGAAATTGAATGAGGTTACATTTTGGTTTATTTGTTTCTATATTGTTAATCAATATTACTATTGGTGCTTGGTCAGTCAATGAGATATTATCATGGTTTAGTAAATCAATTCCATTTTGGGCAGACGGTTTAATTGGATTATTTGTAGGTCAATTTTCTATTCCAATTGCTGTTATAGGTATGATATTAAGGGTTTTTGGAGTCTTTTAAACAAAGAATAAAAGGAGGGTTTTATGGAAGGTAAAGGAAGAGAACCACCTTTAAAATAAGCTTGTTAAACATATAATAATACTTAGGAGTGTGATTTATTTGGAATTAAAGGAGACAAAGGGTAGTGTTAAGTTTAGAGGTAAAATTAATAGGTTAAAAAATGGTAAAAAATCTGCTTATGCAGAAGGCAAAACTAGTAACGGAAAAGATTGGTCATCATTGAGATTTGGCATTAAAACTTCACCAGATAATAATATAAATGTTGAGTTATTTGGTATGCAATTTGATACTGTTCCTGCTTATAACAGGGATAAAAAAGAAACTTTGTGGGTTGATTGGGATAAACGCAACGATATTCCTGAAGGATATAACTTAATTGGTGTTACTGTAGGTGGAGAAACTAAAGAAGATACTATTTCATTAGTTAATAAAGATGCAGTTGAAATGATTATGGCTAGATTTAATGATGATGATAGTGTATTTGTATTAGCCGAACCGCAATATTCTACTTATAATGATAAACCACAAACAAAATATAGTATTAGAAACATTTATTTCACAACTAATCCATTAGATTTTGAAGATGAAGAATTTAGCGAAGTATCTGATTTTGAACAAGAATTTGTATTTATTAATGCCGATATAGAAAAAGAAACAAATACAGTATATGTTAATGGTTATGTAATTGGATATAAAGGTAAATCATTTGAAACAGTTTTGTTTAAAGTTGACGGTACTAAATATCCTAAATTAGCAAAATCATTTGTTACAAAATTAAAATTTGGTGACTTAATTAAGGTTGCAGGTAAGGTAAATAATAGAGCAGTTGCTAAAGAAACAGAAGAAATGGTTGAAGATGAATTTGGTGGAGAAATCCCTGCTTCTTATAGGCAACCAGTTTATGATTATGACAACAGCATGGAAATTACAGGAGTAGTTAACTACCAAAAAGGTGTATATAAAGAAACTGATTTTGTATTAGATAATGAAGTAAATTTATCTGAAGATAATAAAACAGAAGATGATATTCCTGATTTCTTAAAAGGTTAATAATAAGGGGGTGATACCCCTTCAAGGAGGTATTTATTTGATAGATTTAAAAAATCTAAAACCAAATGTTCCAAAGGTTAGTTTGGATCAATATATGTGGTTAATTGCTGGTATGTGGAGTGCCACCCTATAAAGTAATTTATAGGAGAGAAACCTTGCGAAAGGTGAGAAATCCCGAAATTAAGCGAGAAGCCTAAGTCTTATAAAAAGATATGGCAACTCGAACCGAAGGCTAAATGTAAAAGTTTAGTCAGGGGCAACGCATAGGAAATGAAACTTTGTTTAAGTTGTTTATTTGAGGTGTTGTTAGATTAAGATTAGCAAAGAAGATTTAAACAATCAATTAAATAAACTGTATAAAACATATAAGCAAATATCACATGAAACAGGAATTAATATTCATACATTGAAATCTTATGCTAAAAAATATAATATAACTAAACTTAAAGCATGGCAATACTATAATAATATTTATGGCAATAAAATAGAAGAAATGTACTGTAGTGGATACTTTCTAAATGATATTAAAAATAAATTTAATTTTAACACTGATTATATAATTGTAAAAATTTTAGAAAGTAGAAATATAAAACTTAGAACAGCAAGTGAAAATAAAAAAATTAAAGATATTAGATATATTGATAGCACTAATAATAGAAAATATAAAATTAATCATAATTACTTTAAACAATGATCTAACAATATGGCATACATTCTAGGTTTTATATATGCAGATGGATGTATTACTAATAATTCTTTAAGGATTGTTATTCAAAAAAAAGATAAAAACTTATTAGAGATAATCAAAAAAGAAATTGGTGCTAATACAACAATACATGATGAAGTAAGAACTTTAAATAATAAACAATTCTATTCATCAGCACTTATTATTAAAAGCGTAAAAATTATAGAAGATTTAATTAAATTGGGTGTAGTTGAAAATAAAAGTTTAGTTATTCATTTCCCTCAAATACCTAGTGAATATATTTTAGATTTTATAAGAGGTTATTTTGATGGTGATGGTAGTGTAGGCATACAATATCCATCCAACTCAAAAGGAGTTAAAACAAGTACAGCACAAATTAGAACTAGGATTTGTAGTGGTAGCAAAGATTTTTTAGTTGACATGCGTGATATTTTGTTTGATAAATATAATCTTAGAAATGTTACAGTCTATAAGTGTAAAACTAATCTATATGAAATTGCTTATAGTACTAAAAACTCAATAGAAATTTATAATTTATTCTATCAAAATCCTAAATGTTTATTTTTACAAAGAAAAAAGGATAGCTTTGATAAATTTATTCAAACTAGAATGAATGATTTAAGAAATAAAACAACAACTTAAACAAAGAATATAATTTTCCCAAGAGGTCGGGACTACCTAAAAAGGTAGAAAAAATATGCTGAACTGGATTGGAATTGACCAATCGTAACCTATATGGTGATGAGGGAAACCTCCAGAAATATAGGATAAAAAGCCTATATGATAACATTTTGGTTCCAAAAGCTGGTAAAACTAGTTTGTTTGCTAAATTAGTTCAGCAATACTATGGTGATGTATCACAAGGGTTACTTTTGGCATTTGAAAAAGGCTATCAAGCATTAACAGTTAATGCAGTTGATATTTCTGATTATGAAAATTTTGAAGAATATGTAGATTATTTAGTAGATAACAAAGAAGATTTACCTTTTAAACTTATTGGTATTGATACAGCAGATGTATTATGGGATATGGTACAAGAAGATGTCATTAGAGAATGGAATATTAAAAATCCTAACAAAAGAACAAATGACATTGGTGGAGTTGGAGCAAAGGGTAAATCTGATAGTGGTTTTGGCGTAGGTTACCAAAGAGCAAAACAAAAAGTAAGAACCCAAATAGATAAACTAACTAAAGCAGGATATGGATTAATGGTAATTACCCATGACAAAGATAAAGAAGTAGAACAAAGAGATGGGCAAAAATTCGACCAATTAGTATGTTCGCTTCCTAATTCTGCAAGAGAAGTATTTGTTAATATGGCAGATTTCATGATATTTATCACAATTGAAAAAGAAAAAGATGGCAATGATGTTATTACAAAAAGATATATGCATTTTAGATCAGATGGTTATGTAGATGCAGGTAGTAGATTCCAAAACATGCCACAAAAAATTGAGTATGATATAAATGAATTTATTACTGTATTTGAAAATGCTGTCAAGGCAGAACTTGGTGATGTTGATTTAGATAAAAAAAGAAAAGAAGAACAGAGACAGAAAGAAGAAGAAGCCAAGGAAAATATTAAAAAAATAAAAGAAGAAATATCATTAGAAGATGCAATTGCTAAAGTAAATAAATTAGCAAAAGAAAAAGTGGCAATAGATAAAGAAAAAGTTTTAGAAATTATTAAAAATCACCAAGCTAACGGAAATCCTAATTCAATAGAAGATGTTGAAATTGCCAAAAAGATAATTGAAGAATTAAAAAGTATATAAATCAATAATTGAATACTACCTACTAGCTTCAAGTTAGTAGGTAGTTTATTAAAAAGGTGATTATATGAAATGTAATAATAAGTATTGCAAATTAGGTGGAGAAGTAACCAAAGAAGAAGGAATTAAATACAATAATAAATATTATCACTCTGAATGTTTAAAAATAGTCAAAGATAAACAAGAAATTGTTAGATTATACCTAGAACAAATAAATCCTAATGAAACCAAAGCAATGCTTAATAAAAGTATATATCAATTAATACATCAAAAGGGATATAGTAGTGACTATGTATTATTTATAATTAATTATACAATTAAAAATCAAATTAAACTAAACAATCCTTTTGGACTACACTATGTTGTAACAAATACAGAAGCAATTAAACAATACAAAGAACAAATATTAAGACAAAAAGCAAAAATTATAGAAGATAATATTAAAAGTAATGAATTTAATAATAAAGAAGTGGAATTTAGTTATAAACCATCCCAAAAACCAAAATGGCTAGAGATAAAGTATAAGTAGGTGATAGGTTGAAAGAAAAACTACCACGTGATATTAATGCAGAATGTGGAATAATTGGCTCATTAATTCTTAAACCAGAATTTGTTTTACATACGCCTTATTTAAAACCTTTCCACTTTTACGAACATGAAAATGGTTGTATTTTCTGGGCAATAAATGAATTAATGGAAAGTGGAGTTAATAATATAGATGACTTTAATATTATTACTAAATTAGAAGGAGAACAAAAAGTCAAGAATGTATTTGATAATTTGGATATTCCTTCTATTCAGGATTTTATAGAAAATGCTAAATATGTAGGAAGAACAACATTAGAAGAATATAAATTATTAGTTGATAGGATAATTAATCTTAGTTATAAACGTAATTTACATAGTAAATTAAATGATTTAAGTAAACTATGTTTCAATGAAAATATAAATGGACTTAGCGAATTAAATCTTACCGTACAAGAAGAATTAGCAAACTTAGCTGAAAAATATGTATTAGATAAAAATATTCAAACTCTAGGGGAAAGAATAGATAATATATGGGAAGAAATTCAAGACAGAAGAACAGGTAGTGGTTTATCTGGTTTCCCATCTAAATATCCTTTAATTAACGAATATTTTACTTATGAAACAGGAGAATTAATAATTATAGGTGGTAGGGCAAAGGCTGGTAAAAGTATTCTTTTAATGAATGAAGCAGAACATAAAATTAGAGCAGGAGTTCCTACTGCAATACTAGATACAGAAATGTCTACTCGTCAATGGACTGAGAGATTTTTATCTAAATTAACTGGTATTAAAGTAAGAAATATTAAATCTGGCAATTATGGTTCTACAGATGAAAAAATATTAAAAGATGCAATTCAGTGGATTAAAAATCAAAATTTTGTTCATATTTATGATCCAGATTGGACTAAAGATAAAATTTATACTACTGCTAAAATACTTAAAATAAAAATGGGTTTAGAATTTTTAATATATGATTATATCAAAGTAAATGATAGTTCTAGTTTAAATCAAAAAGAACACAATGTTTTAGGAGATTATGCTAATTTTTTAAAGAATAAAATTGGTGGAGAAATGGACATTGCAGTATTATCAGCAGGTCAAATGTCACCATATGACACTAGATTAGCCGATAGTGATAAACTAAATAGATATGCTAGTGTTGTTGCTTATTGGATAAAAAAAGATGATGAAGAAATTGGAACAGATGGTGAACAAGGAGGAAATTATAAATTAAATATTGATTACAATAGACTAGGTGGACAAATGGAGAAAAATGAAGCAATATATTTCAATTTTAATGGTGATATAGCAAATATTGAGCAAGCACATTATCAAATGTTGAAAGATACTCCTGAATTTTTGAAATAGAGGTAGGTGGTAAAGCACTTGTTGACACAAAATATAAAGCAAAAATTATTAGAAGAACCTAATTTAATAGTAAAAATACTAGAAGAATTAGGTTGTCATAAAATTAATAATAAATACAATGGACAAATTAGAAGTGCTTTACCAGATGGCAATAATCCTACTAGCTTACAAATAATTTTAAATGAAAATTTATCTACTATAATATATTCAAGAACAGATTGGCAAGGTGGAGATTTGATTTCCCTTATTGAATATTTAAAGGGTTATACATTTACTCAAACTTTACAATGGATATGTAAAATTATTGATATAGATTATATATTTGATATTAAAATAAAAGATAAAAAACCATCTGAAACATATAAACTACTCAAGCAATACAATAGATTTAATAAGAATGTTTCTAAAGAAAAAATAATATTAAACGAAAATGTTTTAAATCAATTTATTAAAAAACCACATGAATTATTTATTAATGATGGTATTTCTATAAAAACACAATATAAATATGAAGTGATGTATGATATAGATGATAATAGAATTGTATTTCCCATTAGAGATGATGATGGTAATTTATTATCTGTTAAAGGTAGAAGTTGTATAGATAGCGATGATATACCTAAATATATTCATTATTATCCATTATCAATAAAAGATTATTTATTTGGTTTGCATCTAAATTATTGGGAAATTTTAAACAAAAATGAAGTAATACTATTTGAAGCTGAGAAATCTGTGTTACAATGTGATAGTTTTGGTATAAATAATGCAGTAGCAATAGGTACAAATAAATTAAGTGATGAAAAAATTAAAAAAATATTAAGTTTAAAATGTGATGTTGTATTTGCTTTTGATAAAGGTATTGAGTTAGAAGAAATGCTAGAACAAGCAAATAAATTTAAAAAGTACACTAATATAAAAATAATACTTGACATTAATAACATATTAGAAAATAAGATGTCACCTAGTGATAAAGGAAGAGATGTATTTCTACAGTTATATAATAATAAAATTAAAGTTGGTGAAGATATTTGACTAAAAAATGGTCATTTAGTAGATTAAATGCTTTTAATACTTGTAAATATATGTTTTACATTACTTATATTGAAGGAAATAGAGGAGAAGATAATAGTTTTGCTCAATATGGAACATTAGTGCATGATATATTAGAAAAATATGCTACAGGTGAATATTTAATATTTGAGTTAAGTGATAAATTTATTGATAACTTTAACAAAGTAATAACTTATGATTTTCCACCAAATAAATTTGTAGACTTAAAAGAAAACTATTTTAAACAAGGTAAAGCATACTTTGATAACTTTGATGGTTGGGAAATGTATAAAATAATTACTGCTGAAGAAGAAGTTGAATTTAAAATAGATGGTTATAAATTAGGTGGATTTATAGATTTACTAGTTAGGAATGTGCTTACAGATGAATTAGAAGTAATAGATCATAAATCTAAGAGTGGTTTTAAAAATAAAGAAGAAAAAAACCATTACTTATTACAATTATATTTATACTCTATACCAATCAAAGAGAAATATGGTCAATATCCTAATAAATTAAAGTTTAATATGTTCCGCAAAGGCAAGTGGGAAGAAGAAGAATTTAAGTATGCTAAACTAGAAATGGCTAAACAATGGGTAATTGATACTATTAAAAACATAGAAAAAGAAACAGAATTTGCTCCAACAAAAGATGATTTTTTTTGTAAATATTTATGTTCACATAGAAATACTTGCCAATATAATCAGGAGGAATTAGATGTTTGTTAACTTGCATTTGCATAGTTGTTACTCATTATTAGATAGTATTGCAAAAATAGATGATGTAGTAAATAAGGTAAAAGAATTAAAACAGCCAGCAGTAGCAATTACAGATCATGGCAATGTTTTTGCTACTGTTAAGGCTTTTAAAAAGTGTAAAAAAGAAAATATTAAGTTTATATATGGTTGTGAAATGTATATATGTGATGATATGACAATTAAAGATAAGAGCAATAAATATTATCACTTAGTTATATTAGCAAAAAACGAACAAGGTAGATTAAATTTAAATAAATTATTATCAAAAAGTCACTTAGAAGGATTTTATTATAAACCTAGAATTGATTTTGAATTATTAAAACAATATAAAGAAGGATTAATTATTTTATCAGCTTGTATGGCAGGTGAAATACAAAGAAATTTATATAATAATAATTATCAAAATGCTAAAGAAATTGCATTAAAATATAAGAATGAATTTCAAGATGATTATTATTTAGAATTTCAAAGTCATAATGATAAAGAACAATTAGAACTTGCTAAGAAAGTAGTTAGTTTAAGTAAGGAATTAAATATTCCATATGTAGTTACAAGTGATGCTCATTATGTTAATAATCAAGATAAAGAATTACATAGTATTTTTGTTCAAATAGGGCAAGAAAGAGAAGTAGGAGAAAGTTATAATGATTGCTATATTCAAAATGAAAATGATGTAGAAAATATTTTAAAAAATACTCTTACTAAAGATGAAATTAATATTGCTATTAACAATACAATAAAAATTGCCAACAAATGCAATGTTAATATTCCACTATCTCCTCCATTAATACCCCATGTTGATTTTCCACAAGAATTTAAATCAGAAGAACAATACTTAAAGCATTTATGTGCTATTGGTTGGAAACAAAGAAATATTCACGAGTTACCAAAAGAAAAACAAAAAGAATATGAAGATAGATTAAAATATGAGATACATGCAATATCAGAAATGGGATTTGTAGGATATTATTTATTAGTATACAGTTATGCTAATGTAGCAAGAAGAAGGGGTGTTGCTAGGGGTTCTGGTGGAGGAAGTTTAGTAGCTTATCTTCTTAATATAGTAGATATTGACCCTATTGAATATGGTTTATATTTTGAAAGGTTTATTGATGTATCAGCATTAGACTTATTAAAAGAAGGGAAAATTAATCCTGAAGAATTAAAAATACCAGACTTTGACCTTGATTTTGGAGAATTAGACAGAGAGGAAGTTTTACAATTTATTACTAATAAATATGGAATAGATAAAGTTGCTAGTATAGGGAACTTTCAATATATATGGGATAAGTCTGCAATAAAAGATGTAGGAAGAGTATTAAATATCTCATTTGCAGTAACTAATGAAATCACCAATCAATTAAAAGATATGACTATAGATGAAGCATTATCAAGTGGAATATTTTCTAAATATGAAAAAGAATATCCTACCTTATTCCACTATGCAAAACAATTAGCAGGGTTGCCTAGAAGTTTTGGTATGCATCCATGTGGTAAAATTGTTAGTATTAAAGATTTAGATTATTATACTGCAATTGCAAGTAATAATGAAAATATAGTATATCAAGCAGATATGGATGATATAGAAGATTTAGGATTGGTTAAAATAGACACATTAGGATTAAGGACAGTTGATGTTATATATAATGTATTAGATATGATAGGAAAAGATTATAATTATATTGCTCCAAAAAATATTAACTTTAATGATAAAAAAGTATTGGAAGTATTTAAGCATGGTAATACACATGGAATATTCCAATTTGAATCCGATGGAATGAAAGCAACATTGAAACAAATTCAACCTAATTCATTAAATGATTTAGCTGTTGCTAATGCTTTATATAGACCTGGAGCAAAAGATTATATTTCTAACTTTGCAAAAAGGAAACATGGTCAAGAAGAATTTGATTTTTTACACAAAGACTTAGAAGGTATTTTAAATACAACTTATGGAATTATGGTATTCCAAGAACAATTAATTGAAATTGGTAGATTAGCAGGAATGAGAAATCCTGACGAATTAAGAAAAGCCACAGGCAAAAAGAAACCTGCACTAATGGCAAAAGTAGAACCAGAATTGAAAGAAGGACTGAAAAAAAGAGGATGGACACAAGAACAAGTAAATAAACTATGGGAAGATATGTTAAAATTTGCTAATTATAGTTTTAATAAATCTCACTCTTATGCTTATTCAATTATGGCTTGTATAGTTGCAATGTTAAAGGTGTATCATCCATTAGAATTTATGTGTGCATTGATTAATTCCTATCATGGTAAGCATGATAAAATGCAAGGTTGTTATCTTGAAGCAAAAAGGTTAAATGTGGAAATAGAATTTCCTAAACTAAAAAACACTTCTAATGTTTGCAGGATAGAAAATAATAAATTAATATATGGCATTAGTCTAATAAAACATTGTAATAAAAAAAATGCAGATGAATTGTTTGAATTAAGTAAAAGTAACTATAATTCATTCTTAGATTTGCTAATAGATATAAAAGATAAAACTTCAGTTAATAGCAGACAATTAGATATACTAATTAAATTAGATTTCTTTAATGAATTTGGTAGTAATAAAAAATTACTAAATTATATTGAATTGTTTAATCAATTTTATGGTAAAAAACAATTAAAAAAAGATAAAGTAGATTATCATAATATTTTAGTAAATTATGCTAGAGAAACAGAAAAATCATTCATGGATTTCCAAAGTTATGATTTTCTTGATTACATGTGGTCTACATTAAAAGAAGAAAAATTATCACCATATGAACAAATTATAAGTGAAATAGAATATTTGGGTTATGCAATATCAACTTATCCACAAGATAAAAAAGCTGTTATGGTAATGGAAATAGATACTAAATATACTCCAAAACTACAAATATATGCATTAGCAACTGGAAAAACTGAAACTGTTAAAATAAGTAAAAATGAATTTAACTATAAAAATATTAAAGTAGGATCAGTTTTAAAAATAAATAAATTAATCACTAAACCCAAAAATAGAAAAGTAGATGGTAAATGGGAACAAATTCAAGGAACTAAAGAATATTGGATAAAAAGTTATACAATTTTATAAATAACATGAATATTTTTCCTTGACAAAAATATAATAATACTTTACACTAAAGGTAGTTAATAAAACAATAAAGGTGATGATAATTTGAATTGTCCGTATTGTGATATTAAGATGGGATCAGTAGAAAGCGATTTTACAAACAACAGTGGTAAACATAATAAATTTCATTGTTTCAATTGTGTTTCAGAAGTACATTACTTAAAGAATGAGATAAAAGTATATGACATTAGTAAAAGTGGAGAATTATATTTTTATGAAAATTTACCGTTAATATAACATTAATACTTAAAGGAGTGGTTGAAAAATGATGTGTATGTTTTGTTTAAAAGATATACCTGCAACATTAGAAAATCCAGCAGAATTAATTTTTACTAAAGATAATTTTTATACCAGATGTCCTCATTGTGATAGCTTATTAAAAATAATAGGAAGGAGTTGTGGATGTAATTGCAAAACCCATGTATAGGTTGTAAAAAGTTTTGGTATGTAGGTAGGGGATGTAGTTGTGGAGATTTTTGCAATGATTTAAAATTATTTAGACTAAATAAACAGGTAAAACAAAATCCTAATGCTATATATACTACACCTAGTGTTGATAATGAAGAGTAACCACTATATCTAGTGTTTAAAATGCCATAAAAGTACAGTTTTATGAAATATAACCATACCAGATTTAAATATAAATAAGGGGTAGTGACCGACACTAAGGAGGAAATATAATGAATAATTTTATGAATGAAACCATTAACAGTTTAAAAGAAGAAGTAAAAGAATTAAACAAAAGAATTACTATAACTAGAGAAAATAGAGATTATGGTACTTATAAAAATTTAATTCAAGCATTAGAAAGAGTTTTGCATTTAATTAGTAGATATGACTATCAAAGATATTATTCTGAGTATACAACAGAAATGGATGGCAAACAACAAAAACAAGTTGCTATTTGGGAACAAAATGGAAATGGAGAAATTAGAAATCATAAAATTTGGAATGTAATGAATTAACTAAGTAAATAAATTAATCTGGTATGGTTATTTAAAATATTTTGTGTAAAAGAATGATTTTATATAGTGAATATTATGTAAATTATGCGACATTAGAGGTGAAGGATAATGTGGGGAAAGAACTGCAAAAATTGCCGATATAAGAAATTCAGCATTTTTAGAAAAGTTTGTTGGTTATGTTGGAGAGTTCCTTTTTGAATTTAAAGCAAAGGAGTGAAAGATTTGGAGAGTGTTAAATGTTTTGATTGTGGTTACCAGTCGGAAGCTAAATTTAAAGAATGGGATGAAGAAAGTCCTTATGGATGTTGTCCAAAATGCGGTGCCGATTTTATCCCATCTACAATTGATGTAATAGATATTTTAAAAAGTATGAGTGTGAAAAAAGATGTTGATGGAGCAATATATTTTATCTGCCCTGTTTGTAAGACAGAAATATATTGTGAAGATTGGCATAATAACTGGGTAGACCATGATAAAGGTTGTTTTATCGGTGATGTGATAAGGGGCAATGTTTAATGGGAAAGGTTATTGAATTTGCAAAATGTTCTATTTGTTGTAAAAGACCAGCAAAATATCTTTGTGACATGCCTATTGGGATAATTAAGCATATGCATCTTACAAAAGATAATAGTTTTAAAGAATATACCATAACCTGTGATAAGCCAATTTGTGAAAAGTGTGCAATAGAAGTAAATAGAGGTATACATTTTTGCAAAAGATGTTTTGAAAAATTAAAGATATTTCGAAAGGAGTAAGATTATGTACTGTGGAGATTTATGCGATGTAAATAAAAATTATGATTGTTGCTACTGGTGTGCAGAAGAGCCTGTTTGTAAATATAAATGTAAATATTTAAGAGAAGATGAAGGCAAAAACCCTAGTGAAAATTGTGAAATATATATGCCAGAAAAAGATGAACATATGCTAGAAGTTGAGGAGCAATATCCACAAGGATATTATAAAACTAGGTTATAATGTCGCATTTTATAAATAAGGTGAAGGTGAAGATTGATATACCGAAAGGAGAAAATTATGAACAAGTATATGTCTCAATCAGAAAATGATTTTCAAAATAACTATGCGGAAGGTCAGAATTATAAGTTCAGAAATTTGTGCGATACATGTACACAACTAATACCCGAGTGCAATGGCACTAAGATAAAATTTGGGGATGATATTGGCAATGATAATGTAATTGAATGTGATGGCTATATAAAATATTAAGTCACATTTCAAAAAAAAGTACAGTAAAATAGAGGTTTTACAGAAAGGACTGATTAAAATGCTAACTATCCTAAATGGCAAACCATTAGAGTTGCCATGTAGTAGTGTAGATAAAACAGTTAGAGAACAATGTATTTATTATTATATGATAGCATGTGATAAACAATGTCCTTGGTATGTATCTACCCCCAATTTTACTTGGGGTTTAATGTGACAAACACACTAATTCCAAAAATAATAGACAATACAAACAACCAATCAGTAAAAGTTAAAATTAAATTCAGCATTTATTAATCAATTCCTTAATAATACTTATGCTGAATAATATAAAATATTACTAAGAAAGGAAGAAAGTTTAAATGAAATTTTATAATAGAGAATTAACTATTACAGATATTCATTTTTATAATGATATTAATGATACCGTAGAAATTAGTTATGAATTATCTTTAGAAGGAGATAATATAGCATCTTTACTAGAAGGTAAATTTAATTTATCTAGAAGTAATTATAATAAAATAAATAATGATTTAGAAAATAATATATTGAAGTTAATTTATAAAGAAAATGAAGTTAAAAATGTGTAATGGAAAATAACATATAAACCCATAGCAGAGGGGTTTATACTCTGCTAAAACATCAGGGCTATTAGGTAGTCCTTAAATCCTAGATGAGTAAACATCTAGTACCCACAGATTTATTAGGGTAGAGAAGTGCTATTCTTTGAAATAGTAACACTCGATAAGGTAAATAAAAAGTCTGTTTTATTTACCACCTCCCGAAAGGGGCAATCTATAATTTTTACTGTTTAAATAAAGATAATTACTAGTAATAGATTGTAAGTCCACCTTGTTTTCGCTCTTTTTTCTTAAATCCTTTTAAATAAAAATCATCACTAGTAATGGATTGCAAGATGTTGACCTAGCTAAAGCAGAATCACCACACCATAGGAGGGTTATTTAATATAATGAGTAATATAATTAAAACAATGTCATACGAAATAATAAAACCAGTTGATTGTGATTGGAATACGTTTGGAAAATTATTAAGAGATTTACAATATGAAACTAGAAAAATTTTAAATAAATCAATTAGTTTAGCATGGGAATATGATGATTTTGCATCTGATTATAAAAAAATTTTTGGACAATATCTAAAAACAGAAAACATTTTAAATTACAAGACTATATTAGGTTATGTTTATGACAGATTAAAAAGTGAATATTATAAATTGAATACTGGAAACTTTACAGAAACCATAAAAAAAGCAACAGATAAATGGAAAAACAATAAAATTGAAGTATGGAAAGGTAATGAAAATATTCCTAGCTTTAAAAACAAAAATTCACCTATTGATGTGGTGAAAAAATCAATCCAAGTAATAAAAGAAGATAATAATTACTATCTAAATTTAAGTTTAATTTCAACTAAATATAAAAAAGAATTAGATAGAAAATCAGGGCAGTTTTTAGTTCTAATCAAGCCAGGAGATAAAATACAAAGAGTAATTTTGGAAAGAATAATATCTGGAGAATATGATATTGGTACATCTCAAATAGTACAAAAGAAGAATAAATGGTTTGTAAATTTAGTATATAAGTTTCAAAAAGAAAAAACCTCTACTTTAAATCAAGACAACATTATGGGTATTGATTTAGGAATTAAAAAAGCATTATATATGTCATTTAATAATTCAAGAGATAGATATTATATAGATGGAGGTGAGATAGATGATTTTAGGAAGAAAACAGAAAAAAGAAGAAATGAATATTTAAGACAGGGAAAATATTGTGCTGATGGAAGAATTGGTCATGGTAGAGAAACTAGAATTAAACCTATACAAAAACTTCAAAATAAGGTTGAGAATTTTAAAAATACTACTAATCATAAGTATAGTAGGTATGTAATAGAAATAGCATTAAAGTATAATTGTAAGACAATACAAATGGAAAAATTAGAAGGAATAAATAAAAATAGTGTATTTTTAAAAAATTGGACTTATTATGATTTACAACAAAAAATTGAATATAAAGCAAGAGAATGTGGTATTGAAATAAAATATATTAATCCAAAATACACTTCTCAGAGATGTTCAAAATGTGGATATATACATAGTGATAATAGAGAAAATCAAGAGACATTCCATTGTAAGAGTTGTGGATTTAAAACTAATGCTGATTATAATGCTTCTCAAAATATTGCAACTAAAGATATTGAAGAAATTATTGAAAATACATTAGAAGAATTAAAAGCATCATAATTTTAGAAAAGGAGTTTTGAAAAAATGTTTAGAGATAAAATTAAAAGTCAAACAGTTTAAATATACCTAAAGTGTTAAAAAACACATTACTGGAAAATGAAGAAGAAAAACACCAAAAAATTTTAAATGATTTTCAAAAAGAATTAGATAAACACAAAGAACTAATAAATACTAAAATAGAAAAACAATAAAAATCAAATTTTATCTTAGTGCGTTAAACACAAAATAATACTTAAATGGAGGTAATTATGAGTATTTATACTACTGAAATTGAAAATTTATATGAGGTTAGCTTACTTCCGTATATCAATGATGAGTTTGCCGATGAAAGAGTTGTGAATGTTGAATTAATTTCTGAAGATACAAGAAAAGAATTATTAGATGAATTGTTCAGTAAATTAAGAAATGATAAAAGATTAACGCAAGATGAAGATGGGAATTTTCTTTGCAGACAAAAAGATTTATGTGATGTTGAGGGGGATTATGGCATAAGGTTAGTAGAAATGGAGTGGTAATTTGAATTACATACTTGGAATTGATCAAGCAACAAGTAAATCAGGATTTGTTGTAATGGATGGAGATTATAAAATTATTGAATATGGTATCATTGACACTACTAATATAGGAGATACCACTGAATACGGTCATACATTAAAAAGGCAGGAATTAAAGAAAAATATAAAAATGTTACTAGAAAAATATCCTAAAATAATTCAAGTAATATGTGAAGGAGTTCATCTTAATACTTTTAAAGGTATAGCACAAAAAAACGGAGTTGAAATCTTCAAAAAATTATCAAAAACTCAAGGGACGATTGAAGACATATGTTTAGAATTAGAAATATCTTGCTTTACTTTTAATGTTAATTCATGGAGAAGTTATATAGATTATAAATTTGGAAGAAGTAGAGAAGAAATTAAAGATAATACTAAAGCATATATAATAGGAAGATATAATTTGCCAGATAATCTTGAGCAAGATATATATGATGCCACAGCAATCTGCGAAGGTTATCTAAATATGATTAATAAATTCAGTTGATTATGAATAGAATGTATTGGGTGATGTTATGAAAAAATTTGAAAATGAATTAGATTACAGTTTTAGCTTTTGTATTTTAAAAGATTTATTAGAAGAAAAATATATTACAGAAAGTCAATTTAAAAAAGCAGTCAATAAAATAAAAGAACTATATTTAACTACCTAAAAAATAGGTAGTTTTCTTTTAAAATAACCATATTGGTGATATAATATTTTTAACAATAAGGATATTGAAGGAGGACAAGCAATGAAAGAAAGGGTTGTTGCTTATGCTAGAGTTTCGACAGACCATGATGACCAATTAAACTCTTTAGAAAACCAAAAACAACATTGGGAAGAATATATTAAATCTAATCCTGAGTGGGAATATTGTGGATTATATTGGGATGATGAATCTGGTACTAGCACAATTAAAAGAGATGGTTTTAATAAAATGATTGAAGATGCAGAAAACGGTGAATTTGATTTAATAATTACTAAACAAGCAACCAGGTGGGCAAGAAATGTAGTTGATGCTTTGCAGTATACAAGAAGATTAAAAACAAAAGGGGTTGGTGTTCTTTTTCATGCCGACAATATTCACACTATTAAAGATGCTGATGCTGAATTAAGATTATCAATAATGGCAACTTTAGCACAAGAAGACAGTAGAAGAATTTCTGAAAATGTTAAATTTGGACATTTGAGAGCAATGAAAAATGGAGTTGTGTATGGTGGAAATAGATTATTAGGTTATGATATTAAAAATAAAAAATTATATATAAATGAAAAAGAAGCAGTAATAATAAGAGATATTTTCAATTGGTTTGTTTATGAAAAAGAAAGTTTGCATGGTATAGTTAGAAAATTACGAGATAAAGGAATTACAAAAGGGAAAACTGGAGGAAAAATAGATCACACTACAATAAAAAGAATCTTAGAAAATGAAAAATATTGTGGTGACCTTAAACAAAGAAAATATTATACAGAAGATTTTTTAAATCAAAAACAAAAACAAAACAATGGAGAAATTGAATTTATTATAATTAAGAATAACCATGAACCTATTATTAATAGAGAAACATGGAATACAGCACAAGAAATTTTAAAGCAAAGAAGAGTAGAAAGTAAAAGAGGAAATGGATATACAAAACATTGTTGGGGAGGTAAAATAATTTGTCCTGAATGTGGAAATAAATTTAGAAGAAAAGTTTTAAAAAACAAAGATGGTACTGATAGACCAATTTGGATATGTATTAATTATCATAATAATGGTAAAAAAGGATGTGAAAATTCAAGTTATTTAAGAGAAGATGTGTTAAACGATACTTTTCAAGTTGTAATTAAAAAACTTAAACAAAAATCAAATCAAGATAGAATTATTAAGAATTTAAATAATATACTAGGCGAATTGCTTGAAAAAGACAATTCTAATGAAAAAATAGAAAAAATTAATAAATCTATTAATAAAATAAAAAACAAAAGAGAAAAATTGTTAGAACTATATATGGAAAGCAATTTAACAAAAGAAGTTTTTACTGAAAAAAATGATAAATTAAACATGGAAGAAGAAAATTTATTAAATAAGAAAAATATGATAGAACAAGCCAAAAATAAATTAGAAAATCAAAAACAAGATATATTAGATTTGTATGAAGTGATAAAAAATAAACCAGACAACTTAAAAAATATTGATGATTTTGTAAACAGACATATTAAAGAAATAATTAAACACAAAGATAAACTTTCGTTTGTATTAAAAACGGGAGAAAAAATAGATGCAGATTTATCTAAATATCCAAAAAGGATTTGTAGTAGAGATTACATCACTATAATGGATATTAAGGTTTTGCAATTAATTAATAGAGGGGCAGTACAATATTACGAAGAAATAGGTGTGGAAGTATTACTTGTAGCATAAAAAGATAGGAATAAGGGAGAGGATTAACTCTCCCATTAATTATTCTACGCCTTTAACTTTTGCGTTCACAAATTTAGCCAACTTACCAATAACTTCAACTGCGTACCAACTAAATCCAGCAGTCATCAACAAACTAACAGCCATGACTAATGTAAGTTCTTGACCACTAATGTTTATGGTGATATTAGGAACTAAGACACCTACATAATAGACTCCAATAAAAGATACGCTGACAATCAAACCTTTAATTGTACCATTAAAAAATTTTCTTTTATCAAATTTTCTTTGTAAGATGCTATCAATACTACCTAATAAGATATTAATTACAATCAAACCCATAAGTCCGACACCTAAATACAATATTTGAAAATCAACAACAAAATCCATTTAATTTTCCTCCTTATTTTCTAATTTCTTAAAATATTCTAAAATACCTAACTTAGTTGCGTAAGCACAAATTAATCTGAATTTTTCATTTAATAATAAAGTTTCTTCATTTGGATTGGTATGGTATCCATATTCAACAATACATGCTGGTGTATCAGAATATCTTAACACACCATAATAATCATCATTGCCTTTTGAATTTAATCTACTTCTTGCAAATCTTCTTTTTCTACCACATATTTTATGAACACTATTTAAAACACATTCAGCGAGCAATTTACTCTCATTGTAAGGGTCAATAGAATAATAAGTTTCTATACCTTGAACATCGTTATTATTAGGCATAGCATTGGTATGAAGAGAAATAAATATATCAGCATCATTTTCATTTGCAATTTGTCCACGTTCATATAAAGTTAAATATTCATCTTTGTCTCTTGTTAATATTACATTTGCTCCTAATTCTTTTAGCATAGGTTTTAATTTTAATGCTATATCTAAAACTCCATCGGCTTCTATATATCCATTTTGACCACGATTATATCTATCAGAACCACCATGACCTGGGTCAAGTACGATAGTTTTATTTTCTAAAGGTAAGCCTCCTATATAAACACTATCATCTACAAGAAAACCATCTGATATTTGCCTACCAGCGATAAAAACCTTTACGCTCCTCAAAACATCACCACCTTATTTAAAACAAAATTTTAGACAAATCAAATCCTATAAGTCTCAAGCCAGCCAAACCACCTAAAACATATATTAATAATTTTAATGACCAAGGAGACTCTGAAAATTTTACAAACATATTGCTTTTTTCTTCTTCAACCGCCTTTTCAACTTTCCCCAATCTTTCTTCAAAAGAATACATTTTGCTAGAGAATATTTCTTTTAAATCGTCTATTTTATCAAGTATTTTTTCATAATATATTTTTGTTTTTTCATTTTCTGTTGTAGCTATATTTAAATTTCTTTGGACTACAACAACAGTATTTTCTAATTTATCAACCCTATCATCTAAAGCATGTATATATGGACAGTCTTTACATTTTTCATTCAATTTAACTTCCTCCTCGATTTATGGTATAATCAAAGAGAATAGGCTAGGAGATACCACCTCCGAACACCTACAGTCTCCTCGATGTAGGTTGCCTATTTTAATCCATAATAAATATAAACTTTTTTATATTCTTTATCCCACCAAATACCTTTAAATCTTTTACCAACTAAATCTTCAATTATTTTACGAGTCCATAAATAACTCTTACCATTTTCTAATTTAAATCCTTCATCATTTATATCATAAGTAATAAAATATACATCCATTAAACTCCTAATCCAATTCATAAATGCATCATTTTTAATTCTGCCTTCTAAAATATCTTCAAAATAATTTGCAAAATCTTCATAAGCAGGAATATATCTATAATTACCTTGATCTATTAAATTAAATTGCCTTCTAATTTTACCTTTACTTAGTTGCTGTGCTTTAATCCAAAAATCACTATCTTCAATAGTTCCATACTCAACATGTATAAAATGACCTAACTCATGCGAACACTTACTTGGTTTTACTAAATTTAATTGTTCTTCAGATAATCCGATAACTTTTGTTTCTTCTTCATTAATTACATTAGTATAAATAATATCTCTTTCATCAATAAAATGTTCTCTATTTGCCAACCAACCAGTAGTAGGTTTACCCTCATATGGAATATCTACATAGAAAGATAAATTAGGATAAATACCAGGATAAAAACCTTCTCTGCGGAATAGTGGTAAATATCTTTTTTCAAATGTTGCTTTTTCATATTTATCTTTAAAAAAGTATTGCAATTATTTCACTCCTTTCAAATTAAATTAAAAAGAGAGGGAGAACTGCACCCTCTCTTGTATATAATTACATATTTTCATAAAACAAATATTTTATCTTATATCTTTTAAGCAGATTTTTGAGTATTAAAAATCCCTTCAAGATTATCTAAATCTGAAGGGAAAAGTATTAGGTAATTTAAGTTATATTTAAATAATTTAAAAATTGACTATAATTTTTAACATTTTTATCTGGGCAATTACCAATATAATAAAAAGGACTTGGTAATCCCCATTTATTATTAATTAATTCATTGTATTTGATGGGTCTTTTTAATTTGTCACAAATTTCTAAGAAGCATTCAATATAATATTTATAAGGTTTTGATTTATCTACAATATTAATCACGACCTTTATTTCTGCAAATCATTTCATATCTTTTTAATAATTTTAAATTCCGTTCATTCATTCTAATCATTCCTATGTATTTTTTTATATAATTCATTAGGTGTTAAGTTTTTCCATTCAGGTTTATCAAGATAATAAGACACTAATTCTGAACAAATAAATTGGTTGGGAGTATTCCACACTTTCCCAACCTTAAACATATACCAAATAAATTGTTTAAAATCATAGTTATATCCAATATATTTTCTTAATTTTTCTACATTATATTTGACAGGTAATTTTATAATTTCATAATCCTTAAATCTGAAATGTCTAATCCTTACACCTAATGGATATTGACTATCTATTACATGATTTTCATCTATTGCAATAGCAACATGAGAAAATTCTCCCTTATCAAAAAATCTAATAAGAAAAGAAAGGGGAGACTTACCCCTAACAAAGATTAAGTCTCCACGTTTCATAATTACCACACCACACTTTGTACTTCTTCAATAGTTGTTGCATTTTCTACTTGTGTTTGTAGTGTATCTCTAAATTTACTAATATTTAAATTAATAGTATTAAATGCTTCTAACTTAACTAAATCAAAAGTTGCCTTATCTAACTCAACTCTCTCTACTAAACCAGTAGCATTATTGACAACTGTCCATTTTACTGAGGTTAATAATCCTTCTTTAAACATAGCATCTGTTCCTGTAAAATTAGCCTGTGCTTCCATACTAAGTGAAAAATGATAAGATATATTGTTAATTGTATAATCAAAGCCTTCTAATATTGCTTTATTACAAAAATAATTTAATTGATTTATTTTTGCTTGTTTTACCTGATCAAGAGTAGCAGTAGTAAAATCTAATTCATTATATATATCATCTGCTGTTTTCTCACCTTTATTTATATCATTTGCAATTTTTTCTTCAACAATCTTCTTCATAGTAGGACATTTCTCCATAATTAATTCCCATGTTAACATAGCTTAATTCCTCCTATACCCAAATATTTAATATTTCATTTATTTTATTTTTTAACTCATTATCATTGGCATCAGCCGACATATCAGTTGTAATTGTTGATACAGCGACCATTGCAAGTTCCTTATCTGCTAAAGGTAAAAGACTATCCCAAATATTCGCAATATCTTTTGATAATTGATTTATAGCACCTGTATTACTATCCATCTGTGCTGAACGGTTAATCGGCACACTCCAAGTAATCTCCGGCAGTACAGTAGAGTTAACTATCAACGTACCATTTTCAAAACAAGTTAATGGTGTTATAGCACCTTCTGTTATTACTGGCTCTGCTAACTGATAATTTAGTAAAGTTATATTATAATCGTTGATAAAATTACTTTGAGCAGTTGCTAAATCGGCATATTTGCCTTTTGGAACAACAAAAGAAACATAGTTACCGCTAAATTCAGTAGGGCTACCATTGGCTATATAATATTGTCCTATTTTGTTAATATTATCCCATGCACTATTTGTACCATCAAACTGTATTTTACCGTGCAAATCAACCAAACCAACATCAGCGAAATCCCATATTGTACTCTCACTATCCCATAACTCATTATGAATTTGCACTAAATCAACATTTGCACCACCAGTGTAGTATCGCAAAATATCTGATGATTTAATTGCAAAATCTTCACTAACCCTTTTTATATGCTTCCCATCTTCGCTAATTTCATCTTTAGTGCCATTAGGTAGTGAACGCAAAACAGGAGGATAGTTTTCGCTTGATTTGTAGGGTTCATAGGCGGTTGCAGGTAACTCGTTCTTATTTTCTGCCATTAACTCTAAATTACTGAAATCTAATGTTTTATCAATTTGTATTTCTATTCTCCATGTATTACTAGGTATTTGTGCTAAATATTCTCTTGCAACTGTTCCAGTTGTAACTGTTGAAAAACTATTATCTTCATATCTAGCATAAATAGCCATTCCATAATCATTATTTTTACTAATTACTAAATTATTAAATTCTTTTACATTATATATATCCCAAACTCTTTTTGTAGAAGTTTCTCTAAATACTGTTTTGTCAATTAAATTCTTCCCTACACTCAGTAAACTATCTCCTTCGTCACTAAATGTAGATTTAGTGCCTTCCCAATATCCTTGTCTTACTAAGTCTAACATTTGTTCTTCTGTGAAATCTTCTATTCCGTTTGCTGTCATGTTGATTGCAAATACACCTGTGTTACCGTCTACCTCAATAGCAGTTGAAGCATTAGAATATATTTGAATAACATTTGATGTGATACCGACATCATCATTTATATCATATATTTCATACCATTTGTCTTGAATTAGATTTGATGCTTTTAAATATAAAGCACCAGTAAAACCTATACCTAAATTAAGACCTGTACCAGAAACATCTCTAACTTTTGCATAAAGAAAGTATTTATCATCACCTTTATCATTTGGTAATGACTTAAAAGTCCTATAATCATTAGTTAATAGAACACCATCAGTTACAGATACTGCGTTTGCCCACTTGGTAGTACCATTACTGAAATCTCCATTTTCGACTAATTGATTAACGGTTAATCCTTTCAATCCTACGTTAACTTGCCCATAAACGGTAGTGGAGGGGAGAGATATTACACTAGATGTTTCGGTGATTGGGGTTGAATAGTTAGATTGAGAATATTCATTTTCGATGGTAGCTACTCTTGTTTCATGATCGTTTAATTCATTATCTATTTGAGTATGTGTTTTAGTACCTTTATTTAGTAAATCTTCATGGTCTATTTGTGGAGCATTACCAGGAGTTCCATCATGTTTATGACCTGTATTTGGGTCAAACTTTTCCACCACTCCTTCAGTATCTAAATTATTAAAATTGTCAATCATATCTTGTAAGTTTGTTACAATATCTGGATTATCATTATGAGCATAGATGCGTTCGGCAGGATATTGTATTATTCCACGACCTTTATATGTCGCTGTAACAGATTTGCCTTCTTCTAAAACATTAAATGTTACAACACCATTTTGATAATTAACAATAAACTGAGTAGAAGTAGGTTCTCCTTTATATATTTCTGTATATCCAGATATGGTTACATGGTCGAACTCAGAAGGAATTTCTGATAAAATAATTCTCTGATTTATAATAGTTTGCGTATCAGTTTTGTCAACATAGGGATCTTCTGCAGTACCTTGTCTCCACGTAATACGGAGAGGGTTGTTGTATTGTAGATACTGTGTCATAAATTAACCTCCTTTTTAGAGACATAAAAAAGAGAGGCTTGCCTCTCTTTTAAACAAAAATCATTATTTTATTCTATATTTTTTTCTTCTATTGGTTGGTTTAATGCTGTTAATATTTCATTCATAGCTTGAATTTCTTTTAATCCTCTTATTTCTACTCTATCTAAAAATATCATTAAATTCTTCACATAATTATCTTCAAATTTAATTAATTTACTCAATTTTTTATCCTCCTTACAATCCTCTATTAGTAAATTGTTGTTCTACCCATCCTCTAGTTGCGACTAAGTTGTCTGTAATTGCAGAAAGTCCAATAAATACATCGCCATCTAAAAAAATATCATCATTGCAACTTATAGTTATATCATAACCATTGCTTTCGATATAAGCAGACGAATCATTTCTTATATTAAAATCACTACAATTATAAACATTAAAACCACTGTTAGCACAATTAATATTCAATCCTGTTCCAGCACCAACATGTGACAATTCAGTATGTACAAATCTTATTAGACTGGTTTCAAAATCTATACTATATGCACCAGTTAAATATGTTGAACCACCAACAGAACCTAACTCAACCCCATCAGACCATTTTCCTAAATAATCAGCATTTATTTTTACTTGGTTATCTATAGTTTGTAAAATATCAGTGCCATCTAATATTAATTCGTTACAAATTATCTTACCTTCAATAGTTAAATTGCCACTTGTATCAGCATATAATTTTTTACTAGTCCAACCATCATTAGTTGTATTTCTAACACCTATAGTTATACCTTCTGTAGCATTTAACATAGTAGTTATTCCATTATCGCCACTAACAGTAATTCCATTAGTTGTATCAATTTTTACACCATTGTATAAAGTATTTTTCTGAATAGAATTATTCCATTTATTAACTGATGTAGAATTGATTTGGCTTTCAGGCAATCCATTTGTAATTGTTAATGAAGCACCTGCAATAGTAACTCCATTACCATCAACAGAAAAAGAACCACTGTCATTAACAATGGTTAAATTATTACCTGCAATTATTTCACCTATTAATTTTTCAGCATATACTCCTGAACTATCAATCGCTACGCCAAAAGTATTTCCTCCATCTTGTGTTAAACCAATAACTCCATTCGTCATTCTTATATATTTCAAAGGATCGGCACTGTTTGATATCGTAACTCCACGTTCATTAACTGTTACACTATTATTTACACCTGAAATTATTTCTCTTTTAGCACTATCCCATGTATTATTTAAAATAGTAGAAACTTCATTACTTGTGCTAAATGCTGTTTGCCATTTAAACTTATTCATATCAACAATAGAAGAAGTGGATATCACATTATAAAATTCTTTCAAAAAATCATCATCGTCAGTTTTTATATCTTTTGTATTTGCAATAGTCAAATTAATATCTGCATTTTCAAAATTATAATATATTTCAATTATTTTAGTAGAAATATTTATGTTTAATTTGTCATATTGGACATTTATAATGTCTCCTAATTGTAATTTATCCCAATTTAATTGTTCTTCAATTATTTCTAAAAAATTCACAATATCTAATTCAAATATAATTTGTGGTTCACGTATATCTTGAAATGTTTCAATAGCTTTATTATATAATTCTTTATCATCATAAATATTTTCATTAGACCATTCTTTTTCAATAATAAACTGATTTCTTTCAACTATTTGTTCAGGTGTAAAATTATTTTCTATAGATATTTCATTTTGTAATGTAGTTATTTGACTATCGATATTAGAAATATCATTTTCAACTGAAGTAATTTCAGATTCTTTATTTGCTATTTCATTTTCTTTATTTTGTAAATCAATCTTTAATTGTTCTTCATCCCCTACACCTGTTGATTGAGCAATGTCTAAATTATCTTGTATTACTGCCAATTCAGTTTCTAAAGTAGATAATTCATTTTCTTTAGTTGTTAAAGTATTTTGTAAAGTTTCTTTTTGTGTGAGTAAAGCATCAAAATCACCTTTTTTTGTTTCTAACAAATCATTGTAGACAATAATTGCTTTACATAATCCATCGGACATATAATCTGAATGTTTTATGATATTTCCATCTACATCTTCTTCATAAGGATGTATGAAATAAGTAAAATCTTCAATATAATTAGTGCCAGTAGGATTAACACGTTGAATACTTAATTCATCCTTACCAAAAACTTTTAATCTAGTAACCATTTCATCGACACTAGATATTTTATTTAAAGATTTTAGATATTTTCCATAGTTGATTTTAAATCCTCTATCAATCCCCACATTATCAGATTTATAAAAACTAATAGTACGATTAAGAGTATCCCATACTACTAAAGCATTAAATGTTTCTGCAATTTGATAAACAAAATCTAATAATGTAGCATTAGATACATTAAATGAGCGATACATAATATCAAAATCTGCATCAATATAATCAATAGTCCATATACTTGAAGATAATACTTCAGTTAATACTTGTGTGGCATTATAAGAGGTAACACTATAATCTCTAATTAATTTATCCCGCAATTCATAACCAAGGCTAAAAGTATGAACTTCTTTATTATCGTTATCTTCATTCATATTGTCTATTAATTCATTTATAATGAACCATTCAGTATAATTTCCTAAAACTAATTTAATTAAATACCGTTCTTTGAGTTTATTGATATTATCATTAAATTTTAATTCATGATTTATTTCAATTTCATAAGGCAAGGAAAAAGACAGCTCATTGAGCTGTCTTAAACTTAATTTTAAATTTATATCAAAACTTTCATTTAATTTACCAATTATTTCTTTATTTGGTTTACACAAAAATAACTGTGGTTTTTGAGGTTTTAAATTTAAATCAATATCTAAAAACAATAAAAATCACCACCTATCCAGCTAGAGTGCGAAATTGGTAACGCATTTGAATTTTACAATTTCCTTTAATTAATAAGTTATTTGTACCGTATTTTAATTGAAGGTATGTGTCGTTAAACGATTCATATCTAAATTCATTTGGCAAAGTTGTTTCAATAATTTGTTTCTCGCAATTTATATAAACTTCTTCACCATCTAATAATCCTGTAAATTTAAATTCCTGATTGCCATTGGTTTGATTTATTATTGACACATCTCCATTACCTACTTTAATAATAGAGATTTCAGGGTATATGTCTATATCGCCTGAATTAGTAAATTGTAAAACAGTACCATCTACTGTATTTGTACTATAATCATAAACAGGTGAAGTGTAAGTAGGAGAATAGGAGTAAGGTGAGTTACAACGCATTTGTATGTTTAAATATCCCTGTTTTAAACCATTATGGAGTAAATCTACTGAACCGTTATACATGCAATAAAAAATTCTATTTACGTTGCTAGTAGTATAAAAAGGCTTGTAATAATCTTGATTTAACCATCTGGCAATTGAACGTATGATATCTTCTTCCCATGTATTCTCAAAAGCAAATTGTAAATTTAAAGTAAGAGGAGAACGTGTCACCCCTTGAAAGTAAGGAATATCATTTCCTCTTATAGATATTTCATTTATATTTTTTTCTGCTAAAAAAGTTTCTTCATATAAACCTGTGGAAACTTGGCAATTAAGTAAACCCATATCAACCGAAAAAATTCCATCATAATAAAAGTCAGTAGTTTCTTTCAAATAAGATCACCTCACTTACTTCTTACCAACACTTTTCATTTTATTAGAAATAAATGTAAATACATTTTCTTGATCTCTTCTTGTTCCTCTGAAGTTATCAAATACAAAGTTCATATTATAAATATCTCCATTAGCACCAGCTAATACAGGTTGTTTTGGAATAATACTTTTAATTATATTACTAATTGAAGTAGGCACATTTAATAATTGCTTTTCATTAAGCACCAATTCACCTTTGAGTAATTTTGCTATTTCTTCTGTTTTGGAATTAAATGAAACTCCTCCAACTTCTCCACCACCATGATAATAACCTAAATCTTTTAACATTTCTCTTTGTTTTTCTATTAGTTCAGCATCTCTACCATCTGAATAATATAAGTCACCACCAGTATTCGCATTGGTGTTACGTGTATTTCCATAACTATCTTTATAACTATATTTCCCAGTATTAAAAGAAGCATAAGAAGATAAACTGTTTAATTCTGTTTTAACAGACCTAATGCTATCAATTAAATTATTTTTAATACTCTGACTTACATTTTGTAATTTACTATCTACTCCATTAACAAACCCATCAAAATCAGACAATACATTTTCTAAATGACCATTTATTATTTCTTCACGTATAGTAGTATACATACGTTCATTATTGATTAGATTATCATAGTGAGTAATAATAGATTGTCTTTCTTGTTCTAATCTATTTTTAGTTTTTTGGTATTTTTTATCTTCTGATTCTTGTTTAGCTTCAATATCTTCACGATATTCGTCTAATTGGTCTTGTAAATTATCCCGGCGTAATTCTCTACTACGGTCAGTTTTTAACCTTTCAATCTCTTCTTCTTTCTCAGTTAATTGTTTATTAAGTTCAAATAATCTTGCTCTAGCTTCAATACTATTATCTAAAGAAAGAACATTTATTTCATCTTGAATTTCTGCACGCTCTTGTTGTAAGTCAGATAATTGTTCATTGTAATCTTCTTTATTTGCCTCTCTATCAAGGAGTTTTTGTTTTTTATTTATATAATCTTCATATTCATCTAGTTCATCTTGAAGATTATCTACTACTCTTTGATGTCTACGTTCTTCAGCATTAATTTCATCATCTAACGCATTTAATTTTGCTTCTTTTTGTTCTTTATAGACATTTTTATAAATTTCAATTACTTTGTCTGCTAATTCATTTACTTTTTTCTCCCAATCTTCATTTATTTTCTGCACTTCATTATTTAAATTTTTAATTGCAATTTCTGCATCATAAATAGAGTTTTCAGATGAAATGATACTTTTATTGAGATTGGTGAAAGAAGAAATTAATTCATCTAAATTTTCTTTTTGTTTATCAGTTAATTTATTATAAGTATCCGTATTTACAGACAATGTTTCTAAATCATCAGAAACTTTTACTACATTACTATAAGCACCTAATTGATCTGCAATACCTTGACGAGCATCTTTTTGTTGGGTTAGCAAATCTTCATTTAATTTGATTAGATCATTTTGTAATTCTATCTCTTTATTTATTAAAGGTAATCTTTCTTGTTCAGTTGCTAAAACTCTTTGTTTTTGTATAGATATTAACTCTGCTTCTTTTTCAGATAGTAATTGAAGTGTATTGAAAAATTGTTCTAAACGAGATTGGTATGGATTTCCTGCATCGCTACTACCTAAACCAGTAGATGTAGTAGAACTAATTACATCAGAAGGACGTGTACCAGTTCTATTACTGTCAATTGGTGTATATGGAGAATCAGGTTTTTTCTCAAGAAATGCTAATACTTCTTTCGTTTCTCTTAATTGCGAATTTACTATTGCCTGTTCTGCTAACTTTTCCGATAGTTTATTTACGTATTTTTCTCTATCAGCATCATTTAAATCCATTCTCATTCCGTATTCTTTACCATTAATACGAAATGCTTTACTATAACCTCTGTTAAGCACTTCATTATAATAATCAATTTCTTCTTGTAGTTTTTTCCTTTGACTTTCCAAATTTTGAATATTAAATTTTCCTTTTGATTTTTCTGTTTGAATAAATAATTCTAGATTTTCTTTCTGTTTATTCATTGTTTCAATAATTGCATTTTTTAAATTACCATAAGCTAATTCCTGGTCATTTATACTGCTAATAATAGAAGGGTTAATATCAATTAATTTGTTTTGAACATCTAGCAAGTCATTTTGTGCTACACTGTTTTCTCCATATTCATTTTTTAAGTTTTCTAATTCTCTATCTAATTCAACTGTTTTTTCTTTTTGTGTTTGCATTTTTCTTAAAGAAGTTTCAGTATTTTTATTAAAATCTTCAATTTTACTATTAGTTGATTGAATAGAAGAAGCATATGCTGTATAACCTATTGTTGCAGTTGCTAAAAGTGCCAATAAAATATTCAAACCACCAGTCATAGCAGTTATTTGAAAATTAACTGCCTGTAAAGATGTTACTAACTTTATTGCTAATACTGAAGATAATCCAGCCATAGCTATTTGCAAATAATTAGTTTTATTTATTAATATATCTAAAAATTCAACAAAACTTGTTAGTCTATCTATGAAATTTTTAATAAAATCTGAATTAATTGCATTTTTCCAAAATAACTGAATAGAACTTGTTAATAATGAAATTTTACCAGCTATACTATCTAAGTATTTTTCATTTTCTATTAATGCAGAATTTGCAGAATTAGTGGCAGATTCTATTGCCCCTTCAACTGATTGCCAGTTCATTAAAATGGCATTTAAAACTGGTGCCTGCCTGATTCCTGACGTTAATTCTCCAATTTTCGCTCTTTCTTCATCATTAAGGGTAGACCATACTCTTGCTAAATCTTGTAATATATCATAAGTTGAACGTAATTCACCATTTTTTGTTTGAATATCAATTCCAGCAAATTCTTTAAAACTTCGCTGTAGCTTCGGCATGAGTCCGTCAATTTCTTCGCCATTTTCCGAAATTCCTCTCAGTCTACTTGATATCGTGATCAGACCAGTTGAAACTTTCTCCATATTCCTTAAAACTTCATAACCACCAGTAAGAATACCACTTAATTCTTCTAAGGAAGTACCAGTTTGAGATAAAGTACCAGACGCTCTTTGTAAACCTTCTGCTAATTTGACTGTATTGACTGCATAATTATTTGAAACCTCATTGAGAAGATTCACAATATGTACAGAATCTTCAGCAACCAAATTATATCCTTTCATTACAGCTATTAAATATCCAGCAGATTCAGCAGTATTATCTAATCCATCTGCGACATTTGTTAACAATAATGCTTGTTCGGATAATTTTGCCGAATCTGCAATATTCCAGCCAGCCCTGAGAAATTCTGCGGACGCATCTATAACATCTTTTCCAGTTCTACCAATTTGTTTACCTGCGTTATAAGCACTATCTGTAAAATCGTCTAATTCTTTAGATGTTAAATCTGAAACTTTTCTTAATTCGGTAAGTGAGGAGTCTAATTGTATTATTGAATCTACGCCTGTTTTAATACTATTTATTACTCCTACTATTGCACCGCCCAATAGATACCACTGAGTAAATTTAGAAGCTGATGATAATAAAGATTGACCAAAAATATCTACAGATTTTGTTGTGTCTTTTATTGCATTATCAACATCTTTAATTGGTTTAACAGTCTTCTGTGTTTGTGTATTTGTTTTTTGAACTTTTTTGCTAACATCACTTAATACATTACCATATTTATCATAGATAACTGCCGAACTATTTACACTATTATTAACATTATTTATACTTTTAGCAACCTTAGCCATGTTTAAATTAAGGTTAATATTGCTTACACCTTGCATTTTTCTTATCCAATTCCTTAATTCTGTTTCTGCTATCTTAAAGTTGTACTTAATAGGTAAATTGATACTTAAATCTTTTGCCACACAATCTCACCCACTTTCATAAAAAAAGAACCCCATCACTGGAGTCCTAATAATGATTTATACTGTTTATGTTTTTCTTGAAACTGTAATTCAAATTCTCTTGCTTTATCTTTGAAGTTTTCATTATAAGCAGTTGTATATTGTGCTAAATATCTTAAAGTATCCCTTAAAGCTTCTGCTATAAATTTTTCTTTATCAGTATTATTTTCTGTTGTTTCAATAGGAGATAAATTTACTACTTCTCTTTTTTCATCTGTGAAAGTAAAATATTTAGTTTCGTATATTTTTTCTATTTCATTATTAACTTCAATAGCTTTATTATAAAATTCTTTACTTATATCTTCAGGTATTTGTTTATCTTTCGTACCACATCCAACCAACAATAGCATAAAGCATAAAATAATAATCATACTTTTCCTCATATACTAATCCTCCCAAAGAGTGTATTATAATTATATTATACACAAAACGAAGGATTGGTATACTTTAAATTATTATTTAACTTTATTAAAATTTATTTTACATTCATTATTACAAAAATGTTTTTTAAATTTTTTAACTTGAAAAGGTTTTAATAATAATTCTTCTCCACAATAACAACAATTATTTTTAATCCTCTGTTTTTTCTTATATTCATGCATACAATCACAGCCACAAAAATGATGATTATTTTTATTATAACGAGAAATCAATTGTTCGGTACTTTTTCCACAATTTTCACAATTAAAAGTTATCCATTTGTCTTTTTGTTTTTTGCTGATTTTTTCTTTCAGTTTTATATTTATAATTTTATTTAAATTTTTACTTGACCAATCCATATAAGGTTTGATTAAAAATTTTTTTAAAAATAAATCTTCATTATCTAAATAATAGTTAAAAGAATGATAATTATCTAATAATCCTTTTTTATTAATATATAACAATATCAATTTCTCACATAAATCAATATTGTTCAAAATATCTTCTTCCCATAGATACAAAATATTAATATTATAATTATTTTTAATATAAGACTGTTTCGCTTTATCTTGTATTATTCTTTTATGTTGCATTTCATATAATATTTCATCATAAAGCCTATTATCTGTATGACAATAAGTACCCATACACTCAATCATTAAATTATAATTAATTAAGTAATTATCTATTGAAAAGTATTTGCAGTTATATTCATTTTTATATTTTATACTCATATTATCTAAGAGTTTATTAATTTTTATTTGAATTTCTGTTTCGGAATTTTTAATAAGTCCATCTTCTAAAATTTTTACTGCTCTTATCTTAGATTCCTCTTTCCATTCATCTTGCTGTGACCATTCTTTTGCATACCAATCTTGCCTACACTTATTAGAACAAAAATGCTTTTGATTTAATTTTAATTTGTAAGGCTTTGCATAAAACTCTTTTTTACACCATTCACAATTAATTATTTTTGATGAAAAATTATGATGATTTTCTCCATTTTTATTTTCACTTTCCCATTTATTTCTACATTTCATAGAACAATACTTACTATTATATTTTTTATCGTGACTTCTTTTAACTGAATATTCATTACCACAATAGATGCAAGTTTTGATAATTGTAGACTTTTTAGACAATTCTTCTTTTAATCCTTTGTGATATTTGTAAGAACACTCTTTAGAACAAGTTGATTTCTTATTAAATTGACTTGGAGTTACTTTAAATTTTTTACTACATATTTTACACTGTTTTTCAATTTTATTTTCTCTGAATTTATTATGACATTCTTTTGAATAAAAATGATTTTTACTTCTTTCAATTAAGTAATTTGATTTATTTATTTCTTTTCCGCAACTATCACATTTAACAATTGGCATTCATAACCACTCCTAAGTATTATTTTTATATTAAACCACTCCAAATAAATTAAAAAAGCAGGGGAGGAGTGGTATCCCCTACTTAACCAAAGTTGATCAGACTTTGGTATATTTATATTGTATTACAAATATATACAAATGTAAAGTATTATTTTATGTTTAACTCCATAATAAAATCCCACTTTTATAACAGTCAAGTATCAAAATATTCCAACGAATTATATATTAAATAAAATATAAAAAAACCAAACAAATGTTTGGTTAAGACTAGTAGTTTATAAAATAAGTGTGGTATAATAATTTTAGAAAAATTTTCTACGAGAAATTAATCCTTCTAAAAAGATACATATTAGTTTTATCTCTTCTTCGGTCAACTCATCTAATCGTTCCAATAAATCATATATAAGAGGAGATACTTTTAAATCATTTTCAGGATTTTTATAATCACTTAGTCCAAGAATATAGTCAGCAGATACATTAAATTTATTACAAAGCATGATTAATTTTTCAAACTTAGGTTGCCTAATTCCACTTTCATATTGATAGATACTATTTGCTGAAACTAAACCTAAATATCTAGCTAACTCTTCAGGAGAAATATTATTTTCAATTCTTAATTTTTTCAATCTTTCTGGAAACATAAATATTTCCCCCTAGCAAACAAAATGAAAAAAATATTAAAAAATATAAACAAATTGTTGACATTTAACCATAAATTTCATATTATACTATTAGATACTAAATAATAATAGTATATACAGTTAACTTAAATAATATACCACTAGTAGTAAAAAAAATAACACTATTAGTTGCAAATAAAAATAATTACTAACATAAAAATTAGTAATCATTGACATAAGGACAAACATAACTTATAATTTAATAGAATTGCCATAATATTCTCTAAAAGGATGGATGGATACATAAATGATATGGCAACCTAACAATTTAAAAAGGGAGGAAGACAATATTGAAGCCTTTACCGAATATTAATTTACCAGAAGGTACAATCCTAACTATTTGGGAGATAGATAGGATGACCGAAAAAGAAATAATTTTCAAAGAGTGTATCGGTTTTTACACAAAAGATGAAATTCATAATCTTCCAAAAGAATTTCCAGACAACACATATTTTAGAATATCTAATGAAGAAGACTTAAAACTAACAGGTTGGTTTTAAATCTTAGACTGGTTTGCAGACCAGTCTTTTTTTTTATAAACACGTTTCCTAGTGTGTCGAAGGTTCACACTTGATTATTGTAACATTTTGAAATAAATTTGTAAACATATTTACAAATAGTAAATATTCGTTTACGAAATTACTATTAGACAAAAGTTTCAAAAATCCTTTTTTTTATTTGAAAAAATTTCGGTTTTATTTTTAATATATTCAGTTTTGTCTGAAAAGTGTACGGTTTTTATATAAAAACTGTATTTGATTTATTATATATACTATATTAAAATATTTCAAACAAAAAAAGAGATATGTAAAAGAAGGGGAGAGTGCCTTACCGCACACATCTCTTAAAATTAAATTTCAAATTTTGCTTTTTCATCTTGAATTTTCTTTATATCTTGTTTAATATAATGATCTTTAGTTACATCAGTTCCTTTGTGATTTAATAAATGTGAAACAGTTTCCAATGGCATTCCTTTGTTATACAAAATGCTACTACCTGAATGTCTTAAATCATGGCAATGTAGTTCAGGAATATTAATTAAATTACCAATTTTTTTAATCCAAGTGGATTGCATTGCTGATTTGTCTGCTTTTCTCCATTCGCCCTTATGTTTAGTAATAAATAGATATTCACAATCTATATTCGTTTCTTCTCTATATTTAATCCATTTATTTATTAATTCAAAACAACGTGGAGATGGGAAAAGGGTTACAGAATAACCTTCTTTTTCTAACACATCTTCTATACAATTATTTTCAAAATTAATTTGTTTTATTTTAACATTGCTTATTGCATTAACTCTTGCCATAGTAGATAACCCAAATTCAAACCACAATTCTAATTGTAAATTGTCTAATTCTTTTAAACCTTTTCTAATTTTATCTATCTGTTCTTCTGATAAAAATGTTTGTTTAATTACTAGTTTTTCACCTTTGCCAACTTTAGGTCTATCTAAGAAATCAACTGGGTTTTCTTTTATTCTCCGTTTCTTTCTTAAAAATAAATAAAAAGAAGATATACTAGACATTCTTCTTTGAATACGTCTTTCATTATTTTCTAAAACACTAGTACAAAAAGCTATAAAGTCCTCAATCATATCAACAGCATCATCTGTTTCAAAATCTAATAAATATCTATTATTATAATTTTCCATTATATATACTAACCATTGATTGTAGTCGCTCTCATAGCTTTTTTTACTTGCTTCAGATAAATTCATATTTTTAAAAACAAAATATTTTCTAATTAACTCTTTGTTTTCAATATTTATCTTTTCTACTTTATCAGTAGTAGCATATTGATTATATTTTCTACCCAATAAATTTCACCACCTTATAAAATCAAATTTTTATCATATATAAAAATACATAAAAAAAATAGGAGTCTTAGATATTGTCGACTTATATCTAAAACCCCTAGTACGTTTTAATGCCACGTTTACGTAATGCTGTTTTTAATAGATTTATATGTAGACTTTTATCTGCAATTTCATTTTCCGTTGCTTCAATATAATTTCTTGGTTGATGAGAGTAGAGGGGAGAGTTAGTTCCAAACAAAATCCAATTTGGGATATTTTCTCCTTGAGGAGTGCCATCAACCCAACTCGTATGTCCTGTAATTAAATTAATATCATTAAATATATTTAATTCAATATAATCTTTTCCTTTACTATTAACTTTACCAATAATGCTTTCTCTAAGTTGGTAAGTTCTTTCGTAAGAATTAGGATTCACAACATTATAAACAATTTTATCAACATTATCTTTAGTTTTATTAACCAATTTAGGAACAACTTCTTCTTTTAAACTCTCATTTACTTTTTGTCTAATAAGTTGCTCTAATTCTGCAAAGGAATTTGCCATATATCATCATTCCTTATTGTATTTCTTTTTTAATTCTTCTGCTTTTTTGAGTAATTCTAATTCTTCTTCGGTTGGTTGTTCTTCAATTTTCATATTTTTAATAAATAATTCTCTTTGTTCGGGATTCATTTTATTTAGCATATCTATATTTTTCACAATTCTGTTAAAGAAGTTAGTTGTCATACTTGCAATTTCATCAAAAACTTCTTCTAATATATCAGAAGGTGAGTTTAATACTTCTTCAATAACTTCTTCATCTAAACCATTCAAATCTATATTTGTAAGTAAAGGTAAAACTTCTAATAAAACTTGTTTACCATTGATTTCAATTTCATTATTATCTTTAATATTATTTTCCATTATTTTTAATAAAACATTTCTTTTTTCATTATCTAAATTATATATTTCAACACCATTATCATATTTTTTTCTAATTGGATTAAATTTTAAAACCTCTAATGATACTTTATTCATAAATTAAATCTCCTTTCATCCCTTTAAAAATATTATTAAATACTAAAATCATCTAAATATTTCTTTGCATATTTAAATGGATTTTTGTGTTTCTTTATTCCTTCTAAAAATGCACCAATATAAAGCAATATAATTGCAATTATCGATTTTATTTTAGCAATAAACATAAAATCACTTACTTTCTTAAAAAATAAAAGAGGGGTTTATTCTAACCCCTCATCAACTATTTCTCTTATGTTTTCTTGTTTTCTTACTTTTCTCTTGGATTTTTCTAAATCCTTAAAACTATCACCATCAATAGGAGTAAATAAAATTTTAATCATCTTCATATCTAATTCCTTTTGCAAATCTTCTAATTCATATATTCTTTTAATATTATAATTACTCGCAGCAGGATGAGTATATTTTAATTTCATTCAATCACAACCTTATATTGCTTCATCCTGAAGTTTCACGATGTCTATATATTCTCTTTCATTAGAAGAGTTAAGAATAGTATAACAATCAGTAGTAAAATCTAATTCTGTAGCAGAATCACTTGCCATTGTTATTTCAAAACTTGGCTGAACTTTAGCTTTATGAACCTTAAATGTTACAGGAACTCTTAATCCATCTTGATCATCGTCAACTAAACCTCTACCTCTAATAGTTATAAATCCAGGAAAATCACTTGCAGTTATTTTAATATTTTGTGCATTAGCACCAGAAGTGTAATTATAAGATACAAATACTTTGGTACCCTCGGGAGCAGATGTAGCGTTTAAAGTAATAATGTTTCCTGAAATGCTATACTCATTTACATTTAAAGCAGGGTCACCTGCCACTTGCTCTGTAGACAAATCTCTTTCATCTGTTACAAGATAAACTTTTAAAGTTCCAACTAATGGAGTTTGAGATAATGTTATAGTGTTAGTCGCACTTGTAGTTAATGTTTCATCCATAGGAACAGTAGTAGCACCAGTTGTTATATCTTTGCCTATTTTTACTGCTAATGCTTTAATATCAACTATAGGCAACATTGAAGCAAAAGTACAATCCTTAGTATGATCTAAATCAAGGATTTTGTAATTTCCCTGACCCCCTCTGATTGGTAATCTTTCAGCAGTTGTGTTTACACTAGATTGACTAGCATAATCAACTGTAAATAGGACATCACCACGACCGGTAGAAGAATACTTTTCTACAGTGAAATCCAAAACTTCTTTAATCGCAAATGTATTACTCAATTAAATTCACTCCTTTATAAAATTAGAAATAAAAAAAAATAATTTTATTCATTCTTAATTGGTGTACTATAATGTTTGATTTTTTTACTTCCTTGTTCTGACAAAGTGCCATTTGTCATTGCCATCATATTAATTTCATAATTATCAACTTTTAAAAGCCTATAATATTGTTCTAATATTTGAAAATAATTTAATTGATTTATATTTAATGGATTTATAGAATTATGTCTAGCACAGACCGAAGACATTATTTCCAAAAAACCTATGCCATCTTTTTTCTTAACTTTTTCTTGTATTTCTTTTTTTAATTTTTTTGCTCTTTCTAACATTTCTTGAGCAATTTTATTTGCTGGTTTATAATTATCAGTATCTTTATCTAAGTAGTGCATTACTTTTAAACTATCCATAAAAATATTAAAATTATTTTTATCTATATAATTAGTTGAAATATTTTTGTTCTCAATTGTTCCTTCAATAAAGAAAATATTTTTAATGAATGATATTTGTGTTTTAGGTTTAAAATATGATATTAACATCATAAACTCATTTATTAATTTTTCTGAAGATATTATTTTACTAAAAAAAATTTTTTTATCGTCTTCATATAAATCAACAAATGTATTCAAATAATGATTATATAAAAATAATTCATTTACTTCTGATATTTTAGGGCAATATAATTCACCTATTTTCTCATCAACTAAAAAAGTTTTACCTAAAAACACATTTGTTTTAATATAAGATTTAATATTATTATCCATAATATCACTTCACAAAATTTTGATTTCTAAATTGTAATTGATACCCAACATATCCTTCAATACCAAATATAGGTCTAGCAACTATTCCATTACTTTTACCTACATTACCAAAAATATTTGTGTCATTTAATAATTCAACTACTCTCTTCATCAATCTATACCCACGATTATCATATCTATGCCAATCGTAAGGCACAAATATATCAATTAAATAATCAGTAGGAGCAATATGATTACTTAAACCAATATTACCAGGATATAAGCAAATTCTACCTTTTTCTTCATCATCAACGGTAGGCAATCTTCCCCAATTTAAAAATATTGGTTGACCAGTAGTAGTGAAGAAATATTCATTAAACCTTTCGCCTATAGTTTTAGTTTCTGTTATAGAAGGATTTGTTGTGGTTATCTGTAAAACATCAAATGAAGGAGATGTGGTTGGTATGGTTAAAAAACGTAAAATTGTTTCATCATTCATGAAGATTAATAGGATGGCTTTGGTGTCAACATCTAAATTTAATTTAAAATCTTCCATTTAGTACCATCCACCCCCCGAATCTTTAACAACTTCCAAATCACAAATTCCCACAATCTGACTATCAGTATCACTAACTGCTTTAATCTGACAAGTTCCCACACCAACACTAGTTACTAATCCATTTTGGTCAACCGTAGCAATATTACTATCAGTAGATTGCCATGTTACGGTTTCAGTGTCTAATAAAATGTCGTTTTTATCATAAACTTGGACAATAAGAGTTTTAGTATTTCCAACTGATAATGAAAGAGTAGAAGGAGTTATTATTATATCACCAATTTGTGTTTCACTAATAGGATATAAATTATAAAACTCTTGAGGTGTTTCATCAGACGGTATTTCTTTAGCACGTAATATTACTAATCCATAATCACCATCAATCTTTGATTTATCAATCCCCTCAACTGAATATCTTTCATACCAACCCTCGCCAAATAAATAAAATTCATTGTTTTTCTGTATTTTTGAAGTATTAACATTTTTAGGTAATGTAATTACAGTCACATCATTAGGTAAATTTATTGGTTGATTGTCACTATTTGTATAAAGATTTTTTTCATAATATCCATAAGTGGTATATACTATTTCTCCAATCTTAAAATAAAAAGGGAGAATATTACATTTTCTTATTTGAGCAATTTCATAAATAGGATTATTTTTATCACTTATAGAAATAGTCAACCAATAATTATTACCAATCTGCAAATAATCACCAATATTTATATGATCATCAGGTTTAGGAATAATTCTTTTTCTAGTAGGATCATTTTCATCTGATATATGAAAATCTCTTAATATATTACTACTATTTACATAAGCAGTAATATAAGATGGATTATTGGCAAATTCATCTTTAAATTTCTTTTTAGTAATATCAATTTGATTTCCATATACACCTAATCGTGCATTATATAAATCTAAATCCAATGCCAACTAATCCACCTCCTTTATTAAAAATCTGCCAAAGTAAATCTTTTCCAAGCGTCTGTACTTTTTTCATGAGCAGGTTTAATATTTACATAATAATAAGTTTCATCTTGCAGCATTGTATATGGAATAGGAGCAGTAGTTGCATATTGTCCACCAACTAAATTCTTCTGCACTTCAGCAGAACTTAAAGCTGTAGCACCAGTACCACTAGCAGTAGCAGATACACCAGATAATGAATCGATAGCACCTGCAACTATAGTAGCAGTATTTTTAGTTGCATCTAATGCACCCACACCATCAGTTCCTAAAGTTACAACTATATTAGTACCAGTTAATACTGCATCCATAGCAATATCTGTTCCAGAACCTTCTACAACTTCAATAGTATAATTATTACCTTCTGTACCAACGGCATTAACTGTTATAGTGACTGTGCCATCAACACCACTGCCTATTGTTCCAGTTGCACTTTTAGCATTTTGTGGAGCAGTACTGCCAAACCAAGATTGTTGTATTTCAAAATTTGCCAATTAACTCACCTCTCAATTAAGGTTGTATTTTTTAGATATTTTTTCAATTACATCAATACATTCAAACACTGTTTTGCGACAAACATCATGGGTATAATTTTCATGTATTAAATATTCAATTTTATTTAATAATGTAATAAAATAACCATCATATTTAAGTTCTTCAACTAAATTCATATTACCAATTATTTCTATTTGCAAACTCTCCATATATTTCTTCAAATCTTTATTACCTTTTTCTGTCATAGGGAGTATTTTCCATACTCTGCCTATTAAAAATTTAAAATAATTACCAAAATAAGGATTAGGAATTTCATTATATCTAGTTTTTATCATAATAAATTATCCAAACTATTTTCAGAAAAAGTATAAGAAACAATAAGTCTACTTATTTCTTTTTCTGTTATTTTTTTTAATTCTTGTAATTCTTTCAATAAATTTGCAGGAGAATGCAATTTGTAATCTTTAGTTGAAAAACTATTTTTTAATTTATCAGCATGATAAATTGCAGGCCTTAACCATTCTAATATCATAATATTTGCTAATATTTCTACTTCTTCATCAGTTAAATCCATATTAAATTGTCTTAAATTATCATCTCTATCAGATAATTTAGTGCATTGTTTAAATTTTGGAATAGCACTATTTCTGTATTTATCCATTAAATCATTTATTTGCTGTTGTGTTAAACTTGCTAAATAATCATCTGAAATTTTATTTAAAAAACTATTATCAACAACATCATAAGAGGTCGACATCAAAAGCCACCTCACTTAAATTGATAAATCAATATTAAGAGTTTTTTCTATAACTTCAATTACACTTATTGAATCAAGTTTTTTCTCACGTCTTAATTCAAATGCTCTATCTGCAATCAATTTTTTAATACCATTTGGGACAATCTTTAATGTTTGTTTTAATTCTTCAATTGATTTTGTAAATATAGTATCTAAATTTTCCAAATCAACAATATTTTTATAATATTTATCTATACGCAAATCTTCTAAAACTTCCCAATCACACATCACCCAAGGTTCTTCAAAAAATAATCTTTGTGAATTTCTCATATTTATTAATTCTTTATATTCCATCCAATTTTCATCAAGAAATTCATCCCAATCAATTTGATAACCTGGCGATGTTCTACTAATATAGGTTAGCTTAGAATTGGTTATATTTACCACTCTAATCATTTCATTTAAATCTCTTTGTTTTTTAATTTGTTGTTTAGGCTGTTCTAATATTTTTTCAACAATCTTTTTTTCTTCAACATCTTTATTTTTAGGTGGTCTGCCACGTTTTTTTTTAACAATATTTTCAGTCATAAAAAACACTCCTTTTATTCAAAAAAAAATAAATAAAAGAGAAGGAATTTGACTCCTTCTCAGTTAAGCAATTCTATATTGTCCATATAATTGATTTAATACAATACCAACGCCCCATCTTTCTCCAGCTAAAATATCAACAGTTCTGTCGGCATTATCAGTTGCTTGACCTTGTTCAAAAATTGCATCACCTTCAGTTACAAATTTAATAGGTTTGCTATCAGAAGTAACTATCCATAAGTCATTATCAGAAATTGCGAAAGTATAAGTTCCAGCAGTATGAGATTGTTTAATAGATAACATAGGAGTTCCATTAAACATGCCATAAAAACCTAATTGATTATATTTTTCTTTAGCACTATCAGAAACAACAGCAGTAGTAACTTTGCTTAATGCTTTTTTAGTACCAGTGATAATAGCATTTCCACCAGTAGAAGCTTCAACATGAGCGACTAAATCTAATAAATTAGCTTCAGCGAAAGTACCAGTTGTTTGGAAAGCAGAAGGCAATCCAGCTAATCCTTCATAGAAAGTTGTATAAATAGCATTCATGCGTTTGTCGGCAAAAGATTTCTTCATTTTCTCAACAAACTCAACAATATCAACTCTACCAGATAATAATCTATTTAATTCTTCATATGCTTCAATTGTACGAAGAGTAGTAGGAATTGATTCGTTCTTGCCTTTGTTGATTCTTTGTCTTAAAGTAGCACCTACACCCTCAGCAGTAGTGTTTACAGTAAATAATGTATTATCTTCAATATAGAAACTATTTTCATCACCTAAAGCAATATTACGAAAATCAACAAATTGTTCGAAAAAATCATTATCTTCAAAACCTTGAACATCATTCATTTCTAGAATAGTTTCAATAATTTCAAACAATTCTACATTTTTACGCATAGTTTTGTAATTTAATTTTTTACTTCCACCGTTTGCTTCAATCAAGGCATTTCTTAAAACCTGCATTTGTTCATCTCTATCAGCACTAGCAAACTCTGTGTTTACTTTGTTTTTACATATATCAACAGCTAATTTCACAATAGAATTTTTATCAGCCATTTTAATATCCTCCTTTATATATTATAATTATATTATTAACCTACTGAAACAACTTCAAGTCTTACCATAGGAGTTGCTCTAGTACCTAAAGTCCATCTTTTTACAATTTTAGCACCAAAAGAAACGCCGGCAGTTAAAGCAGCCGCTTCTGTTAATTTATTACCAGAAGCAGGAGTTTCAACAAAGTTACCTTCAACTACTTGGCCACCTGCTAATTCAGTAATTGACGCTTCACTAATAGAAAAAATATCACCAACCATAGGTTTCCTAACTCTAAATGGCTTATTAGCCACATTTTGATAGTCATCTAAACCTTTTGTGGTTTCTTCAGAAGCAACAACTTCTACACCATCAACCAAATAAACAGTATCAGTATTAGCAGAAATTGCAGAAGAAGTGTATAAATTTTCTTCTCCACTTACTAAATTTCCTAAAGTTACAATAAAACCATTTTCAATAGCAGTTGCTTGTTGTGCAGACCTTAAAAGACTTCCAACTTTAGTAGAAGCCATGTTTTCAGCAATAAAAATTCCATATGCCATAATTTATATTCCTCCTTATTATTTTTAAATTAAATTAAAAAAGATCACCATAAGGTGATAATTTGATATCTTTAACATTTTTGGCTATATTAATTTTAACTGTTTCTGCTTCCTGTTTTACTCTAGAAAACTGTAATTTGTTTTTAACAATATAGATACAAATATCAGCATCTAAATCTTCAATATTTTCATATTGGTCTATTTTATTAATAAATTCATTTTTGATTTCTTCAGACAAGTTTTGGTATTCATTATTTATATAATCAATTTTTTCTTGTCTTTGTTTTTCAAGCTGAATGTTAAATTCTTCTTGTTCTTTTTGAGATTTAAATTCTCTAAGTTTAACAACTTCTTCTTGAAGTAATTTAAAATTATTTTTCATTTCATCAAGAGCATCTTTTTGTTCTTGTGTTAAAAATTCTAAATACACTTTCACTTTTTCACCTAAAACTATTTCTTCATCTTCGCTAATAGAATAATTAAATTTATAATAATTATCCATATCATTTTCATCTTCAACAATAATATAACTATCATAAACTTTCATAATCCAATAATTCCATTCACGATAACCATCTTCATTTTTAGGATTTAAAATATCAAATAATTTTCCTCTTATATCATCATGAGATAACTCAAATTTAATTGGTTCAGACATTTTTTCCTTTTCACCTCCTTTTGTGGTGAAATTAGCAATCTTTTCATTTAATTCTTCAATTTTATTATGAAAATCATTAGTAAAACCTTCTGAAAATTGTCCAATTACACTTAATTTAGCACCCTTCATAGCTGGTTGAATATCATCTCCAAGAATAGTAATCCCTAGATAACGATATTTAGTAATATTGATAGTGCCATCTTCATTCGCTTCATAATCATCTACAGCAATTTCCATAGAAACTGATTTATTTGGATTATCTTTAAGGATTTCGTATCCACTATTAAGATATTCTCTCCAGAGATAACCCCTGCAAACTACATATTTTTTGTCATCTTCTTCAGAAATTGAATAGTTATTACTCTCTGGTACTAACCCTAAAGGTCTTTCAAGATATGTGACTTTTAGACCTTCTTCGCCAAAAGTAATTTCTACTTCATGACCTGCAAAATCTTTAGCATCAGAACCATCAATTTTTTTTATATAACCAAGTATAGGTTTATTTTTTAATGATTCTTTAGCATTTTCAATTGAATCATCTTCAAAAGTAGAATTATTAAAATTTAATCCATTATGCATAACCTTAATATCTACAGGTATCAAAGAATTATCAAAAGAAAAATTTGTGTTTACTTCAACAATTTCTACAGGTAGACTAAAATACTTCTTCTCCTTTTTCAAATTTAAATCACCGCCTTTAAAAAAAAGTAATTTAAAATAGGTAGTAGGAGTTACCCTACTAGGAGTTACCTATTTTAAAAATTTAATTTGTTAGTCAATAAAAAACTCTTTTTATCAAACTTACTAAAATCAAACTTATTTTCTTCAAATAAAAAAGTTGCTCCATTTTCATCCTCATTGAGCAACTTAAAACCTTTATTTAGTAATTCATTTTTTAATTGATTATCTATACAATAGATAAACATTTAATTATCACCACCTAAGAAACACATTGTAGTTGTTTTAATTCTTTATCTAAAATTTCTTCTAAATTAGAAAAATCCCAATAAGGGATTCTTAGAAGTGGTATATTATTTTGTTTACAGTAGTTATTTTTTATTTTATCCCGATATTGTTGTTCTTTAAATTTATTTTCTCCACCAAAATAATCAAAAGAATTAAAATGAAGTTCTCCGTCATATTCAATTAAACATTTTAAATTATTATTACTATCAAATATTGCAAAATCAAAGGGTAGTGGTTTTTTACATCTACAATCATCTAATCTAAATTGATGTTTATGTTTTATTTCGTTATTTTCTAAATAACTTTTAATAACTTTTTCACCTTTAGAAGAAATACAGAGTGGGCATCCACCACCATTTAAAATTACCGAAGGTCTAACAAGCCAAACATTTCCACAATTATTATGTTTTATTAATACTTTAGTATTATGATTTATGTATTTACCTAATACAGAATATTCATCTTGAAATATATTAAAAATTTGGTTTTCAAATTCTTCTTGTGTTTTTCTTGTCTTTTGAATAAATTTTTGCATGCTACATTTATTACAATAACTCGTTCTTTTAAAATTTGCGAAAGAACGTTCGAAAATTTCTCCACATGAACATTTAAACTTTAATTTGCCATGACTATCAATATATTCTTTGCTTAATAATTCACAATTTGTATTAGTTTCTACATAATTTCTAACACTTTCAATATCACAATAAACTTTACCACTACATTTATTACATTGTCTTTTACCAAATTTAAATTCAGAAAATGTAACTAAAAAATATTCCCCACATTTACATTTAATTCTCATTTTTGTTCTAGCATTAATATAACTACAATTAGCATCTAATTGACAATTATTACTTTCTATAAAGTCACGAACTTCTTGAAAAGTATATGTAATATAATTATTACATGTATTACAAACTCTTTTATTTTTAAATAAAAAACTAGAAAAATCTGTTGTAAATACTTCTCCGCAACCACATATAAAATCTAATTTTGTTAAATTATTTTGATAGTAATTACTTAATAGTTTACATTCGCTATTTTCTTCTACAAATTTTCTAACACTATTAATATCCCAGTTTGTTATACCACTACAAGAATTGCATTGCCTTTTATTTTTCTTTCTAAAATTATAAAAAGATGTTTCAAATAAATTACCACAAGAACATTTAAATAATAACTTATTATCTATATTAATATATTCTTTAGAAATAAGTTCACAATCACTATTTTCTTTAACAAATAATTCAACTTCTTTAAAGCTTAATTTTCGTGACATCAAACAACCTCCTATTTTTAAACATAAAAATAAGAGGTTAGAGGGGTGTCTCACGACATGCCATAACCTCAAAAGAAACTAATTATTAACTACCTTTTAAATTCTGTTGTTCGTCATTTGGTTTCCCTGGATTACCGTTTGTGGGGGAATTAGTATTATTGGATGTATGAGAACTTTGTAACGGAATAAATTTATCATGAAGTCCTAATATCTCATTTTCTAAAAAAGCCATACTATCAACAGATGATTGACTCATTCCAAGTGCAGTACATAAACGAATTTTGTTTGGTACTCCAAATTGGGCAGATTTTAATTCTCTTTCAACTACTTCTTTTTCATTTAAATATGTAGTATTAAGAAAATTAGCTTTAAATTTATATTTTAATTCTTTATATTTTAATCTTCTATTTAACCATCTTTCTAATTGACGTAAGAAATTAAACATAATTTGACTATCAGTTGCTATAGAAGCTTTCATAGATGCATCTGTCGAGCCTGCTTCATTAAATAATTGTTTTGTTGTTCCACTTGAAGTCCAAAAAGAATTGACAGCTTCTTCAACCACATTATTACCAACTTTATCATCTGATAATTTAAATAATGTCATATCTTTATATGGAGATAATAAAAAACCTACTTGCTCTGGTAGTTGTTGTGATATTTGATTACCAAAACGTATTGCATCATCAAGATTAAGTTTAAAATCATTAGCTAAATCTGATTTATCATTATATGGTAGGTTGCCAACAATAATAGCATAATTGTCCATTTCAGATGATGCTTTTTTTAGACTTTTGTAATCTTGTATGTCGTAAAGGTCACTCATTACACCACAAAATGGAGCAAATGGGAAAGGTACTGTTTCGTCAGGTTTGATACAAATAGAATTTTCTCCATCTAACTCACGCCATATATAATTATTTAAATCTTTACGTTTAATTGATTTATCTGCCTTTGCATCTTTATATTCTTGATACTTTTCCTTAAATTCAGAAGCATAATTATTTAATAAAGATGGGTCTCTATCAAAATAAGTAAAATTAAATGAAAAATTATAAGTGCCATCCTCTACCGATGTAATCTGACAAAAGTCTGGATCTATTTTTTGCAAAAAGAAAGAATCATTGGTTTCATAGATATAACCATAAAAAATTCCCTCCTTAAATGCTATTTCAGCAATTTTTTGAAATTCATGTTTAATATTCATATTGTCTAAACGATAAAGTGTTTTATAATAATCTCTTTTAAATTCTTCTCTATCTAATTTTTCATAATTTAATCTATAAGGTTCTATATAATAATCATATTTCAACATTTGAGCATAATATTGACACAATCTTTTATAATGAGGACTTAAAATATATAAAAACACTGATAGATTTCTCAGTGTTTTTTCATTTTTCTGTGGATTTTGTAATGCTTCTATTACTTTTTCTTTAGGGAAATTATTAAATAAAACATTTGTTGATTTAGTAATTTGTAAATCATTAAATACCATTCTTGCTAATTTGGCAAAATCTATTTTATAATAGTCTTTAATTAAATCTTTAGTATTATTTTCTACCAAATTGACACCTCCTTAACTTCTTAATGATGGCTTTTTGAATGTTGAGAAGAGTTCTGAAATATTAATTACATTTTCTTTCTTTTGTATTTTATTTTTATTTTCTTGTAAATAAATCCAATATAACCCATATTCTAAAGCAGAAAATTTATCTTTTGGTACTGACCTACTAATTTGATTTACTTTTGTTTCATTTCCTGATTGTTTATATTGTAAATTCATTATCTCATCGCATAACAAGTCCGTACTGATAAAGGGTTTTACTTCATCAATATATTTATCGGTATTCATACCTTTTTTAGACATTACTTCGGTTTTAATAGAAGATTCACTTTTTAATAATTTAATTTTTTGATTTGAAATATTATTAATAAAAACATTATGAATATCGCTATTTTTATGTTCTTTACTATGAGCAACAATGTTATAAATCATAGGAATAGAATCTGCAGTTCTATACTTATTAAATCTATCATCATTAACTACTTCATAAATTGGATTTTCATCTATGTCAGTTACAAGAAAATCCACTAAGCCTTTTCCTAAACCATTAGCATCAATTATTAATATTCTTGCCCTATAATTGTTAACCATTTTTTTAACAAACAATGCTTGTTCTAAAAAATGAGTACCCTCAAATCCAAATATATTTACTAAGGATTTAGAATACTCACCATTATTTTTTTCTTTTATTTTAATTACCGCCAAAGAGGATTGAGCATTTGCAGAACCTTCGGCACGTGCAACGTCATAAGATAATATATATTCAGCATTTTTATCTTCTGCTTTTAACTCAGGTTTAGTTAATATTCTACATTTATTTAAATCTTCTAATTGAACTAATGAATCTGTATTACTCCCCGTCCAAATACTTTCATATTCTCTTTGAAATGCTAAAGGACTAAAAGTAGGAGACTCTTTTTGTTCATTTACAAAGTCAATATCTAATTGATTATGCATACATGGCAATTCAAAACCATTACCTAATACAAAAGCAGATTTTCCATTGACCATATCATTCAATACTTCTATCATTTTCTTATAAGCAAAAGACTGTTTTGTACCAGCAGTAGTACAATACCACTCTTGTTTATGTATTTCCTCAGAATCAACACCTTGACACATTGCAATTCTATTGTTAGCCATAAGTGGTATTACAACTGAATGTAACAATTCAGGGTCTAGTTTTTCATCAACGATTTCTTCAATACAACCCCCATGCCTACGACCACCACGTTCTGCATCCCTAGCTTGAACAACATCAAATCTACTGCCATTATGAAAAATTAATTTAGTATAATCTTTTGCAAAAGAAAAATATATAATTTCGCCTTTTAAAATAGGATAATACTCCCAAATATCACTAATATTATCTTGTGATATTTTAGAAGCTTGTTGTTTTCCTGGGGCACAAATAAACTCTTTAATGCCAGGATAAAAAATGCATTTTAAATATTTACCTAAAATTTGAGTAAAAGATTTTGTACTACCACGTGTGGCTGTTAAAAATACCTTCTTATGCCTCATAAATGTTCTTAAATATAACCTTTGATAAGGATATAAATCAATTTTACAATTAGGTGGTTTTATAAAATCTAAAAAATAATCAGGATACCATTTCCATAATTCACAATACTTACGCCATTCATCTTTAATTTCTTCAAAACTACGTTTTTGAAAATCAGTTTTATAGAAATCTGTAACCTGTTTTACAGTGTTAGTGCTTTTTTCTTCCTCACGTTGATAATTGATATAATTACTCAAATCTTTCACCTTCCAAATCGGAAACCTTTGGTGTGTCGGAAGGTGGTTCTACCATTGGCTGTTGACCAATTAATTTTTTAGTATAATTCAACACATACATTATTGTTGAATCAATGATATCTTGTGGTGTTTTGTATTTTTTAGGTGGAATATAACCATCTTTCTCAACTTCTTCAAAAATATGACTAAAAGATCTCATTCCCGTTGCTTCATCTCCACCAACTTTATCTATTGGTCTTAATCCAGATGATTGGAGTAATTTTTGATATTGGTCATGTAATTTAGCGAAAGAAGTCATATCATTTTCTTCTAGAAATTTATCTAATTTTAATTGCATTTTACAAAGCATCATAAGTGCCTTAATATGTTGTGGAGTTACAATAGAATGTGTCATTTTCATATCTTTATAAAATTTTTCTAAATCTAAATATTGTTTAGGAGTATAACCATTACCCCATACTTCTGCTAATTCTTTTAGTTTTTCTTGTGGTAAATCAACTGATGAAGTAAAGTTACACTCTGTATCTTTAGAAACGACTTTATCTCTATCATAAAAACCAAGCAACACATCATTTAAACTTATATCCGTACTTTCTCCATTAAAAACACCAAGAGAATTTATATTTTTCATATATGTTTTAAATATTTTTGCATAACCACTAATATGACCTTGATTTCTTAAAGCACCTTCAAGTTGAATATCAGAGTAAGGAATATTATATATCCTACAAGTAACATAAACTGCTTTTCTTTCATCTTTAAAATCATTTAAATATCTTTCATATGTCTCATATATACAATCTTTACAAAAAGGTACAAAACCAAGATGATTATAAATCCTTGCACCAGATTTATAACAAGTTTTATCAGTTATTTTTTTTCCACAGGTAGGACATATTGAATCCATTACTCTCACCACCTTTTATTCTATAAAATAAAAATAGAGTAGGGGAGGGATACCTACTCTTCAATAAAATATTAAGTATTATTATTATATTAATATTAGTTCAAAATAAAATTATTACTTTGTATTCTACCTTTGTCTTTTTCAAAAATATGTAACTTTGCTGAACTTTTACTTCCAACCATTAAACTATCACTATATGGACAACTACCAACAATAGAAGGAGTGATTAATATTTCCATGTTGTTAGTCTCACCTTCATATACAGTCTGTTCTAATGTAGAATGGAAGTGTCCTAAAATTACATAATCATAAAATTTTCTATTACGCATACTAATTTTTTCTAGAATAGTTTTAATATTTTTAACTTCATCACCATGCATAGAAATTATATTATATCCCTGTAATTCAAACTCAATAAAATCTTTTTTAGGTATATGCACAATTATTCTTTCGTTTTCTTTTAAATAATCATGAATATAATTAACTATTAAGTATTCCAAGTTTTCACCAGTTTGATTTCTCTTTTCATCAAACAATCTAATATCAGCATGATTGGCATTAGGCACATGATAATATTCTATATTTACATGTTTAGATAATTCATTTAAAAAATCTCCCATAAACCTAGAAAAAGATATTACACTCTCAAGTAATCCTAATTGATTTTTCTTTAAATCACTAATGCGTATAATTCCTTGAATAGAGTCTCCATTGTTAGAGATATATAATTTATTTATTTTTTCTTTATTTACAAATTTAATTAATTCACCTAGTAAAATTTCAAATCTTTCTTTAACAATATCAACACTGTATTCATTATTCTGACTTGTAAAGAAACTAGAATAATGAATATCGCTTATACAAAGTAAATAGTCTCTATTTTTATCTTGAGTAATAAGTGGATTAAATTCAACTTTGTCAACTTTAGGAATTATTCTTAATACTTCTTCTAAAATTAATTCACGTCTTGAGTTATCTCTAATTAATTTATTTAAATCATTACGCAAAGTAGAAAGTTTAACTTTTTCTTTTTGCAATTCTATTTTTTTATTTTCTAATTTTAGAAATATTTCATCTTCAGTTAAATTTTCAAATCCTTCTTTTTTAAGTTGCTCAATAGTTTCTTTGACACCATAAAGTCTTTTTCTGGACTCCGTAGAAGACATTACTGTGTTAAACAATAATTCATATATTTCAGTATGATCTAAGTCATAGTTTTGTTTATTATTTATTAATCTATCAGCGTAATCAATAAAACATTCATTAGGTAATCTGTTTAAATTCAATCTATCACCAACTTACATTAATTCATTGTTTAATGTAATATTTATTTTTACATTACAACCATTAAATCTTGCAAGCAAATCCTTTAAATCTTTTTCACCTATGTCTTCAATTTCTAAACTTAAATTTTCAAGATTTAAAATACCTTCAGCAGAAAGAGTGTGTTTTTCATTTAGTTTTGAACGTGACATTTTATCCTTTCATCTCCTTTAATTCCAATTAAGTATTATTTTTATATTAAACTGCTAATTTTAAATTTTCTTCTAATATTTTTTCTATATTATCAAGTTCCCAATAAGGTATTCTAATAAGTAATATATTATTTACTTTACAATAGTCTGTTTTTATTTTGTCATATTTTTGTGTTCTCTTAAAACTACCTCTACCACCAAACGCTTTTACTTCTTCAAAATGTTGTCTACCATCAAATTCAATTAAACATTTTAACATATTTTTATTATCAAATATTGCAAAATCAAAAGGTAGTGGTTTTTTATATCTACAATCATCTAATCTATACTGTTGTTCATGTGATATATTATTATTATCTAGATATTTTTTAATTTTATCTTCCCCACGTGAATAATAGCAATTTGGACATCTATGTCCAGCGTTTAAAAAACTATTTGGTTCTACTTCCCATTCGTGATCACAGGCGTTATGCCTTATTAAAATTTTAGTATGTGTATTTTTATATCTTCCTAACACAGTATATTCATTTTTAACAATTTTAAATACTTCATTTTCAAATCGTTCTTGTGTTTTTGTATATAGTTTTTTTTTATTTTCATTAACACATTCAGAGCAAATTAATTGATTTTTTTTGACACTATACAAAGTGGCATACTGAATACCTATTTCTTTATGTTTATTACATATATAAGGCATTTTTGTAGTTAAATTTTTATATTCTGTTGCTAATAATTTAAAATTTTTTTTATCGAAATAATATTCAGCATCTTCTAAAGTAAATTTAGCATTACCCATACAAAAAGGACATCTTTGGTTTAAGAATTTCATATTATTAAATCTCATATAAAAAATGTGGTTTTTATCACATTTAAATTTTAATTTATCTGCACTTGAATTGAAATCCGTAGATAATAATTTATAATTCTTTCTATTATTTTTTAACCATAGTTTTATATTTTCTAAAGCAAAATGATTTTTAGGAGTAAAAGGTCGTAAAATACCATTATTTTTTTTAATATCTTTTAAATCTGATTTTTTATAATAATATTTATAACCACTATCATCAATTAACTCAATTTTTTCACTCCATTTTTCAACTTTTTTATCGATTACTTTTATACGAAAAATATCATAAAATTCATTTTCAATACTTCTTTTTATTTCTTCTGTTTTATTAGTCAATTTAAAATTCCTCCTATCCATTTATTAAAATAAGATAGGAATTAGACGAACATTCTAACCCTTAAATGTGCTAATACGAAAAACAGTCGTATGCACAAAATTATTTTTTAAATTCAGTTGCAAAAAACTCTACTATTTCATCTCTACCATTGGTTTGTAATTCTAAATTTGTAAACCAACTTTGCCCAGTACATTTTTCTATTAATTTTTTCAACCCATTATTATTTTTATACTTTTGATGACTAGTTTGATTATAATCACCAACAAAAACAACCTTAGAACCACTACTTTTTCTAGTAGCTACTAATTCAATCTGTTCAGGAAAAGCATCTTCACATTCATCAAATATAATAAAACAATTCTTTAAATCTCTACCTTTAAGTAAAGATAATGTTTCAATTTCTATTTTGTTTTCATATAAATTTTCCATAAACTCAAATTTCTTTCCAGGAAGATTATCATAAAAACAACCTGCCCAACCATTTATTAACTTTTCATTTTTATCACCTGGTAGTAAGCCTATAGTTTCACCAGACTCAACAGCATGACGAATTAATACTATCTTTTCATACTTACTATTTTGATTATTGAGTAATTCTAAACCAACAGAAACAGCAGTTTTTGTTTTACCTGTTCCTGATAAACCCGTTAAGGAAACTATTTTAATATCATCATCAAATAAAGCATCATAAGCACAATATTGAATATCATCTAATGGCTTTTCTATATATGTATCTTTATATTTAAGTCTTTGTATTTTCTTTAAATCACCATTTTTGTATTTTAGTTTTTCTATTGATTTACCATCTTCAGTAAAGAGAATTATATATTCATTTTCTATAAAGTTATTTACAGGCAAATTCTTGTTTTCGTAAAAATCAGCAATTTGTTCTTCTGTTAAAATTAATTTACGCCATCCTTTAAAATGTTCTGTCTTATTCTCAACCCATGCAAAAGCAGGAATATTAAGTGATTTAGCTTTGGTACGTACATTTAAATCATTACAATATAAAATACAATCATTATCTCTAGCGAAACAAACAATTTGATTGTCAATCTTATCTGTAATCCAATCTTCAGGCATAATATATTTTTGTTTAGTTATGTATTGTATATCTTCACGTTTTTCTAATTTTCGGATTACACATCTAGCGTTATATCCTAAAGAACCTTCTTTTGATTTTTGGTTATCTAATTCTTCAATTACTCCAATGGGAAGGATAATATTATTAAAATTTTCTAATATATTTCCTTGTGTTTGGAGCAGGGTGTTGGTATCAAAAGTCACTCTGTCTACCGTATTCAGAGTAGTAACCCCCTTAGTAATAAGTATTATTTTTATATTAATAAGGTTTTTAAAAAATTATTTCACGCCTTACATACTATATGTTGAAAATGACACGATTCCGAACGGTTTTTCGTCACTTTTTATAATAACTCACACTTTCTACAATAATTATAATATCCATCACCTTTATTGTCTGATCTTTTTCTAAAATATCTTTCATTTGCAATTTTAATTTCTTCACATTTACTACATTTTTTATATTTTCCTTTAACTAAATCCATATAATATATTTCATTTTCATACCATTCAATGTATTTTTCACTTATGTTTTTACATATTTTATTTATAATTCTTTCAACATTTTTTTCTGTTAAACCAGTTCTTTTAGCACATTCAGCAATAGTCATAATATTATCTGTAAATTGCTTTCTTCTATCACATCTTTTTTTTATTTCTTCATCAAAAATAATTTCTATATTTAATCCTAATCTATATTGCTTAATAACTTTATTATCATTTTCTGTTAATTCCAATTGAGAGATAATTCTGTTCATTGTTCGTAAAACATTATCAAATCCAGCAGAATATCCACGCAAACACATTCCCCTAAATACAGCTTTTACATCATCAACATTAAAGAAATCAATCATATTAGATGTTTTAGTAGGTTTTTCAAAGCTTCTTAAAGGATTGTGTGCATAAAACAATCTTGATAATTCTTTATAAATTGCAATAATATCTTTATCAATTTCTGATGAATTATTTTTATTATAGCCAATTCCGTTTTTTAAGAAGTCAATATATTCTTGATAAGTAATTGTTTTATAATTATTCTCAAACTGATTAGTTTCCTTATTGTATTTAAGTGGTTGTTTTGGATTTATTATTTCATTAAAATTATTCCCCCTATAATCATGATTAACATTAATGTATTTATTCCAAATTTTATTTACTAATTTTAATCTAGATTTATTGTTTTTTTCTTTTAATTTATTTATTATTCTTTTATATTGTTGATTTTTCTTTTCATATTCATCTATAATTTTTCTAACCATAATATTATATTGAATATATTGCTCTATTTCAGGAAAACGCTCAACATCTTTTTTAAAATCTTTTATTTTATATTTGGCGTGATTATTATCATCATATCTTCTTTTAATAAATCTTTCCTTACTAGCAATAGACTTCATATATTTTTCTAAACTTATTTCATCGCTTGAATTTAAACATCTAAGATTGCTTTCTTGAGTGTATGGGGCAAAAGGGTCTTTATCAACACAAAACAAAATATATTCACTTAATTGGTCATAAATTTTACAAATATTATCATAAGAAACTCTATTATGATATTTACTTAAATTGCTAAATTTATATTTTTCATACATGCGAAGTAAATCTTGTCCGTATAATTTTTCAATTTCTTTTAATCTTTGTATTCTATTTTCATAGTTTAAATCATAGTTTAACTTTTTTTTAATTTTGCTAATAATATTATCAGTATGACTATTACTTATTTTAATTACCTCCTTGATATAATAATTCATAAAACAAATATCCGTCTTCATCATGAACAGGATAACCATTTCTTTGACACTGGTATAAATAATATTCTAATAAATTTTCTTCTGCTAATTCTTTTAGTTTTTCTTGTGAATTTTCATAAAAATAATCATCTTCTTCATGTTTATCATCTATTTCAGCTAATGCACTATCTAGATTATCTATCCAAAATCCATACAAAGGTATTTGTTTGTTCTTAAATAAATAATCTTCTAACAACTTTTCAATCTTATTTTCTTTAGTATAAGGAATACGTATAAGTCTAATATTATTTTTTAAACAATAATTTGTCTTTATATCATCCCTAACTTGAGAACGGAATAATTTATCTTCACCACCAAAATAATCAACAGATTCAAAATGTTGTTTGCCATCAAACTCAATAAGACATTTTAAAGAATTATTATTATTAAAAACTGCAAAATCAAATTTTAAAGGTTTTCTTAATTTGCAATCAGGAAAAGAATATTCTCTTTCAAATTTAAAATTATTTTTAATTAAATATTTATTTATTCTCTCTTCACCTTTGCTCACTTTAATAATCCATCTCCTTTACTGGAACAACATTTATAAAATATCTTTCAACACATTTGACACAAACATAATTATCCGTATCAACTTCAACATATATTAATTGAGCATTTGTTAATTCTCTACCACAGCAGGTACATTCTTCTGATATATATTTGCTCATTTCAGATGTTAATCACTCCTATAAATTAAGTATTATTATTATATTAATAAATTAAAAATTTAAATATTCATTCAATGCTTTTTGTTCAGAAATCTTTAACTCACCATTTTCACTTTTTTCTTTTAATTCATCTAAAAGATATTTTGTGTACCATGAAGGAGCAATCCAACTATTAATATAATTTTTTGCACTATCAAATTCTTCTAATGAAATATCTTTATAAGAACTTACTTTAAAATAAGATTTTAAATCATTTGTTAATTTTCCAACATATCTACTATAAAATAATGTATATTCTGGTGACTTCATACCGCCAACTAATTTCATAATTCTTGATTTTCTCAACTGAGTTAACTCGCCTTCCTGATGTCTATCAATAGTAGTTTGTTTTAATTTTTCTTTTACACCCTCAACATCAGTTTTAACTTGAGTAATATCTTCACTAAATTCTTGTTTAAATTGTTCTTTTTGAGATAATATTTCTTGAGATATTTGCTCTCTGATTTCATCAGCTATTACAAAAGATAAATCATGTAGAACTTCAACCATTGTTTTTTGTCCATTTTGTAAATTACTCATTACACCAGCAAGTTTACCTGTAATACCTTCTAATTTATTTACTCTAACTTCTAATTGATTATTCATTAATATCTACCTCCACATATTTTATATTCTCTATTATTTGTCCATTAACCCCCAAAACATCATCATATTTAACTTCATTTAAAATATTTCTTGCCCATTTATATACTCCATAAATACTACGAACATATTCCTTTCTTGTTGCATCTGGAATATCATTGAATGTTTCTGCAAGATAATCATATTTAGACATTTCTTTTATAAAGTTAATCATTTTTAAAGTTAATTCACTAGTAGAAGTAACTAGTTCAAAATTTGTACTATTACCCATAAATTTAGAAACTTTTTTTTGCTCTTCTTGTAAGTCATTTAGAGATTTAATATATTTATTATAATATTCATCTTTTTCTTGCTTAATTTTATTTAATTGTGAATTTAAATTATTAATGGAATTATAATCAGTTTTATCAACTACTTTAGGTGGTTTGTTTTTTTCTAATTGTAACTTCTGAGATAATTCATTATATTGTTTTTGTAATAATTGATTTGATATTTCTAATTGTTCTTTTTGTTGTTTTAAAGTTTGGTATGCTTTATTAATAGATAATTTTCCTTCATCTAGTTGTTTAATTAATTCTTCATCAGCGTTTTCGGAAATAAATTTGGCTTTGCGTAAAGTATCTCTACTACCAAACCCACTTTTATCTGCAACTATTGTATCTGAACGACCACCCTCGTCAGATTTCTGACCAAGGTTCATTCTTTCTTTAGCTTTAATCTTTTCAACTTCTTCAAGTTTACGAGCATATTCAATTCTTTCACTAAAAGTAAAATCTTTTCTATTCTCATTCTCAGATATTTCTAATTTAAGTTGATGTTCATAATCTTTTACAGTCATAACTCTAACTTCAATTTGTTTAAATCCTAAATGTTTACATGCTCTTAATCTGCGTTCTCCTGCTATAAGTTCATATTCTGGTGTTACTACAGGAGGATTAATTAATCCATTTTCTTTAATATCATTTGCCAATTCTTCAATATTACCAAAATCTTTTCTAATTCTATCTTTTACTTTTACTTGTTCAATTGATATAAGCAATCAAATACATCTCCTTAATAAGTATTATTTTTATATTATAAATCTTAAAAAACAACTCCCACAAACCGCATAAATACTAGTCACTTCCCAAATGGTAAAGTTACACTTCCAAAATGGTAGGGTAACCCTGCAAATTTGGAAGTAATAATATATTTATATATATTTAAAACTATAACTTAAAACTATATATTACCGATTTTTGCAAATCGGTATGTAATTGTTTCTTTCTCTTTTAGCAAAACCATCATCATCTGTATAATATTTTCCTTTTTTTATTTTAACTATTTTATTTTGTTCAAATATGTTATTTAGTATAGTTATGTATTCAGGTCTAATACCAATATCATTACTTATATTTGCAAAAGAAGGGTATGCTTTACCTTCTTTATAGTTATAACATTTTTCATAATAATAAAATAATCTTAATGCTTGTTCTTGCAAATTTAATACTTTATTATCAATATTAATATTATTAGTACAATTTTTTATTTTATTAATTGTATCAGTATCAACGGTAACATATAATTCTTTTTTAACTTTATTATCTATCTTACGCAAAGTTATATTTAAAGTATTATGTATTGGTATATTTTCAAAATCATAACTAAGATAATCATTTTGTTTTAGTATAAATAAATATTTTTTTAATCTTCTATTGTTTGACCAGTTTAAATTTTTCAATAATTTTTTAGCATATATGTTTACATTTTCATTTTTACAAACCATTTTCAAATGAATATATAAATACATTACTTCTGATTTATATTTTTGTTTATTAATAATTAATTCAAATGGAACTTGTATTAACTTCACACTATAATAATTCACCTCCAACCTATAATTAATTGTACCACAATTTTCTTGATATGTCAAGTATTATTGTTATATTAACTACGCTTACGCTACGTTGTAAGTCACTACGTTCCCTATTCAATTAAAAGAAGTTACCCAATAGAGTAACCCCTAAATTACACCTATACTTTCAATTACATTAGTGTGTGTTAATGCCTTATCAATATCATGTATATAATCTATAGTTGTTTTAATATTCTCATGACCTAATAACTTTTGTATAGTTTCAATTGATATATTTTTTGATCTCAATATACTTGCATAAGTATGTCTAATAATATGTGGAGATATTTTATTTTTAACTATACCAGCTTTAGCACAATATTTTTGTAACATTTTATATATATTATCTGCTGAAAAAGTAAAGTATCTTTGACTAGGATTTGTTTCAACTGTATCAAGCAATTCCTTTATTTCTTTATTAAGTGGTATTAATCTAATTTTTCTTCCTTTACCATTTGCTCTAAGCCACAATTTATTATTTTCAGTAAATATATCATTTGGAGTGAGATTAATAACTTCACTTCTGCGTATACCAGTGTTAAATAGTAATTTAAATAATACATAATCTCTATTTACTGTTATTACATTAAATAATTGCTCACGTTCTTCAGCAGAGAATATTTCAATTATTTTCTCTTCTGTACTAGATTGAGTTTTTGCAATACGTCTAGTTCTTTTAGAATTAAAAGGATTTCTAACTTTAATATCACAAGAATCTCCAAGATCATTCACATAATCAATAAGGGAAGAGAGAGTGCTAAGTTTTCTATTTATAGTTTTCTTAGAACTGGTACTAATTTTATTAATATAATTTTGTACTTGAGTAGTGCTGATGTTTTGTACCATTTTTAAGTTTACTTGACTAGGTGAAGATACTGCAAAAAATTCCTTTATTGGTTGAGCATAAACACGTCTGGTATCTTTAGATTCATATTGACTTAACCATGAGTCAACAAAGTTTCCTTTGAGGGTTAATAAGTCTTGATTTAGATATTCAACATTATTTGTTGCTGTTGATGTATTCATATATTTATTCCTCCTTAGTGGATTTGTTTTCTTGTTAATATTCTATGCGTATTAATTTTATATTATTCGTGAAAATATGTCAAGTTTGATAAATACTTGACAATATAAAAATAATATGTTATAATAAAGTGTTAGTAATATTATAACAGTAGGAGGGGATATTATAAAGCAAGATTTATTAGAATTATCTAAGTTGAAAATACCAATATTAATAGATAAAGATAATATTTATTATTATCCCATATCTTATGTTTCTGAAAAAATTCTATTAAGAAAAGGATCATTATTAAATAATAAAGAGAGGAGGAAAAAGTTTAAAGAATATTTACAATTTCAATATATAGATTATGGATGGGATACTGGTGGACTTCATGAAACATTGTGTATATCTGAAGAAGGATTAAAATTATTATTACAAGATTTAAAACTTGGTAGAATGGATAAAAAACAAAAAGAAAATTTAAATTTGTTATTAGAACATTTAAGATTACCTTTAGTTGATACTAAAGAAAGATTTAAAAATAATATTACTAACAAAGAATTAAAACAACATAATAAGTTTGTCCAGCATAGTATAAATGAAGTATTACAAAAAGAACAACTAGTTACATATCAAAAATGTACTAAATGCAATAAATATTATCCGCATACAAAAGACTTCTTCTCATCTAGTGTTTATATGAAGAATAATGTAGGAACTATATGTAAAAAATGTAATAGTGGTAATAACATTAGTATAGAAGATAAAAATTTAGATTACATTTATAAAAAATACGGAGAAAAAGCGTATTTTGATTGTCTTTCTGATAATATAAAAATAATACTTAATTATTATCAAAGAACAAAAGATAAAAAATTTTTAAAATATATTGAAAGCAAGGAAAACTATATAAAAATAATTAAATTATTATATCAAGAAGGTAAAATTACCAAAGACAATCTAACACAAGATTATTTGAAAAATGAAATTGGAATTTATAATATTAATAATTATATAAATATTGAAGAAATTTACCAATGTTTATTTGGCAATCATCATAGGGAATACCCCTGGCATTATAAAAATTATATGTTTAATAATATGACATTTGATGAAGCTAAAATTATATTTAATAATTATTTAAAAGAAAATAATATTATAATAAATGATATTTTTAATTTTGATTATTCCGATGTGTGTTATAAATGTAGATTAAAGACTAAAATCCTAAAAGATATTTTATCTTTTGTTGTAAAATATTATGATTATAAATATCCTGGATATAAATTTAATATTAAATCTGTAAACTATTGGGATAATAAAGAAAACAGAATTAGAGATTTAAAATATTTGATTGAGAAAGATTTTAAAATACCAATAGAAAAAATACCTTTATATTTAACTTTAACATCTATAAGGAATATTGGTACTAACACTTTATATAATGTACTTAAAAAATATTATAAGTCATTGTTTGATTGGGTAAATGAATGTTATCCTAATAGATTTATTCCTACAGATTTTAATATTAACTATTCTAGAAAAGAATTTGATAGTATGGAAGAACAACAAATAGATGATTTACTAAATCATAGATTTAAAAGTGTTTATTATAACCATAGAGAAAATAATGAAGCAATTAAAATCAACGGAATGATACCAGATTGGATTGTGTTTACAGATAATCATTGTTGGTTGATAGAATACTTTGGATTATATGTGTTCGATAAAGATAGTAGGAGAGTAAAAGATTATGTTGAAAAGACTAAAGATAAGATTAAGAAGTACCGTAAATTAAGGAATTATAAATATTTGTTCTTATTTCCTAATGATTTAAAAAATAATTTTAAATACCTCGCCAAGAAGTTCGACAGGATACATTAATTTGTATCCTGTTTTATTTTTGCCTATATAGACTTATTTATTGAAAATATATTCGGAATGTGCATGGTTTACTTTAAATTAAGGGTTCGTTTGGTTGAAAAATTATGGCGTATGCCTAGATGTACAATACCCTTTTTTGGCATTTAATTTTACCTGTAAAATTTATTCTATCCCCCATATATGATCTAAATATAATAATACTACCTAAAAAGCCTTATATTATAAGGCTTTAAAGCCTATTGAAAATAAACATTTTCAAGAATTTATTTATATGTAAAGTATTTTTAAGCCAGGATCAACTAAATCCTGGCTATTTTTTATACATAAAAGAATAACTTTATGTATAAACTAATATGTTAAGGAAATATACTTGACTGTATATATACTCTATATACAGTATATACAGTCGCTAAGTAACAAGCGGATTTTTGGAGAAGACTTCTATTAGATATTTAGATAAATGTCTAAATATTATTAGTATAAACACAAATTAATACTTGACATTTTACTATATTATATGATATAATAAACTGTATATAGGTATTATTATATATCTAATAATTCAAATTTTTGCAAATAAAAAAAGCAGGTGTTAGCCTGCTTTATATTCCTTTAATTCATATTCATTTAACTCTTTATTGCTTAATTCTCTATCATAGCCAACTATACCAAACTTACCTATGTTATTATTTACTTCTTTAAAATCCTTTGGTTGACATCCTGGTGAGCATCCTCTCAGTGTGTATTCATACCAATATAAATTATTTTTAACCTTATATTTATTATATATTTTTTCTGCCTTATATTCTTTTATAAATTGTTTCATTAATTCCATTTCTTTTAGTTGCTGTTTTAATAATTCATTTTCTTTTTTGAGATCATTATTCTCTACAGTTTGCCAGCAGTCCATAGCATCAGTTCCATCTTCTATTACTATTTCATTACCTTTTATAACTTCTAATTCTAAATTATACATATTACCTTTTAAAGTTTCTGCATAAGCAGTTGTTATTAATTGCTTCAAACTATTTACTTTTTTAATCTCTTTAAAACCTTCTGCATCATCATTTAATACTGCTATTTGATAGTTTATATTAATGTCTTCATTATTCCAGTGCGTGAGACCGTCAAAGCTGTTATAAGTCATCCTTTGATATAGTTTGCCTTCTTTACTGCTTAAAGTTAATTGTTTATTCATTATTATATTTCCTCCTTAACCTGTATTAGTTCGGGACTAAAGTCGCACTGCATACAATAATTAAAAGCATCTTCAAACGAATTAAAGTTTCTATTACCTACTAAAAAATTTAAATTCATACTTAATGACCACCTTTATAATATATTTGTTACTACTTATTATATATCAATAATACCTAAAATGCAATAGTTAAATTAAAAATAATACACAATATACCTATGCAGGGTATATAAATACCTACCTATGGTATCCTTAAACCTTTATAATTAATCTATACTAGCAGTAAAATCACACCAATATCACCATAAAGGCAATAAAATTCTAATTGCTTATATCAAATTTAAATAAGGGAACATTTGTTCTAAATATAAAATAAGAGTAAAAATATTTATATAAAAAGTAAAATAATACTTGCAATTGTATCTGTATATGCTATAATAAGAAGAAAGTAGATAGAGGAGGTTTTTAGAATGTTAATGAATAAAGAATTAATACTTAATGATGCTATTGATGTTAGTTACAAATTGCACTGGAAAGAAGCCAAAACCTTTTTACAAAAAATAGATTATCTATTAGAAAATAATTGTTTAACAAGTGCAATTAAATTAATAGAAAAAACAGACAAAGGAGGTTGTTAGAATGACAAAACAAAGAGAAAAATTAGAGGATAATTATCAAGATTTAGCATCATTAATAGAAAACAATAGTTACTTTTATGAACTAGTAGAAGAAGCATACCCAAGATTAGTAATACAGCACATAGACACTAAAGAAAAATTTGAAATAACTATAAAGAAAATAAAGGACTGAAAAGTCTTTTTTCTTTTACTCTAAAGGGTAAAATATAGATTTTATTATATAATAATTTGCATAAAATATATAATAATAGTTGACAATAGTTATAAATACCTTTATAATAAGTTTTAAAGGAGGTTTTAAAAATGACTAAGTACAACATAAGAATTTTAAAATATTCAACTAATACATGGATAACCGATGCAAAAGGAATTATAGAAGCTTTAAAAGACATTATAAACGGATCGAATGATTATAGTTATAATAAATCAATGGCAGAACATACTTTAAATTTAATTAATTAAAAGGAGATGTTTTAAATGTATATTTATTATTTTAGCAATAACTCAATTGCAAGTATTGGAGATTTGTCTGCTCCATCTTTTACAAAAATGGTCAAAAATCCTAACAGGTACAACAAAGACAACTGTAGATTCGTGCACATATATAAAAGAGATGTTTACGATCAAGAAAAATATATTTGCACTCAATCTTTAAGTTAATAAATTAATAAGGAGATAAAGCACATGACTTATAAAGTTACAAAAATTAATGACTACACATACGAAATAGAAAAAAGTATTGACGGGGATTTTGAAACATTGGAAGATGCTAGAGATTATATAGAAAGTATTATTAGCTAGTATTAATTTACTAGCTTTATTTTTTTTACCTATTTTTAAATGATACCTAAACTCCAATATTTCCCTTGTATTACCACCAATCACTAACAAATATAAATATACACACTAAAATAATACAACTGCTTAAAACTAATTTAAATAGTAAAATATATAATAATAGTTGCAATTACCGCAAAACTATGATATATTAATTATAGTTAATAAATTAATAAGGAGGTTATAAAAATGTTAAAAGGTAAAATTAATTTAAAAGAGTGTAGTTATAATTTAATTTTAAAAATAGCAGTAGAAAGAAATAACAGAACATTTTCAACTGCTCCAGAATATCATTATAAAGAAGAACATATAGAAGAAGCTATAAAAGAAAATATAAAACATAACCTAAATTATGATACTAAAACAGGTAAAATATTTTATGGATCAGATTTAAGAGGTTATCCTTCTAATAAAAAAGATATAGAAAAATATGAAACTATAGAAGAGGTTATAAAATGGCAGTTTTTAAATTGGATTATGAATAGTGCTAACAGAATAAAAAATGGATATAAAGCAGTTAGTTAACCTAGTTTATACTAGGTTTTTCTTTTTTTTATTAACTTGTAAGTAATTCTTATAAGTTCAACTTAAAACTAATTTAAATAGTAAAATATATAATAATAGTTGCAATTTGTTTTTGTATATGTTAGAATTAATTATAAAATATTTTAAAAGGAGGTTTTAACAATGACTAAAAACTTGCAGGAACTTTACAATATTAAAACTCAAATTATGGCTTGTAAAAATTTTGACGTGTCGGAACTATTAGAACAAATTAATAATAAAATAGAGGAGGTCAAAAAGAATGGATAACATTAAAAAGAAAGTGGAACGGATGCAAAAAACGTCAGACAATTTAGAAAAATATGCTACTTTTAAAAATAACTATAAAGATTTAAAAATACAAGACATGGATAAATTTTTTAGAGAAGTGACTAGTTTAATAATTGATCTAAATAATTTACACGAATATATAAAAAAGGCTAGGGGGAAACCTAGTCTTTTTACTTGCCTTTAAATAGTGTTTATTTCCTTTGTAGTGTGTTTTAATTACTTATATATAGTTTTACCTATACTAATATATTGAATCAATCCTAGGGCAAATAAGCAGTATAAAATTATATATAATACTAATAATAAGATATACAATAAATTTTATATTTTATCTTGTGTTTATAGTATTATTATGTTACTATTAACTTACTTAAATTATCTGTTATAATATTTTAAAGGAGGTAATAAAATGAAATGTGATTCTATAAACTGTAAACATAAGGACGAAAATGGTTATTGTAAATTAAAGAATCCAATAATAAGAGATGACTATACTTGTTTTAATTATGTAGAAAAAGAATTTAAAAAGGAGAGTGATAAAAATTAAATTTATAAATTTATTATTTGACACGGTGTCTGATATTTGGGGAATTAAAAAGCATAAATATTCTAACAAAAAAGTAAAATTATTAATAGTATTAACAGCTTTAATTTTAACTTTAATAATGATTTTAAAAGATAAAACTAGTATTTTTTACTAGTTATTTTTTTTATCCAATATAACAGCACCAATAACAAAGTGACAAGGAAACTTGTTATAAAAAAGGAATTTTATAAACAAAAAATAAAAGTAAAAATAATTTAAAAATAGTATTGACATACTAAAAAAGGGTATGCTATAATAAATTAACAAAACAAATAAAAATATATGGAGGTTTTACATTATGAGAATTTACAAAGAAGAAAGTTTAAGGAATTTCAATTTTTGGAGTGGAGCAAAAGACACTGTAAAATATTTAACAGAAGATGAACTAGAAACAATAGAAAATATGCTGGAAGAAATTAATCCTGATGGAATGTCAGAAACTGAAATAAATGACTTCTTTTGGTTTGAAGATGAAACTATTGCAGATTGGTTAGGTTATAATGATTTTGAAGAAATCATGAACAGGGATGAAGAATAAATAACAGCAAGGTTTTATACCTTGCTTAATATCTTAAATATTATTTAGGATATTAAGAAGGGTATAAAATAAATTAAATTCAAGGAGGTTTTTAGTTTTATGTTTACTAAAAAAGAATTAAAGGAAATCAAGACTAATAGCGACAACAGACTAGTTAAAAAAGTTGTCAACGTATTACTAAACAAAGGAAATACAAGCGACATAGAAACTTATATTAACGATTTAATGTATGGAGGATGTCAAAGCGGAATAGAAGGAAGTTTAATTTATTACTCAGACACAATAGAATTTTATAAAAAGTATCAAAGAGAAATAAAGGATTTATTAAAAGAAACTTTAGATCAAACTGGCTTTAATTCTCCAAAAGAAGTATTCGGTGACAAGTGGGAAGAAGATGATATTTTTGCCGAAGATACAAATAATCAAAATTTACTAGCTTGGTTTGGATTTGAAGAGACAATAAGACAAATAGCGTACGAATTAAACTTAGAAATTTAATACCCGTTAGAAGCCCAAAAGGGATAGGGAATGATTAGTTAATTAATACTAATTATTCCTTTTTTCTTTTGGGCTAGGGAGGTTTTAAGAATGGAATATTATAAACAACTAAAAAAACTATATAACAGCACGACAACCGAAGCACTACAGAATAATTATAAACGTATTGTAAAAGGTAACAGACTGACTGCTCAAACACTGGCGGAACTGCTTGAGGTTAATATACAGACTATTTATAGCTATAGTAAGTCTAAGAATTATAATAGAATAGATTTAATTAATATATTAATTATTGCAGAATATCTTAATATTGATGTATTTGAATTTTTTATCTAGGTAACAGTAGACTTTTAGCACCATGTAACAGAAAGAAAATTATACCACTAGGAGGTTTTAAAAATGGCAAGAAGAAGAAACAAACAAGATATGGAATTGATGCAAATGGAAGTTAATTATTGGTTATTACTTAACAAAAATAATCCTCATAAGGCTTATGATGAGTTTATAAAAGATCATTTAAGAAGAGGAAAAAGTTTTCCTTATTATGTAACAGGTTTAAAAGATTTTGTCCAGGTTAGCAATGATAAAAAAAATAATGATTATCTACAATATGAGGATAGAAAAGAAACTAAAAAGACTGCCGAAGAACAAAAAGAAGAATTATTAAACACTATAACAGAAGACTACTATAAACAATTTATTCTTCCAGTTTATAAAAATTTAGATGATAGTAATAAAAATACTAAAATGGCTATTATTAGTCTTTGGTATGCAGTAACAACAAAAGATATAAACATGATTAGTAACAGCGAACTAGGATATATTAAGGATTTTCTAAGCAACATAGCATAATACTAAATAGGAGGTGATAAATGATGAAAAATGTAAATTTAAAAAAGATAATAGAAGCAAGATTAGAAACTAATGATGTGCAAAATGAGTTTATCATTAAACAAATGACTAAAAAAGTTTTAATGCAAATTAAAAAAGACAGTCAGGCACTAAAAATTTCCGCTTAAAGGTGTTGATTATTTGAATAGTACATAGAAAAATCCTTTTACTTTTAATGTAGAAGGATTTTTTATTCTTTAAAGTCACTTTTAAGGCGATAAAATTTTTACCTATACTTTGCTATTCATAGGGTAATTTTAAACGCTCAGATTAATTTCTTATATGAAATATATCTTAAAAAAGCCTTTAAAATCAAGGTTTTTATTTTCAGAAAATCACTAAAAAATTAGGGGTATAGTGTATCATTTTTATGTTTACTGCATAGAATAATAATATAAAAATAAAATATAAAAATTACTTGAAAACTATTGACAATAATAAGTATTATATATATACTAATAGTAGATAATAAATAAGGAGGTTTAAAAAATGCAGATGAGATAAAAGGCAATAGTCCAGAACATGCATTAGAATGTGCTTATTGGAATTGGAATCAGGCAGAAAGCATTAAATTAGTATAACAAAATAAAAATTTTATTTTATAGGAGGAATTAAAATGAATTTATCTAAAATGTTAGAATTAACAATTGCATCCAGGGAGGACACAACAAAAACAGTTGAGCTGGAGGAACTTATAAAAAGGTATATTGCTGAAGAAGAAGCAAAAAAGAAAGGAACTTTTAATGCTTTTAAATCAATTAAAAAGTATATAGATAAAACAATAAAAAATCAGGCACATAGACCACAAATACATGGTGTGAAAATAGTTAATGATAAAATGATTTTTACAAACACCTATTCAGCTTTTAGATTTAACAATATTATTGAAGGATTACCTATTGTAGAAGATATGCCCGACATTGACACCATTATAAATAATGCAAGAGATAATAATAAAACAAGAGTAAATACTCCAAATATAAAAGAATTAAAAGCACAATTAAAAACAGCCAAAGCAAACAAAAAAGCAACTAAATCAAAAAGTATTTTAGATGTAAAAGAAGGTTTTTATAAAATTAATAATGGTTATTTAAATATAGAATTATTAATTGAGGTAATAGAAATATTAGGAACTAAAGATTTAGAAATATATACAACAGATAACTGGCTAAGTCCTATTTATACAGTATCTCCAGAAGGTGAGGCAGTTTTATTACCCTGTAGAATTAATGAAGAAATAAAAGAGGAAATAGAAAAAGATATAGCAAGTTAATAACTGCAGCACTTCCAGATGGTTATAATGGACATAAAGGAATATTTTATACTAAACCTATTGAAGAAGAAGGAAATTTGGTAAAATTACAGTGTGCCGAACTAGGAAAAGAATATATGTTTAGATGGGTGTATAAAAGTTTATTAACATAACAGCAGGGATTATATTCCTGCTCAGTGTCCCTAAAACTATATAACAGCAGGAGTTAGGGGTACTGAGGAGAATATAATAAAATAAAAGGAGGTTTAAAATTATGACTGATAAAACATTAACAGTACAAGAATTAATTGATAAACTACAACAAATAGAAGATAAGTCTTTGGAAGTTGAAGTCTCAACTGGTCATTTTGATAAAGGTGGAAGGTTTGTTGGTGAATTATATAGGGTTGCTATGGTAGAAGATTGGAGAGGTAAAAAAATAAGATTAACAGGATTTTTAGAAGGTTAGATAAAACCAGGATTTCAAAGCAATTCTAATTCCCTTTGGGAATGGTTATAATACTAAATAAAAATTTTATGGAGGTATGTAAAATGTTAAAACAAATTAAAAGGAAATTAGAAGATGCTGATAAAGTTTGTATCAAATTAAAAGACTTCCATTGGGAAGATGAAGTAGTAGGTTATATACAACAAAAAGAAAATGAAATTATCCTTGATATAGCTGGAAGTATTTATAGTTTTAATGATTATGAAGAATTATTAAATTATTTAAAAGATGAAACAATAACAGAGATTGGTGAACATCTTGTAGAATATACAGTTTTTAAACGATCTAATTTTAATTATAATTTAAAACCATTAACCCAAGAGGAAATAAACATATCAGATTTAAAACCATATTTAACAGAAGATGAGCGAGAATATGTTTATAATACAGTAAATAATTATGTAAGAGATTTGGGTACTTGGTCGGAAACAGAAGAGTTTTTAGAATACTTTTTATGTGAATATATTGAAGATGACTATGCAAAATTTGTTTTTAATGATTTACCAGTTAATATAAGTGTTCTCTTAGGAGAAATAAATGTAAAATATTCATCTTATAATCTAGAAGAAATTGCTTTAACATACGATAATCAATTAGTTTTTATATATTCTGACGGAGAAGATAAAATATATTTAATTAAGTAATAAAAGTATATGTATAGAATTTTACGTGAATATAATAATTTTGATTTAGCTTTTGTAGTACCAAAAGAAGCATAACAGCAGGTTTACTCCTGCTCCGAAGGTAACAGACAAAAATCTGTGCCTTGGGAATTGGGGTAAAACTAAAAGAAAGGAGGTATATAAATGAGAAATTATCTTTTTAAATCTAATAATAGTGATGGAGAAGAAATTATAATTAGAGTAGAACATTATAGCCAATTTGAAGCTAGGGAAAAAGCACAGGAAATATGTTATAAAATGGGATTATGTTTCTTAGGTAGTGTTTAATAAAAGCACGATTTTATTAATAAAAAAGGAGGAGTGATAATGTTAATTAATGTTGAATTAAATAGAGAACAAAAGATGGATTTAAAAGATTTAATTGGTATTGTTGCTACAAGATTAATAACAGGCGAAAAAGAGCATATAACAGCAGTTAATGAGTTATTAAAAATTCAAAAGAAATTATCGGAAACTAAATAATATATAGAATAATTTCATATAACAGGGGGAGGAGGAGTAACACATGGCAAAAAATAGTAGTTTTGAAATAAGGTATAGAGATCATGGCTGGCAAAGAAAAATAGAAAGGGATGTTCCTAAAAAACATATCAAATATGCAATTAATAATGCTGATGTCCCACATAACAGAGATACTTATATACCATGTAAAAAATATAATTTTGTTGTAAAAGTAAAAAGATGGCATAATACTATTTGGGTAATAACAGTTATAACAGACCCAGGCATGATTAATATAAAAGGTTATAATCCTTGTATTATAGCAGTATGATAATATAATATTAAAGGAGGTAATTATAAATGACGTTTAACAAAGAAGCAATTAAAAATTTTTTACTAATAATTTTTACTATTATTTTAGTTTTATTTAGTCAAAGTCTAGATTTTTATTTAATGTGATAATATAATATTAAAGGATGTGAGATTGATGAAACAAAGTATATTAAATAATATTAAACAAAGTAGATTTAATCTATTTAAGGATTGTTTAGTCATAACTGAAAAAGGGTGGAATTATGAAAATTTTCCTGCACTTGCAAATGAATTTGATAAATTAGAAGTTGAAATAAAAAGAATGAAAAGAGCTATATATCATTAAATTAAAAGGAGAGATTAATATGACTAAATTACAAGAAAATTTTTCTAAGGTAATAGGTATTGATCCAGACCACTTAGAGAGAGATTATGTAATATTAAATTTTAGCACTATTAAAAGAGCAAAAGTAGAGTTAACAGAAAAGGATTTTAAATTGTGGGCGTATTTATCAAATTTACAATGTAATATTAATACTTATAATTATTGACATTAGACATACAATAAAGTAAGATATAATTAATAAAATAAATAATAAAGGAAATTTGGTAAAATTACAGTGTGCCGAACTAGGAAAAGAATATATGTTTAGATGGGTGTATAAAAGTTTATTAACATAACAGCAGGGATTATATTCCTGCTCAGTGTCCCTAAAACTATATAACAGCAGGAGTTAGGGGTACTGAGGAGAATATAATAAAATAAAAGGAGGTTTAAAATTATGACTGATAAAACATTAACAGTACAAGAATTAATTGATAAACTACAACAAATAGAGGTGCTATTAATGTCTGAACCCAAAATAGAAAGATGGTATTCGTTAGAGGAAACAGCTGAACACCTTGGGGTTAGTAAAGACACAATTTATAGGTGGATTTCTAAGAAGCAAATGCCTGCTACTAAAATAGGACGTCAATGGAAATTTAAATTAAGCGAAGTTGATGAATGGGTAAGAGAAGGACATGGAACAGAATAAAAACCAGACTATTGGAGGAATTATGATGGATAATCAAAAGTATAAAGATCTTATAATTGAATTGCTAAAGCAAGATGACCGCCTTTGGAATGATTCAAAGACAGAATTTAATCAAATTCTTCTTTTTGACTTAATAGATAAAATCGATGAAACAATAATTGATTTACTATTACAAAATGAAGAAACCAGAAATAAATTTTTTATTAAAGTTAAAGATGTATATGTTTTTAAGATTAATGATTTTAAATTTTTTATGGAAGAGAACAAAATCAATAATTCATTCACCGATTTTAAAAATATCATAGGCCTCTCAGATGGTAAAGATTTTATAAAAAAACGAAGTGAGGTAGTATTAAATTTTCCTTTTAAAGATTGTGTTCTAGAGGGCGGACAAAGTGATGAAGAAGGATTAGATACTTATTTTGAGTATGATGAAAAAGTCAACAAAACTCAAGAAAAAAAAGGTTATAAAGCAAAAACTTATAATGAAAAGCAGGAAAAGAGAAAGGAAATATTCTTCAACCAGATATTAGCACAAGATGAAATTGATAGACTTTTAGACGATAAAGCCTTTGTTAATTGGAAGCGATTCACTCAAAGTGGAATAGAAGAGGTTAAAGAAATAAAGAGAGATGATAATGGAATAATTACAGAGAATCTTATTATCAAAGGAAATAATTTATTGGCATTACATAGTTTGAAATCCCAATTCACTGATGCAATAAAATTAATCTACATAGACCCACCATATAATACAGGAAAAGATAGCTTTAAATACAATGATAACTTCAATCATTCTACTTGGCTAACATTCATGAAAAATAGATTAGAAGTAGCAAAGGATTTATTGGCCCCCGATGGGGTGTTAGTAATTCAATCTGATGATAAAGAACAAGCTTACTTGAAGGTTCTACTAGATGAGATAATGGGAGAAGAACAGTTTGAGACGTCTTTTTATGTTCAAGTTAGATATGATAATAAGACACTATCAGAAGATAATGATTTTCAAAAGGTAATGGAAGTTGTCCATGTATATTCAAAACAAACTCAATCATTTAGACCAAATAAACTAAAAGAAGAATACTCACTTGATAAGTTCAAATATAAAATTACAGAGTTAGAGTCAGGAAAAATAGAAAATATAAACGGGAAAAAGGTAGAAATATTCAAAGATGGTCAATATGAGATTGAAGAAATAGAATCTAATATTGATGGTTTAAAAGAGACATGGGCAACAGGTAGTTTAATACGACAAAGTGGAACAGCTGCTGAGTTTTTGAGTAAATATTTAATAGAAAGAAAAGAAGAAGATGGTTTAAAAACATTATATAAAGTTTATGGAATGGGAGAAGATGGTTTAGGATACAGGTATATAACAGGACCAAGAAAAAAAGAGGCATTTAGAGGTAAATTTTATTCAGGAGTACCTGTTAGTATAAGAGAAGGTGTAATGAGTGGAGACTATACTAAGGAAAAGCCTATTCCAAATCTTATATATAACTACCTACAATATGAAGCTGATTTTGGAAATTGCAGACATGAAGGAAGTGTAGATATCGGAGGTGGCAAAAAACCAGAAAATCTTATAGCTCATTTTATTCAATACTTCACTAATGAAAATGAAATTGTACTAGACTTTTTCGGAGGCAGTGGAACTACTGCAGGAGTTGCACATAAATTAAAGAGACAGTATATCTCCATAGAACAACTAGAAGATCATATTGAAAAAATTCAATTCAGATTAAGTAAAGTAATTGAAGGAGAACAAAGTGGTATTAGTGAAGAAGCAGAATGGCAAGGCGGAGGTGATTTTGTTTATTTTGAGCTTGCTAAATGGAATGAGAAAGCAAAGAATGAAATAAATAACTGTGAAACTTTAGAAGAACTAGCAAATTTATTTGATGTGCTATGCGATAAATATTTTTTAAATTATAATGTTAAAATCAATGAATTTAAAAATAAAGTAATAAAAGAAGCAAATTTTATTGCTCTTTCTCTTGAAGAACAAAAAAGAATGTTTCTAACAATGTTAGACCTTAATCAAATGTATGTACAGAAGTCTGAAATGGAAGATAGTAGATATGAGATAAGTAAAGAAGATCAGGAATTAACAACACTATTTTATAAAGGGGAGTAATTATGGCTGATATTAAAAATCTGTACGAAACAATCAAAGTAAAAGCATATGAGCTTAGAATTCCCTTCCCTGAAGTGCCAAAGCATGTAACGGATAATTTAAAATATGAATTTTTTGATTGGCAAAGAAAAGCTTTTGAGAATCTGGTAACCTATGAAGGCGTTAAAGAAATAGAGAGTCCTAATACTCCTACACATTTAATGTTTAATATGGCTACTGGTACAGGGAAAACAATGCTTATGGCGGCAACTATTTTATTTTATTATAAGAAGGGATATAGAAATTTTATTTTTTTTGTTAACCAAAATAATATCGTAGATAAAACTGAAAATAACTTTATTGATAGTACTCATAACAAATATCTTTTTAAAGATAAAATTGTTATAGATGATAAAGATGTAAATATAAAAAAAGTAGAAACTTTTAGTGATAACACTGAAGATATTGAAATTAAATTTACTACTATTCAGAAGCTATATAATGATATTCATATTGAGAGAGAAAATCAGGTTATTTTGGAAGAATTGAATAAGAAAAACATCGTAATGTTAGCTGATGAAGCTCATCATCTGAACGCTGATACAAAAAATAAAAATGGTCAGCAAGAGATGGATTTGGTCACAGAAATAACAGGCAGAACTGGTGTGGTTGAAGTTGAAAAAAGAGGATGGGAGCATACAGTAATTGAACTTATTTTAAACAAAAAAGGTCAAATCAAAAATAATAAAAATATATTATTGGAGTTTACCGCTACAATCCCTGAGAATGACCAAGTTGCGCAAAAATACAGCGATAAGATAATATATAGATTCGGATTGAAAGAGTTTTTAAGCGCTGGTTATACAAAAGAAATAAATTTGATATCTTCAACATTTAATAAAAAAGAAAGAATACTTCAAGCCTTATTATTTAATTGGTATAGAGAAAAAATTGCATTAAAGTATTATAGTTTAGGTAATGATAGCCTTGCTAATTTTAAGCCAGTAATTCTGTTTAGGAGTAAAACGATTGACGAATCAAGAGCTGATTATGAAGAGTTTTTAAATATTGTGAATGATATAAAATCCAGTGATTTTGAGTTCCTCAAAGATATTGACAGTAGAGTGAATGAAAATGGTACTATATATGAACAGGGAAAATCTAGAACAATGGATGTAATTGAATTTATTAAAAAAGAAAATATTACTTATTCTCAAATAGCTGAAAGTATTAAGTATAATTTTGCAGAAAAAAATTGCATTATAACAAACTCCAAAACAAATACCACAAAGACAGAGAAAACTGATGAAGACCAAGATAGATTACTTAATAGCTTAGAGGATAAAAACAACCATATTAGAGCAATTTTTACAGTTGAGAGATTAACAGAAGGTTGGGATGTACTTAATCTATTCGATATAGTTAGGCTTTATCAGGGACAAAATACAGGCGGAAGTACTAAAAAAACACCTGAAGCTACAACAAAAGAAAAACAGCTTATAGGAAGAGGTGTTAGATACTTCCCATTCAATTATAATAATAAACAAAAGAATAAAAGAAAATTTGATGATGATATGAAAAATGAATTAAGAGTGCTAGAAGAATTATACTATTATACATATGATGAAGAGTCTAGATATATTTCTCATCTTAAAGAAGAGTTAAGAAAAGATGGATACATTAAAGATAACAAAATAATTAAAACGTTTAAAATCAAAAAGGAATTCCAAGATAAATCTTTCTATAAGAATGTAAAAGTATGGCATAATAACCAGACTGATAATCCGGAAAGAAAAAAGAAAACTTTAAGCGATATATCAAAAGACTTTTATACCGGTTATAAAATCAAAGGCTTAAATTTTATAGAAGGTCATTTTGGCTTTGAAGATGCAGATGATATAAATCGTCTCAAATTAGGAGATAAAGGCTACAAAACCATAAATATTAAGTTTAAAGAATTTGAAAAGCACATTATACATAAAGCTGTCAATATAAAAGCGAAACCAAGCACTTCACTTTTACATTTTGATAGATTAAAAAAAGAGTTAGATATTGAAACTATAGATGAATTAATTGATGAAAGATTTTTAGGTGATTTTCAGATTCCTATTATCATAAATAGCAGTCAAGAGTTTAAGGATATTTCAAATAAAGATAAGCTAAATATTTTACTGAGCTTTCTAGAAACTTTCTTAAATGAATTTAAAAGCATTATCAATCCTAAAAAAGGAACAGAATTTATTGCATCTAATTTTAGTGAGATTTTCGGAGAGTCAAAAGTTAAAAGTATTGAAAAAGATGAAGATTCTGTGCGTATAGAAAATGACTTAAAATTGCAAGATTGGTATGTTCTAGATTCTTTCCATGGTACAGATCAAGAGAAAGAATTGCTTGAAGAAATTAAGAATACAATAGTAAATCTACAAAGAAAATATAAAGAAGTATATCTATTAAGAAATGAAGAAGTATACAAGATCTATGATTTTGAAAAAGGTAGAGGGTTCCAACCTGACTTTATACTATTCTTGAGATCTAAAGATTCCAAAGATAAATATTATCAAATATTTATGGAGCCTAAAGGAGTTTTTTAATATGAAAAAAGTTAACGAATTAATTACATTATTAAATGAGTATAACAGTACGGATGCTATACCTTACAGTATGTATAAAGAAATTATGGCTATTGCCAGGGAATTACAAGTTAATGCAAATATTTAGACCATACAAAAACCACAAGCAAACAGCAAAATTTCTTTGTGATAGTAGATTAAATAAACAAGTAATTGAATGTAGTCAAGTTGCGACAAGTATTTTAAATAAATTAAGCATAACAGAAGGTAAGGCAGGATGGTTTAATCATCCTATAACACAACATATATTTAATAACGGGCAACCTTACCTTCCTGATCTTTTTAATTATATGACAGCATTAAATAATGAATGGATTATTAGGGGTAAAAATAGAAGTGCTGAGTTTCAAAGTAAGCTTGATAGAATAGGTGAAACTATATTAAATAATGCAGATAAATTTAATTGGGATGATATGCCACCATTTTATGCCTTTGGTGAGGTTAGAGAGTATAACAGCAATAAAGTGTGGTCACTGTATCGGGAATTACTTTATAGCAAATGGCAAGTTGATAGGGTAACAGTTAAGGCAAGTTTAAATTTAAGGAGGATTGCTTAATGACGATTAATGTAAATGATAGGTTAATCTTTAAAAATGGTGAAACTGCTATTGTAAAAAGGATAGATATTAAAAATAAAAGTATTACTACAGATAAGAATATTGTTTATAAGTTTATTGATATTATAACTATAACACATAGGAAGGGTAAAAAGTTAATGAGCAACAAGGAACTTTTAGAATTAAGAAATTTAACAGCATGAAAGATGGATTTTATTGAGGAGAAGTAAGGATGTATATAGGTAAATTATACGATAAAATAATAAAAGCATATGAAATGAGTGATATTGAAAGAGTTGCAAGTAGAATTGCTAATAAAAACAATAACAGAATTGATGAAATGATTGTTGATTATGAAGATATGGATGGGAATATTTTTGAACCTGCTAGGACTAAATATATTCGTGTAGATAAAGGAAAATGGCAAATTGCAAAGTAATATATAAAAAATAAAATATAGAGGAGTGGTAACAAATGGCGGTTAGAAGACAAAGAGCAACAACATCAAAGGAAATACAGGAATATGACATACAAGTAGCAATTAAAAAGGCTAAAACAAGATTTAGATTTGAGAAAAAATTCTACATCTTAAAGTATACTGTTTCTAATAAAGATAGTTACTTTGCTAGTGGTTATCCAGATAAAGATAAGGTAACAGGTGAAGAAATTTATCATCAAAAATGGACTTTTAATGAACAAAAGCAAAAATGGAAAGTAGGAGGTGCAGTTTAAATTGAATAATGAATTACTAGAATGGTTAGAAAAACAAATTAAAGATAGTAAAGTTGCTGTCAACAGAAATACAGAAACTACATCTTACAGAAAAGGTAAAGAAAATAAAGAATATAAAAAAGAAATCAAAACAAAGTTATGGATTGATGAAATAGAATTTGATGAAGAATATATATTAGAAAGAATTAAATCATTAAATGAAGTAGGTATTGATGTTAAAAATAAGACATTTTTAGAAGTGTTTGAGAAACTAAGTCAAAAGTGGAAAGAAAGTATTACTAAGGATAACGGAGATTATATCTGTCCTTATTGTGGATATATTTTATTTAACAAAAATTGTGTTGTAAAAGAAATATTAGATGATTTTTTAAAGTATGAAGAATTTAATTGTCCAGTATGTAAAGAAAAAATTATTAACAATTGGAGGTAAAATATGTCTAAATATGCAGGATTAGATGATGGATATGGAATAGTTGGATATGGTTTTAAATGTGACTACTGTGGTCGATTTAACAACGCTTTTGTATTTGGTGATGATGACGAATTAGAATGTGAGCATTGTAGAAAAATTAATAAACTTGAGCCAGTAGAAAGTTTATAAAAACAACTTTATAAAGGAGTTTATTTATGGGTAATAAAGTATTTGAAGAATATAAAAATATTGAAATATTAGCTATGAGTATAATAAACCACACCAATGAGGTTAATGGTGTTAGTGTAAAGGTTAGACAAGAAAACAATGATAAATGTTTTGATTTTGCAGTTGATAGAATAATGGATTTTTTATTAGATAGAGCAGGAGTCAAACGGATTATAGAATAAAAAGGTTATTTTATATATAACAGAAAAGGAGTTGTGCCACGATGGATCAGCAAATGTGATTTATGTGAATTTAAACCTTTTGCTCAGTGTGAAGCAAATGGATATAAAACTAAAGAGATGGCTAAATCAAATTTTGAACAACAACAAGAAATACAGGAGGAAATCGATAAGTTAGAACAGAATAGTAAGGGTAACAAGACACGTAAGAGGAGGAAGAAAAAATAATGCCGACATATACTTTTAGATGTTGTAATTGTAATAAAGAGTTTGACGTAACAGACAAAAATACGTGCCACTGTATATATTGTGACGGTGAAGTTAAGAGAGTTTATAAGCCAGTAGGAGTAATTTGGAATTGTGATGGTAATGTGGGTAAAATAAGTTAGATAAAAAACATAATTCACGGAGGTTATATTATGCCTAGAAAAGATAAATATTATGGTACAAATATTAATATTAGTGGTGAAAAATTAGATAAATTAAAGCAACTAGGATATAAAGGACACCACTCACAATTTAGAGTTGTATGTAGGGCAAAATCTATGGCAGAAGTTAATAGAATTGCTGAATCATATGGTTTAGGAAGTAAGTGTTTTCATAAAGATTATACTTGTGAAACAGGAAATAAAATAGAATTAGAAATGGCAGAAAAATATGGTTTTATTGTCTGTTTAAATGAAACACTTGGGGATAAATTTATTAGCATAGAAGAAATTCTATAAAATGCGTAATTTATTAGGGAGAGGATTCTATGAAAGAATTATTTAAAAAACTAAAAGAGTTAATGAAAGATTATCAAAGTATTTGTGGAACAAGTAAATGTGATGAATGTCCTTTTAATATTGTAGTTGGATATAAATGGGGAGAGTGTGAAGTAAGGCTATGTGATGCAATAGATGACATATTAAAGTGATAAAATTAGGATTTGATGGAGGGTTAAGAGTGTTTATTTATGAATTAGAAGAAGAATTTTATAATGAAAAAGAACAAGATATTAATTTTATCTATGAATATATAATACATGAAAAACAATTCACTAAAAAAGAATTTGAAAAAATGTGTAGTGAAGGAATAGGTGAAATTTTAGATAAAAGTGCTTATGAATTAAAGCAATATTTAGTTTTAAATTATGGGTTTAAAAACTTACCAATAACAAGTAGTTTTGGTTTTTAATTAATAAAATGCTGATTCTATCAATAGAAGGGAGAATATAAAATGAAGGTTAAATTTTCTGTAAGCACAAGATATGTTGGAAGTAAAGTAGAAGAAGTTTTATATATAGATTTAAGTGATTGTGAAACTGAAGAAGAAATAGAAGAAGTATTGAGCAAAGAATATGAATTTTGGGTATGGGAAAATATTGATGGCGGTTTTGAAATACTATAACAGGAAAGGTTGGTGACTCCTGGTGAAAGAAAGTCCATGTAGTCAATGTAAAGAAAAACCTTGTCAGTTTTGGAACGCTAGATGTACTGAATATAAAAGATGGATAGATAGTAAAAAAGGTTGATAGAAACATCATTTTATCTTAGAGAGGAGTAGTTAATATGTTTATAGGTACTGATAACAAACAACAAAAACTACAAATAGGAGATATATGCAAGTTTACTATTGATAATGCAGAACATGAAGGTATAATAATTTATGATGAAGATACTTTTGCTTATTGCTTTGAAATGTTGACGGATAATTTTCCTTTAGTTTTAATGAAGGTTGCCGATTTAGGATCAATTGAAAAGATAATAAATGTCTGGTCTACTAGTGTTAACGATGATAAGTATAATAAATATAGAGAATTTATTAGTGGATAAAATATTACTTTTAAAGGAGTTTAAATATGGATTTTGAAAGATTAGCAAGTCAATATCCAGTAACCATAGAACAAGTATTAACCATAGCAACATTAACTACTGAAAAGGTGGAATATTGTTGTCAATTAATTAAACATGGTGTTGAATATAAATGTGTGCTCCAGATGTTAAAGTATGGAGCAATAAGATAAAAAGATAATTTTAGGGGGAGTTTAATTGTTTAGAGGAGATTTAATTTTAAAAGAAATACCATATGGTAAAAGAAGAATAAAATGGTCTTATGATGTTGTAAATGATAGAATGGGATTTTATAAAAAAGGGGATATTTTGCCAAGCAGATTAATATTAAACCATTTAATTAACGGAATTAAAGTAGAATTAATGAACGAAAAAGATGAAAGTATTTGTGTTTTAGGTGAGATAAAATAAGAGTTTTAAAAGGAGAATAAATGTGGAAAATAAAATTTATATTATCCCAATGAACGAAAATAAACTGATAAAAATTATTCACGAAGAACTACCATGCCCATTATTATTTAATACAAATATAGACTTTAGATGTAAATATGCAAAAACTAAATCAGAAGGTATGGATTTTATAATTTTTTGTTCTTCAAAAATATGTGATTGTATTAGTTTTGAAGCAGAATAAATCAATAGTTTTATAAAAGGAGTAGGTGGTTAATAATGAAGAAAAGAATAGTTAATGCTAGAGTTGAATATGAAATAACGCCAATAAGAAATTGTGCAATAGAGTGTCCCAATTGTGAAAATTGGTTTCAAAGTCACAATATATCTAAAAATGATATTATTTATGCTTATCAATTAAGTAATTTAGATTGTCGTTAATTGAAGAGTGTGGTTCTGCCAAAGAAGTTTATAAGGATGTACTGACAAAAGAAGTTAAATGGATTTAATTAAACACAAAATAATACCTATAACAGAAAAGGAAGTGTGCCACGTGAATAAACTAAAAATGTATTTTAAAGGCGATAAGCAATTAACATTAAAAGAATATAACAGACTTGCACAACAGGCATATAGAAAAGGAATACCTGTTCAAATATATATAGAAAATTTAGGTTGGATTAAGAAATGGGGTAACAGCACGAAGGGGGTAACAGCATGAGTATAATACCTTATAGTAAGAAAACAGCAACATACTGGCATCAAATATATGCAATGAGTAAAAAGTTAGGTAAGTTTGCAGTAATTAATTTTATTCCAATGAAAGAATTAGATGAAGCAATTGAAGTTTTAGAACAAATTAGGGATCATAAAATTACTGAATTAGAGAAGGAAGTGAGTTAGTATGAAGTGCTTGTGGAATTGGTTTTGTCAGAAGATAGCAGACAGATTTAAAGCATTAAGGTATGATGAAGAATGGAGAGATTTAGTTGGTGACAATCTAGTATTAGCAATGTTTTATGAAATTCAAAATTTAAGAGAACAATTAGAAGATGCTAAAACTGATGGTTTTGTTTTAGATGCAATTTTAAACCAATAGAATAAACATAATATTCAATAAAAGGAGAAAAATTATGTCAGGATACACATTAACAATAGTTAAAGGGAAAGGAAATAAAGAGAAGATATTTTCTCAAAAAATA